ACGTTGAAGGACGTTTATGATACGATAGAACTCAAGAACTTCCTTGAAATCACCCTCCAATGACCGATCCCAGATATCAAGCAGATAATCGATGTTGGTCTTCTTCTCGTTCATCCAGTTTGATAGTGATCCGGTGTAATAATCATCCTCCGTGAAATCAGGACGGGTCACGATGCCGATGTACAGAAGAAGGTCAATGACAGCCTGGCGTTCCTTATCACCTTTCTTAAGGGCGTTGATGAACTTATAGCTGATATTCATCTTATTGATCTCACGCTGCTGAACGAAATCCTTAGCGTTATCTTTCTCGATGAAACAGAACATGGAGTTCATGAAAATAGGATCACCATCCATTTCCTGAGGAGTCAACATGCCAGAAAATACAGCCAGATATAAATAAAATAACTCAACGGTATTAGCCGTGTTATAAACCTTACCCATGAATATCTTATCCTTAGCGTCATCCCAAAACTCTAGATTAGTCTGGGAAAGATCCTTCTGAGATATATCCTCAAAAGGCTTCATTATATTATTGACACGTTGATTAACCAACCTATCAACCTCATCTTTATCCATACCATTATAACATCTTGATCTTGGATAAAAACCCGTATTATAGGCTTTTGAGAAATCATCCCACGGGCAACATACGTGAGTAGCATTCTCCGGGAACGGAGCCTTGGCTATATTGGCGTCTTGGAAGGCCTGCGGAGCGCTTCCGTCGTGTTTACCTACTACCTCATACAAGGTATCTGACATGATATTGAAGCCGTTTACCTCGACCAATACCTTCTTTGATTTTAAAATCTCTTTCATTTCCTTATTTTTGCGTTACTTCCCTAAAAAAAGAGGAGAGGAATATCCTCCCCTCTAAAAACCAAATTACATATGAAAAAAAAACTTAGCCGAAGTAGTTCGGTTGAAGCTCGATGATCAAGAACTTGCTGTTATCCATAACCCAAGCCGCAGAAGCTGAGTGGCACCAGAATTGCTCTTTCATGCCCGGCAAGGATGATACGATCTCATTTCCGTTGGCTTTGTGCGCCCAACGACCGTACTCATAACCCCACCACATGCTTACGCCTTCTGGCTTGATATAGAATACGTTGTTATTCATATTACCTAACTTAGCGTTAGCCGTATTAGGAATAGCGGAATACGCGTTAGTCGATCCAGCGTCAGTGATATTCTCAATAATACAAGAATAAGAGGATCTAGGATACATGCCATTCACTAACTCGCTACGATCTGTCATGTCAGCGTAATCCAAAGAAGGATCGTGCTCGAACTCTACATTTCCGATGCCGGGAAGAAAAGCGCCCTTAACCTGTACCGGACCTAAGATCATAGCATCATTAGTACCAGAGATAGGATTAGAAGGCAACATACGGTCACTACCCATACCCCAGCTCAAATTACTCAACGTAGTAAAGAAAGCCTCTCTAATCAACTTCTCTAAGTTGACCATAGCCATAGCTCCTACCTTGAACTTAATCTTACGCTCCGTAATAGGAAGATCTTGACGACCACGGAAAATATAAGCGGCAGCAGCCATAAGAGTATCCTTAGTAATACCCATCGGACGACTATAGTAGATAGTATAACCACGGCGAAGCTGACGGTAGATACCCTCATTTAAATGGATAGGACCATTTTGATCCATGATAATACCACCTTCTTGCCACATCAACTGTCTAGCTTCCAGCTTAACCAACTCAGCCATACAGAATACCTCCAGCGTGGACGCTACCTTAGCCGTACGTAAATCAAGTCTACCATTAACAGTCTTGCCGATAATAGCCAAATCAGGAATATTACCCTCATACTCGCTTCTCATGGCATTCATACGACGAAGGGCAGTCTCCACGAACTCTGAAGTGCTATTCTGGGCGGCCTGCATGGACTTCATACCAGCGTACATAGTTGTCTCACCCTCAACACCACGGTGGTTTCCTAAACGGAATTCACAAGTCATAGAACCGGCCTTGTCAGCTCCAGATACCTTAGAGAACTGGGTACTGTACTCACCAAGAGCATGACCGATCTTCCAGTAACGGATACCCGGACGTAATTTCTCTTTAGGGAAGTATTTAGCCTTTCCGCCGATAACACGACCCCAATAACGTGTCAAATCTCCTTCTGTCTTAGACGGAATCTCACCTGAAATAAGGATATTACAGCCGTTAGCGGCGTCATAGGTAATGACATCATAAGCCGTAAACTCAGAGGTATTCAAAACGATATCAAACAAGCTACCGTCAATACCCGGTTTCAGATGATGACCTGAAGTATCCTCAGCCGTAACGACAGCGAATGTCTTTGTAACAGGTAAATCATAACGGAAAGAAGCTCCAATACCGTTAACGGAGATCGTAGCGCCGTTATTAATCATACCCATATACATCGGAACGGGGTAATTAGCGATATTAGAGAACAGATTCAACAGACCCAAATGATTCTTGTCCGGATCCTCATAATACCAGCTCGCCAATGAGCCTAAGTTATGCTCTACGAGCGATGTCTTATAGTTCTTGGCATCGGTGAAAGCGATAACGTTATCACCATTCACGGTAGCCGGAAAACTTTTTGTTAAAAAAGGATTCATAATTATCTATCTTTTAATGTTATACACTCTTTGATCCACTCAGATCAAGGAAGTTAGCCTCTATAGTATCATTATCGATATTATTCTTATTTTGCTTTCCTCCCTTATTGCCAGAAAGAAGAGTGATGGTCTTCTTATTGACCTCCATCTTAGCCTTGTTAGTCTTCTGTTTAAGGAACTCGTCCTTATTCATCAAGAACAAAGCCAGATCAGCGGCCATGTCCGGATTCTTGATAGCCTCCGAATAAGCTTTATCTATAGCCGTATGACCTTGATTGTCTATCGGCTTGGTAACGAAATCGACAGCCTTACCTATCATCGTTTCAGTCAACTGGAATCCTGAGCTTATAGATGTCTTAAGACCTTTCTTATAGATCTTCATCTGCTCAATCAACTCCTGTTTCCTTTTCTCGGATTTTTTCTTCTCCTCCTCGATAAGGTTATCCATCTCCTTTTTCAGAATATCATGGAACTTATTGGCCTTGGACTCAATGAACTCATCGCCCTTGCCAATCATCATCTCCATATTATCCTTTATCTCGTCTTCCGGCATACCCAACATCTTATAATAATGCTGGATGACCGCAAGCTGATCATTCTTGTTGCTCATATCAAGGTTGTCCAAAGGCGCCTGAATGTTCTGATATTGGTTTAGAAGCTGACCTACGTTACCTCCAGCCTTATCCACCTCTATCATCTTCTTCATGAAGTCAGACATAGAACCGGTATCAACCTTATCCTTCAACAACTCATCGGCCTTATCCTTGATCAACCCCTCCACTATATCAAGTAAATCATCTTCTTTTGTGATAGTAGAAAGATCGACTGGCTTATCATCTACCATAATATCAAGGTTATCGATACTGTCGATGATACCTCTGGCGGCCATCTTTTCCAAGAAAGATTTCCCGTTAAACACTGATACCACGTTATTATTATCAGTACCGCCTTCGCCAAAGGAATCTGGGTCTGGGTTGGTAGCGTCGCCGCCCTTATCCCCGCCACCGTCAGCCGCTCCGCCGTCGGCAGGCTCTTCCTTGGTATCACCTATAGGATTACCATCCTTATCATATTTACCCTCGATATTATTCTTATCGCCATCACCGTCACCACGGTAAAAAAGTTCCTCGACACTCATGGTCTTAAAACCCTTAGCGAAATCACCCATGTCATTCATACAATTTCCTTTTTTGCTTTTTACAAAAGTATTATTAATCCAATTACCAATTAAATCAAACCCATTATAGTATATGACAGAATTTTACGCCAAAATGATTACAGATTTTGTAAAAATATTTACAAAACTTGTAATCAATTCTTGTTTATTATCGACGTAAACCTATCTGTATCAGAACGTTTGTTTCTAGCGTCTATCTCCTTTTCTTTTAATTCCAACTTTCTTTTCTCTATCTCCTCACGAGATCTTCGCTCAGCCTCGGCGTTAGCCTGTCTGGTTCTCATATCCTCCTCACGGATATCCAGATCCCTTTCCTTCAAGGCTCGATCCGCTATAGCTTCCACATAATCCATACCCTCTGCGTTATCTTGTGTCCTAGCCGCTTGACCGGCGGCCATTATGCTCTTACCTCGTAAGTCGAAGTTGCCCTTGATATAAGCCAGCTCCTTATCCTTCTCATGCTCATCATTACGTGCCTGTTGCTCGGCCTCAGCTTGCTGCTGGACAAGTCGCTGTTGATTCTGGTACTCCTCCTGTCTTACACGATCGGCGTAAGATCTAGCATCCCTTCCGATCTGATTCATCTCAGCCGTTGAGTTGGCGCTCATCATCCTAGTAATATCAAGTAAGTCATTACCTAACGTATTTGTCTGTAATATATATTGTTTCAAATTCTCCAACTCCAGACGTTTCTTGGAGTTAGAGACAGCCATAACATTAAGATGACGTAACGACAAGCTATTATCCGTAAGACTGATGTAAGCCAAGGAAAGATCGCTGTTCCTGTACATCACGGTCCAATCGTATCCTTCCTTCTGGCATACTTGAGCCACAGCTAGATGAATATCCAATGTCCGTTTCTTGAAGTCATCGAAATCATTAAAGTAAGTCTGGGTCTGTAACATGGTAGCGTTAACCCCCTGTTTTACGCCCGTAGAACTCTCGTATCTGGTTGACTGACCCATTGCCTGCTCGGATATACCTATCATCCTATAAGCCATCATATAGGCGTAAGACGCCATTTCCATACGGGATCTTATCTGATCCGTATTAGTAAGATCATATACACCAAACTGGTTATATATGCTACTCATCTGCGGATTCTGGTAAGGATTGTTCGTATCGTTACCACCTACGCCCATAAACGAGACGGACTTCACGATCTGCATGAAGGTAGCCAAAGCGCCCTTCTTGTCCATCATATCCTTATATTCAGTAGGCAGGAATCCCAAGTCACCTAAGAAAAACTTACCGATCTCCTTCTCGGCGTTATTGTATAGCTGATTCATAGCAAGGTTATACATCATCTGGAACGGTTGTATGCGATCAGCGAGACTGGCCCCTATAAATCCCGAAACCGGAATGACATAATCATACAGACTGCTGTCACCATGTATCTGATGAGGTATTGGATCCCCACCAATATATATAGGCTTATCCATTAAATTACCTCCGGTGATCTTAACTCCAAACCTAACCTCAGGAACATACTCCAAGATGTAGGTGTTCACCTCAGGATCACCAACGGCTTCTGCCATCACCCTCTTCACCTTCTTTATCCCGTTCTTCTCCAAGAACTCCGGGAGAAGCTCATCTGTCACAAGCTCCTGATCCACCATTCCGGTCTCCGTCATGTAAGTTATTAAGAATATCGGTTTCATGGATACCCAATATCCCTCCATGACCCTAAAAAGGCGAGAGTCTATCTCATATCTCTTGCCATCGGCCATTCCGGAGTTGAAATATCCAAAGGGATGGAAGCGGGGCAAGAAGCGGGGCTGGGTGTGCTCCTCCCCGTCCGGCCCGAAGGTGTGGTACTCACCCATCGGAACGCCGTAGTAATCCTCAGCGGCGACTATAGACTCATAATCATGGTATCCTTTCCATGGAATAACCTCATTCTCGTACATACCGGTAATAGACGGCTTCTTTTTCTTCCAGTCATACCTAGTACCGTCATTAGATACCCATTCCTCATAATCATCATCACCGCCCATAATACGACGCTTGTCCTTGGCCGTCATCTTATGGCCGTATCTTGATATCAGCTCAACACCCTCGTAATAATGAATACGGCCCACATAAGATCCGTATTGCGGGTATTTCACGTCAGGATGGAATACCTCCATCGGACTCCATACCTCCGGACGGTAGTAATCGAAACCAACGAAATGATTCCGGAACATCTTTCCGCTAAGAAGACGATCCCGGAAATTCTCCCTGTCAAGCTCATCCATATAAAACCGGCTACGGTCAGCCTCGATCGTATGATCCCCCCATACCGCCGCCTGCGTCTTCCATCTTGTACTCATGAACCTCTGGATATCATCAGGGGTCATAGACGCTTTGGCCTGTTGGATTTGCTGAACATAAGCCTGACGCTCCTCCTCGGAATTAAACTCATTGTACGTAGGATCAAGACCGGCCTCCACAAGACGCTGATTAACGATAATATCCCACTGTTCTTGTATATGACGATGAAGTAAGTTTGACATCGTATCCTCATACTCACTTATAGCCATATCCCCTACCTCGTTAACCGTATACTTATCCTGTAGGTTTGTCAGCCATCCCTCAAAGGCATTTACGATACCACCTATTATATCATAATGCTTCAAGAAAGAAGGTATCCTTATATCGCTCCTTAGCTTCTGTACGTTCCTTAACTGAGGGATAACATCCGCCATCTCCATAAAAGATAACTTACCATCCGCCATCAGATAATAGTCACGGTACATCTGGTTGCGATCATACTGTTTCAACCCTATCGTCTCAAGAGCGTCCATACAATCCTCCTTCCATTTCCTGTTCTTTTTCTTCGTGGAAATAGCCTGAGGAGGTAATCCTAATAACGCTCCTTTTGCTGGAAACGAATGATCTCTATTAAACACTTCCATGATTATTCAATTTTATTTACAACAAAGATAGGCCTTTAATTGACATTCATTTACCTAAAAGCTCCTATAGATACCGATCCAAAGGCAGAGGCATATACCTCATGGTGTTTATAAGCGTCTTCCTTGCGGGCATTATTCATCTCCTCGATCTTCGATTTAGGCATGTAATTGTTATCGTCAAAATATCTGGCGAGAACCAACGCATGCCCGAACGCTATTATCCTATCGACGTTCAATCCGGGCTTATACTGTATTATCTCATCCAATAGGGCTATATCATCGATCAGCTCAATACCCTTGACAGTTATATCAAGACCAGTCTGATCATCATAACCAATAACGAAATCCTGCCAGCAATAATCCACTACGCACGAGAATAGCAGGTTCTGGTTGCCGGGGGTCGGGTATAGCCCCAGCTTGCTGTTCTGCCGGGATCCGGCCTTCACGTACTTATTGGCTATAGCCTCGCCAGCGAATAAGAAGAAAGATGCCGGCATACCACTCTTCCGATTAAGATACTGCTCATACATCTGGTCAGCGTTCTCCATAAGACATATAGCACCATATCCTTTCTGAAGTACCTCGCATGTACGACAGAATTGGTCTATAGATGATGGGCGGGATACGTAAGAGGCAACTATTCTATAGGCATAAGGATCTCGGATACCAACACGCCTTTTGAATATATAAAAGGATCCCAATGAAGGAGTATCAGACTTGGCCTGCTTATACGGATCTTGGCCCGCCACATAAATAAAATCATCAAACCTATTGGATTGAGGCATCTCGAATATCTGGACAGGAGCGTCAATAACACCGCCGCTAAACGGGAATCCAGCCAGTTGCTTATTCGATTTAGTAGTCCCCAGTTTATTACCTGACTCAAGAAAGACATCACACAACATGCCGCTATATTGCCCCGACTCAAGGAGATCATTCTTATGCTTGATAGCGTACTCGACCGGGAATAGGTTCTGTGATGAGCTTAAAAAACAGTCGTCGATCGTAAATGGATAGAACATGGTATGAGAAGTGTACGCAACCCTATCTTTTGTAGATAGTTTCTTCCGTTCCTCATTAAGTTTATTGGTACTAGCCTCGAAATCAGTAGCGTCGATCTTGATCTTATTAAGCTTCTTGTCATCAGGCTTACCAAGATAATCGCCCAATCCTATAGTTCTCTTAACACCGGAGTTAGCCATCTGACCGGGAACGAACATCGCCCATTTCCGTTCTTTCCATGTTTTCCCTTTCATGGCTCTACAATTTAAAATATCCCAGTCCATAACCAGAAGATTGTAGGTATCAGGATCAGAAAACATTTCTTGAGCGTCCTTGGATAGTTCCACCTCACCACCGGTACCAGCCAAGATAGGACTGAGACGCCAGCCGTAAGGAGTGTCGTATGACGGCATGGCGGCAGTGTACGGCTTTTTGATAGGTCCCTTACCTACCTCGTCGAAAATAGCCGTGGCGGGGGTCAGACCGGCAGTCTTCTGTGTGGATGTCTTCCTACCCATGTTGATGTTGGCTATGGATATTATGGCATGAATATCACGAACCCCGTTGGACATACGCTTGCCTAAGGTGACACCAGAACTCCAATCGGTCTTGGTCCTGTTAATTCTGAAAAAAGGATGCACATGATCAAGCCCATACTCACAATACTCACCTATATTAGATAAATCGCTATCGCTGAAACCTACCACGGAATGACTAAGCCCGATCGTCATGGTAGCGTTCATCTGAAGAAGGGATGACATGATAGTCGTATTATGGGATACGACAAAATTAGTGGTAAGGAACTGATGGGACTTGTTATCGACCTCAATACAAGTAGCTTTATACTTCCCGTAATAATCTATATCGGATATCCTAAGCCTGTTATGGGTCTTAGATATATACATATCATCACCATCCATGACGCAATAATATCCCATAGACCAGAATATTCTTCTTACGAAGGATATAATATACTTACTTTTGTAAACGACCTTAAAACGATCGTCACCAGTACTTATGCCGCAAGCTATCTTCATGAATGAGCTTATAAACAACTCTTTCTGTTTTTTGGATGAATAAATAATATCATCCATCTCCTTATTGCTTAACTCGAAGATCCTGTCGGTAGATCCACAAAGGAAAGAGGCGGTCAGAGACCCAAGGAGCTGGGGCGACATCAGCCACCGCCGCTCGGGGAAATCCACGGCCTCCCCTATGTCTATGGTCATCTTCTGGAAGTCAGAATGGATGATACCCATAGTGCTCATAACCTTATAATCACCATGATACTTGACTTTCCACTGGTGCTGCCCGCAACACACCACGCTGCGACCGTCCTCAAAGGTCACTTTGTACGTATCAACGAATCCCTGAGGATATACGCCCACTATGGTAGTAAGCTTCCCGTCATCACCATATATGATATCCCCGATATCGGCGAATCCTATTTTCTTAGGTCCATAAGGAGTATATATCAGCTCCGAGTCCAGAAGAGCCTTGCCAAAACGACGAGTACCAAACATCCCCAACCCTTTCTTCTCCTGACGGGCACGTTGGTACATCTCGGCGAAAAACCATTCGTTGTCACGCAAACGACTGATCGCTGGCACACGTTCCCCGTTTGGAAGATCCTGGAATACGGGAAAGAAATTAACATGCCAATAAAGCCATGGGGGGATGAACGTACCATTGATAGTCACCCCGTACTTGACCTTATAAGCCTCTTCTTTAAAGAACTGCTTAACATCGTCATCCTGATCCTCCCAACCGAACAGATCGTTCCATACAGGAGGATTTTTCATGTTTACATAAAATTCTGGACTCGTGCTTAGACTCATTTTATAATATCCTTTAAAACAGACTCGATTCCACCAGAAACCTGACCCTTACGTTCCTTTTTCTGGACATTGCTTACAGACCTATATACATCCATGATTCCGCTTTTTTCCATATACGATTCATTCCATGAATTGATCTTATCGATCAACTTGGATATGAAATCGAACGCCCTAGCCATATCCTCAGGTTTCTCCTTATCCCATGGATGCTTGGCGATATACGTCTTGGCGTCATCCACGGCCTTGGATATGACCTCAAGATTATCATTCACCCGATCGACATCCTTACTCGTCGGCTTTCGTCTTCCCTGTGGCATTGGCTTTCATGTCCTTAAACTCGTTATACTGCTTCATAAGAAGCTCATAAGATTGAACAACCCCGATCTTACTTACTTCCGTCACACTCATGTCGTGGAACATATCCTCAAGCTCCTTGTCAGCGTATCTCAGACGTTCCTTGTCATCATAAAACACGAATCCAGATGTTCTGTCTTCTATAATGCTCTTGGCGGTAGACGCATATGTCGTATCTAAATCCAGATCCATACCGAAGCTGGTAGCCAACTGGATTATGAACATCAATCTAGAATTGACTTTTACAGCCTCTATATTCAACATCTGTATCTTATGGGTCATCTCATGAAGAACGACAAAATCCTCCTCTTTTATCAACGAAGATGATTTAAGGGCTATCTTCTTAGTCCTATCCTCAATATCGCTATACAGACGCTTGCTCTCACGTTTTATGGCTATCCAATGCCTTATATGAGTATCCGCCTCTTCTTTAAGATAATCCCTGATCTCTTTTTTGATATCCTTATCCTCTTCCATCATAATCACGCGTTATAATCATTATTATTCAACTCAATCTCATCACTGATACTTTGGTCTATAGACCTCAATAAATCCCTGGTACTAACATCCCGCAAGAAGCGGACATTACCACCATTAGCCCTAGCTATCCTCCTTAAAGCGGAGTAAAGTATATCACCCAATGAATATTCAGGCAACTCACGGCATCCGACTTCCATGACAATAAGGGCATGGATACGGTCATCTATCTTGCTTCTTACGAGATTTCTCATGGCATTATTTATAAGCTTCCCCTATAATACGTAGCGGGAAATGTTTGAAATTACGTTCAGGATCATCCTTCACATAACCGGTAAGAGATAGATGTTTCTCAAAATGACCTTCCGGGTATTTTGATGTATCCAACGTCATACGAAATATGGTTCTATTCTCGTTATCAGGATGATTGTTGTATGATACGTCACCTATACATCCGCATGAAAAATGTTTATCCTTAACATGGAATCCATCCTTATGAGTTATAAACAGAACGATCTCGATCTTATCTCCTATCTTCTGATCGAAAAGATTTATATAAAACTCACTTTCATCATCCGATAGTCCCACGTCGAAATTATCATTAGGACTCTCGATATTAAAATCGTTATGATCGGCGGTTATGACCTCCATAGCATTCCATTTGGCTTTCTCGCCCTCCACAAACTTTAACGGGCATACCTCTGTCTTCATCCAAGCCTTTTCCTTGATAAAGCAACCGCACAACGAGCACGCCTGTCTTCCCATCAATCTTTGCAGCAATACCTTAGCTGGTAACTTAAAGAAAGCTATATTAGAAGAGTTCTTAGGACATTTCTTGCATAAACCAAGACGATTCTTGTACCACTCCGGATAATCCTTCTCATCCTTAGGAATCCTGCCCAATAAACTGTCTTCCCAAGCTTGGGCTATTACTTGGGCTTTACCAATTGTTTGCACGATAATTATTTTTTAAATTGTTGTTGTTGAAAATCCTGTAACTGTTCCCATGTCATGCCATACCGACATTGGTACATAGCCTCATGGTTGTCACGTATAAGGGGATCTCCGTTCTTCAATCCCTCCATACCTTCTATCACCTTTATCTTCTTATCCAAACAATCAAGCTCAATAGGCATCCTTTCGTCTGGATAACGATTACCCTCCTTGACATATATACGACGTATCTTATCACGTCTTACACGCATCTCACGGAGATTGCAGATAACGTATCCGATAAACGGGATCCTGATAGATATATTATCGGTATATCTGGCGAGATGATGGATATAAGATACGGATGCTTTCATGCACCACTCGACCTGTTGCTTGGTAAACTTCCCTCCAGATCTTCTTACCACCTCATCGACAATATCCCTGTCGAACGAAATAAGACTCCTATCCATCGATGTTAAGCTTATTTCTCTTGAATACGAATCCCATTACACGGGTGTCATCACCCTCCCCGTCAAGAACAAAATAATTACGTAGGCTTCTCATCTCAATAGACAGCTCACGGGTACGGAAATTTCCGTTCTTTTTATCTACTAAAAAACCGCCACGCTTTAGCTCATTGTTAAGGACAGCGATATAAGATTCCTTTTGTCCATAACAATCCATGTACTTGGCCCTGGTATCATCCGAGTATCCGTAGTTGATGTAGAAAGAAAGTAAGTTTATCGTCCTTTCAGTAATCAAGCTCCTACCCTTGGAATCCAGATAGCCGTTGTATATCCTTAAGAACTGCTGGATCATATCCAACCTAGTATCATAAGGCAACGCAAATACGAAAGCTTTCCTCTGTTCGGCCATATAAAATTAGTTTTCGACAAAACTACTTAAAAAAAATATCGTTGTCAAGAAATTATGCCATAATCAACATAATATATGCTGATTAGCATGTATTTACGAACATCCAAAGGGAAAAGGTGGTGGAAATGGCGGAGGAAGGCCGAATGAGTCCACCGTAAGCCACGGCAACGAGGCCAGTTGAGCACCGGCAATACATGCCTCCGAGCGGCGGTGGACAGCTCTATCCTGCCTCACGGGACATGACCACACCTTTTCCCTTTGGATGCCTTCCTGCCATGCTATGGGATATAAATCCAAAGGAAATGGGAAGTCTTGGGGCGATGGAGCCTGCCGTAGAGGATACGGGCGGCCGGAGCGTGAGCGACCGCACAAGACCTCACCTTTTCCCTTTGGATGCCTTCCTGCCATGCTATGGGATATAAATCCAAAGGAAATGGGAAGTCTTGGGGCGATGGAGCCTGCCGTAGAGGATACGGGCGGCCGGAGCGTGAGCGACCGCACAAGACCTCACCTTTTCTCCTTTGGCTTCTGCTCCGCCCGATCCCCCCTACCGGGGTACCGGCCTCCGGTATAGGATACGGCTTCTACCAAGTTTAGCCTGCGGTATCCTGCCTGACGGCACCATACCTTGGCGGTAAAAAGCAATGTTTTATTAAATAGAGACTTTAAGTGGAGTACACAGGAACTCGACGTCAGGAGAGGTTCTGTGTACGGATAGAGATATTAGAAAGTAGTATATGTTTATAGAGTTAATTATATTTAATAAATATACCTATTAACGCGCGCGTAACAAGTAGGTTGAGAAAAACGATCGTTCTCGCGCACAGCGTTTTACGAACATTACCTACCCTCCTTAAACAACAAATGGGCGACCTTCACAGGCTACCCATCCATCCGAATAACTTGTTTCGTATTGATGAAACTTGTATATTCGCAGCAAATAAAAAAAATATGATGGAGACAAAGGTAGCACTTTTACAGAAAATGAAATCAAATTTCGATAAGATTCTTACCGAAGCATATATCCCAAAAGATATACAAGCAAAAAAAGATGAGCTTGGATGCCTAAGGCTTCCGGCAGGATCACTTGTCTGTCCAGTAGATTACAAACCTGTAACCAATAAGGACGGGAAGAAGGTTACGGCCGTAAAATACTCGAACAAGAAAGATAATATAAGAGGTTTCGGTATGGTTATAGAAAAGAAGTGTAAGCAGGTAACGGCTTATCTTTCTATCATAAATGTACAGAAGCATGTATTTTTAAGAAATAGGATGAGAGATGGTTACCGTGACCGTATCGAGATCAATACCGATGATTTTATAGATATCCTATCCGATGGCATAGCTTATTTCTGCTATAGGCATGTAATTGAAAATTGCCATGAGGATATAGACTATCAGCTAAAGACGCTTAAGGCTTACGCCGAGGGCGAGATAAGAATAGCTTTATCTGATATCATGATCTACTCGTATAAGGCTAAGAAGAATGAGGATACGAAAGACATATTCGTAGGTAAGAAAAGATCCGTATACAAATGTCTGGATAAGAATTTAAGCTCAGACGAAAGACGGAATATGGCTAACAAAAGCCGGAAACTTGATCGGGTAAGAATCCTTTCCAAGATAATATTCAGGGCCAGAACCAGAAACGTACATCATATATACAAAGTAACTAAAAGAAAGACAGTTAAGTTCAATGTAGCATACCTTCTTAATGAGTTGAATAAGAATCTCATAGGCATAGGTATGCAAGAGATATCTCAATCCACTATATACAGATATATAAGCATGTTCTTAGACATGTGTAAGAAGAGTATATCCGATTTGTATGAAGAGGTGGTGAAGAACAATGGAGTGGTTAACACGAAAGACAATAACAATGTAACTATAGGGCATATAAGGGCATCATACAAAGGAAGCGTGCTGCATATTCTGATATCTACAGACTACATAATAAACGTGTTTTTAGGTAAAAAATCAGCTGAGATGAGCAAGGCTGGATGATTTGAGTATCAGATATAAAATTTAATATTTATATATTATTCACATTTATTTTTAATAGTTAATTATAACTATTCGTATCTTTGTACCATAAACCTAAAAAGATATGGTAAAAGAAGATTTTAAAAATGAAAACGACCTCCTTCGTCATATTATGACGGTGGATAAAAACGTGGAGCAAGGTCGTGCCTTGAAGAAGATTTTCACCACTAGGGAGAATCTGTTTATTACCGGTAGAGCCGGTAGTGGTAAAAGTACGTTCATGAGACGTATCGTAAAGTTCTTGGGTAAATGTGTTATTGTAGCTCCTACTGGCGTGGCTGCATTGAACGCAGGAGGGCAGACCATCCATTCGTTTTTCTCTATAAAGAACGATCCTTATATCCCTTCTATCGAGAGAGGTATGTTGTCTAATAAGGTGGATGTAAGTCCGTTTATGAAGAAGAAGATCAAGAATCTTGATACTATCGTCATTGACGAGATAAGTATGGTAAGACCTGATTTGCTTGATGAGGTAGCTGACATACTTAGACAATGCAGGCGTAGCAAGGAGCCTTTCGGTGGTGTTAGGTTGATTATGTTTGGAGATCTATCACAACTACCGCCTGTGGTGACGGCGGATGATTTTATCGACAAATATTATGAGAGCCGGTTCTTTTTCTCATCAAAGGCATTAAGAGCGTCAGGATTCTCGGTCATTACCTTCGAGAACGTATTCCGTCAAAAAGATCCTCAGCTTCTTTCCGTGCTTGAGGATATAAGATGTGGGGTTATTACCGACGAGTCAAGACAGATATTGGATAGCAGGGTCAAGTATCCGGATAATATGGATAATACTATAATTATATGCTCAACTAACAAAGAAGCTTATGAGATAAATAAGACTAATCTTGATAAGATCAATAATAAGGTATTTAAGTTCGATGCCACTGTATTCGGGGAGAAGCCTGTAGCGCCTTGCGAGGATGAGCTTATAGTAAAGGTAGGGGCTAAGGTCATAATAACCAGAAACGGCAATGGGTATGTCAATGGCTCGATGGGTATCATAACCAGCATAGATACTGTTGATGAGACGATATATGTTCATCTAGATAACGATACTGAGGTGGAGATAACCAAAGAGAAGTGGGAGAAGATGAAGTACAAGCAGGTAGATGATTCCCTTGAAGGCATTTCTTGCGGCTATATAATACAATATCCATTGAGGTTAGGATACGCTATAACCGTTCATAAATCTCAGGGAATGACTTTAGATAATATATTCGTAGACATCAGCAGAGCCTTCGAAATAGGACAGATATATACCGCTCTTTCAAGATGTAGGTCTATAGACGGGCTTTATCTAAAATCAGTGCCTAAGGAAGATATGGTACTGCTAAGCGATAAGATATCTGACTTTATAGAGAAGGTGGATGAGAATGAGGGTGTTTTGAATCCAGAAAAGATATCTGATATCGGTAAGGATATGATCAAGAAACAACAGGATTTGTTTAATTTCGATGAATACGGATTATAATGGCTAAGAAAGAACTTTTTTCAGACGTAGATGAGTTAGTATCATCTTTAAATAAAGAGCTTGGAGAAGGCTCGATAATGAACTTCGGCGATGATAAGCCTATAATATCCATACCAAGGGAAAGCACTGGTTCTCTGGTGGTGGACAAGGCCCTCGGCGGCGGATGGGCGGTAGGCCGGATCCATGAGCTGGTCGGGATGGAATCTTGTGGCAAGACCATGATGTGTACGTTAAGTATGATCGAGTTCCAGAAAAAGCACCCCGATAAGCTGGTAGCTATAATAGACGTGGAGAACGCTTTTGATATCGAATACGCTAAGAAGATGGGATTGGACGTGAACCGGTTCCTTATTTCCCAGCCAAGCTACGGGGAGTTGGCTATCGATATCACGGCCAAGCTGGTGGAGTCCGGCAGGGTAGGCTTTATTGTCGTGGATTCTGTGGCGAATCTAGTCCCTAAGAAGGAGATTGAGGGTGATATGGAAGACAGCAACATGGGATTACAAGCCCGGTTGATGTCAAAAGCTATGAGAGTTCTTACCGGGATCGTAAACAAAAGCGATTGTGTTCTGGTATTCATCAACCAGTATCGTGAGAAGATTGGTGTAATATACGGTGATCCTAAGGTAACAACCGGCGGTAATGCCCTTAAATTCTACGCCTCTATCCGTATGGAGATGTCGAGGAAGAAGGTCATTGTAGGAGAAGACGGGTCTTCTATCGGTCATGAGGTTAGGATAAAGGTATTGAAGAACAAGACAGCTATACCTTTCCAGATAGCAGAGACGGCTTTGTATTATGGCGTAGGATTTGACAAGGAGCTTGAACTTTTGAAGTTATGTGAGGAAACCGGTATCTTTACCCGTAAAGGATCATGGTACTGGTATGGCGAGGTCCGGGTAGGGAATGGAGCGGATAATACGTTAAGTATCATGAGGGATAATCAAGAATTGTGTCAAGAATTAAGAACTAAATTGAATTTGTAATCATGGCAATAGGAGTAAAATTTGTAGACGTAATACCGTCCAGTGTAGAGAACGCTGTCGAGGTTAAGAAAGGGGATGTGAAGAACTATCTGTTCGTAGGTATTCCCATGAGTGAGTTTATCGGAAAGAGATATGAGTATGAGGGATTCATATACATGTGCCTACAGGGTGTTACCGGTGGTACGGAACTTGGCGGCGATATAGCCATAGCCGTATTAAGACCAGTTCGGCCAGCGACAGGGCAGGCTTCTTATCATTTGGTGTCGTATACACCTCTTACGTATACGAGATCTGATGTAGCGATATTACTTAGAAATGGCGATTTTAAGGTTGTTAAACGAGACGATTGTAATCTTATCTAATATGGGAACATATATCTCGATAAAATCAACGGTAAACGCATTCAGGTACGGTATTGATCCTATACCTGAATGGTTCGATAAGATATCTAACAAGACTGATGAGGTTGATGTTATGGTTGAAGGGAATAAGGTAAAGGCATTGGATATAAGGCTAGAAAATGGCATTCTACGGGCTTTTTACGGTTATTATATAGGTATGTATCCGGATAACTCGATACAGGTGTTTAGACCTGAGGATTTTCATTCATTATATACCTTAAAAATATGAATATAGCGATAGGAATAGATCCGGGTATAGACACCGGAGGATTGTCCATGATCCCAGAAAATGGCGAGGTTAAGGTAATTATGACTCCAAGGATATCGGTTAAGGGGGATATAGATCTTAGGGCTATATCAAGCTTCTTCCTCGATGCCGCTGACAAGATCCAAGAAAAGGGAGGCGGGACGCTGGCGATCGCCGTCGAGGACGTCCATAGCATCCACAACAGCTCGGCCGCCAGCAACTTCACCTTTGGCGGGAGACGCCGGGAACCGAACGCCCTATTCGCTATGATGGTGGAGATGATGGAGCGATACGGATCTCACCCGGATGTTAGGTTCATGTTCGAGGAGGTGCAACCAAAGACCTGGCAGAAGGAACTTCATACGACAGCCGATCGGGTGTATACGGCGGCGAAGTTAGACACGAAGGCTACCTCCATCCGATGTGCCATGCGCCTTTTCCCTTTGGTCTCTTTCGTGAAACCATGGTCAGGAAAAGGAGTACAACCTACTAAGATACAAGACGGAATGTGTGACGCCACGCTTATAGCCGAGTATATTAGACGTAAGTTTAAACTATTTTAATACTATTAAGTATTTATTGTATTTGTATTAATATAATTATGATTATATTTGCGATGTAATAAAAAGTTGTTCGTTATGCTTATAAGATGCTTGTCGAAGTCATTAAATGAGAAGTTGGGCAAATTGGAGAAGGTGGTTAAGAACGCCGGTTCCAACTCCCTTTATAAGGATCTTAAGATAGATGTTGTCAATAATCTGGCTTATATCACTTCCGTAAATGCCAAGGTATGTGTTATAGAGCGATTGGAGGTCGAGGCTGACTCTAACTTCTCTTTCTTGGTAGAGGCAAGCTCTTTTATTAAGTTCATGAAAAAACAGAAGAATTGCGAGATTACGATACTGCTTTCGGATAAAAAAGATCAGATAACGATCCGCTATGCTTCTGGTGAGTATAGTTGTCCGGCTTTTGATATCAATACATTCCCGCAGGTACATAAGATACTTGATGGAGGAATTAAGGTTAAGATGAGCGATTATGTTTCGGTTCTTAACAAAGCCAGCGATTATACGGAGGTAGATGACTTTTATCCATGCATCGAGAATGTGGTCATTGATATTGATGATATTAATATTAATATAGTAAGTACGGATAGAAATACTATTTACAGGTATTTTGTCCCTAATCAGGATAAGGTAGAGAAGATGTTTATCCCGGTATCGAACGAATCCGCGATATTGCTTGATAAGCATATCGATAAGTCATCGGATATGTTGTCTATAAAAGTGGACGATACTAAGACTTATTTCTCTACGCCTGATATGGATATGTATGAGACCCATTTTGAGGGTAATTATCCAAATTGGAGGTTCGTGGACGAGCATTTTGTCAAAACAAGTACCTATGTCTTTGATAAGGATCTACTCGTCCAAGCCCTCCAAAACAATCTTAAGGTAAATGAGTTCGATCATTGCAAGTTGATATTTACCGATAAAGGATGCGGTATTATGTCAGAGAACCCGTCTTCCGGTAAATCATGTAAGGAGAGACTTGCTTCTTTGTCTTATCATGGTGAAGATATTATATGTAACGTATTATGTGGAAGATATCTTGGTATTATAAAAAGCGTCTCATGTAATAGGGTGGTTATCGAGCATGATCATAAATCTCATTTCAATAAGATTTATGGGGAGGATAATAAGAACGAGTATTTCTTGTCATCATCAGTTATTGTTTAATATTTAAAAATATATAAAATGGGAGTTAGAGAAAATTCATCAGGTGGTAATAACCATTACTTTAAAGTAAGTGGTAGCGGATTATTATATCAGTCATCAAGAGAACCAAAGGAAGGTTTCGAGGAGCATATAAACGAGAAGACCGGAGCCGTTTCTTATTGGAGGGTATTCTGGAACGGTATCGAAGGTTATTTGTCTGATATCAATGTGCGAGAAGTGGAGTTCAATGGAATAAATGCCAAATACTTATCCATAAAGATAAGTGATGAGGATGGTAATTACTTTATAAACGTTCCTTTGATGACTCAAAAAGGAGGTATCAATAATTACGTTAAGTCACTGGTAAGGTACTTGCCTAATATCGACCTGAAACGTAAGGTGGTGATCAATCCTGCTCATGCTAAGAAAGGGGATCAATATGCTCCCGGTAATTTCTTTATCTCATACGCAAGGGAGACCCCTGACGGTAAGGACGAGCTTATCCAGCAATATTATAAGAACGGGCAGAATGGATGGCCTGACAGGGTTGAGAGTACTGATATAATGGGGAATAAGAAGTTTGATTATACGACCCAAGACGCTTTCGCTTATCAGGTACTTAATAAATATATCCAAAGTATTAAGACAGATGGTGTGAAACCTACTCAGTCGGCAAGCCAAAACAACGCTGGTGAGGCTATAACGCAAACGCCCCCACCGTCATACGCTACGCAGGCTCCGCAGCAGACGCCTCCTCCATCATACCAGCAGGCTCCGCCTCAGACAGCCCAAGCGCCTTCTTTTGGAGGTCAGCAGCCGCCACAATATCCTCCTTTTGGAGACGACAGTGACCTACCTTTCTAATTAACTAATTGAAAATGAGTAATTTAATGGAAAGTAATTTTAATATATCTACTAAAGTGAACCGTGTCTCGATGCCTACCCAAAATAAGGTAGATACGGTTATGAAGAACTTAGGGCATCGACCTTGTGTAGCGTATTCCGAGGAAAAGGATATGTATTATAAGGATGGAGAATGGGTAGCGTCAGATCTTGACGCTACTATCTTACCTCTTAGGGAGATGTTCGAGAAGACATCTGATTTTAAGTTAGGACTGAAGATCGTTTATTTAATAATCAAATTATAATGGCCAGTATTGAGGATATTAAAAAGCTTCTGGAAAGCAAGTCGTTTACATCAGCCAGAGACCTTGATGAGCTTGAGGAGAAGCCGGATGATAAACAAAACGAGGTTAGATTGAATTGCGAACCTATGGTAGGGGTGATGGAGGAAGAGGGGAAGATCTTCCTTAACTCCGTAAGATTCTCGAAAGCATGGAACTCGTTGGGTAAGGATATTCCTATCAAGCAGGGTAATGCCTTCCCATTAGGACAGGGTGATGTCCTTGATATAGACACAGGGGTATGGGCATCGTTCCCGGATAATACCATAGGGGTGTTGATGATGCTGCCGTCGTTTACCGGAGATACGGGACTTACTTTGGTGGGATCACCGTTCGTCTCGTCTAATAACGGGAATATCATGATCAGGGTCACTAATGTCCGTAAGGATATGGCTATAGTCGAGAAAGACAAACATATAGCTGAGTTAATTATAGTCGGCAAGATAAAAGCCGATATTCGTGAAACTTATAACAGTGATAAAAATGTTCGGATTGAAGATAGTAAAGAGTAGTTATATAAATACACTAAAACAGGATCTTGATGAGGCTATTAGCTACTCAAGAAGATTAAAAAAGGATTACGATGATGCCCGCAATAAGATAACGGAATTGGAAGAGAAAGTAAGGTATCTTGATACGCTTGTCGATTCTCTTGATATGGATATAGATTCCAAAGATTCTCATATAGTTAAGATGGGAAATGAGCTTAGTAAGTCAAGAGAGTTATATGATGAGTCAGTAAAAGAGAAAGAGGTTCTTAAACGGGCTTATATGGATATCGAGAAGAAACATAAACTATCATCCAAATTACTCGATGAGGCTAGAAGAAGATACAAGGAACTTGAGGATCAAAATAGGGCTATGTCCGATCGTATCAAGTATCTAGAGAATCATATCGATCCAGAGGCTTTAGACAGCGATGTGCCTTATGAGGTTGTTGTTGATGAGGATAAGATGGATCCTAATTCCGGTCATATTGATATACATGAAAATAACGCCTCTGAGGTCGCTGATGCCGGCAATGACGTAAATGTCGAGAATAAGGCGGAGGATAAGAAGAAATCTAAGAAACGTAAAAAATCTAAGAAAAGTGAATAAGATCTTGTTTTTCTTGTTAACGTTATTTACCTTAGCGGTTGTCGGATGCAGTACGTCAAGAACCTATTATACGGAATATGATACTACTGACATATCTTATGTAGTGGATTCTATAGTGTCTTCCGGGACCGTGATGGGCCAATGGAAGGAGTGGCGGTTTACGCTGGACGACGGCCGGGTCGATAACTTTGGCTTCACCGCCCTATACGACGCCAAGGGAAAGGCTAGAGGGTCTATACAGGTAAGGCAAAGATCCGATACGTTTAATATCAAGATAATTGATTACCATAAAAAAGATAGATAATGAAATACGGACTAGGTTACATACCTTCACCAGCGGATGACAGGGACGCTATTATGAATATGCAGCATGAGGCTGTTCCTGATGAGTATAAGGTCAATAACGTTGATAGCGTAGTGGATCAAGGATCTTCTCCTATTTGCGCTGCGGTAAGCTTAGCTGAGATACTTAACTGGAGAAAGAGTATAAGGGCTATTAAAAGACCGGCTAAGATCTCTCCCTACGATATATATGATCTGAGAGAGGATAAGGATCAAGACGGGATGGTTCTTCGTGACGCTATCAAGTCTATCAAGAACGTAGGCGTAGATGGGGAGAAAATAAACAGTTACGCTAGGATCATAGATCCGGTATCAGCTAAGGTGGCTTTGATGCTGAATGGGCCTCTGGTTATAGGTCTGTATTGCTATAATTATGGTAATCGATTCTGGCAAGGCCAAGGACAGAACTTGGGAGGTCATGCCGTTATCCTCACCGGCTGGGACAAGGCCGGCTTCGTCCTACAGAACAGTTGGGGGACGGGATGGGGTAGGTCTGGTGTAGAGACATTCCCGTTCGAGGATTGGCGCTATATGCTAGAATGTTGGACAATAGTTTCATAAAGTTTCTATATAAACTCCGAGAAATTCCTATCCACATCCTCTTGTGAAAGCCGATGTGGTGTATTTAGGACCCGTAGATCAATTGGTTGGATCATCTGGCTCATAACCAGCAGGTTGTCGGTTCAAGTCCGGCCGGGTCCACAGTTGGATTAATAATGTTTGTCATTAGGTTTAGAGTTTAGATTTATGTAGTGTCCTTGTCTGGGAGGATCAGGACGCTTAAAGGGGAGTTAATTTAACGGATAGAATTTACGATTCCTAATCGTAGCGTGGATAAGGGTTCGATTCCCCCACTCCCCACATGGTGTTTTCTTAAACATATTCCCGTAGGTCGGTAATTAACGATAACCGGTAGACAGCCTACGGGAATTAATAAAATCTTACGTGCTTAAGATCGCTTTCAGTTCTATTTTTCGTGTGTAATCTATAGGAGGGTAGCACGACCCTCCTATTTATAATAACTATTTGGGATGGACATTAATCAAATAAAAACGTATCTACCATCAGGATGGGATGTGGTTGATCTAATAGATCACGGCATAATCGATCTTGATATCATGAACGGGAAGATGATTGGTGAGTATGTGGCTGTGTTGATGATAAAGTCTTATGATAAGATTACTGAATCACATAACTTAACTACTTTCTCGTTCCATGATAAGGATATGGGTGGATTACGGAGATTGGTATCGAACGCTATAATGGCGGTTGGGTTAAGGAATAATCCTATGACAGGAGATGGGAACACGGCAATCAAATAAAGGTGCTGAATACACTGAAAGAGGGATATTGGATATCCTTAACAGACAGTTCTTGGTATCTCCTAGATGGATTATAAACAACTTGTATGTCTATAACTGGGAGTCCGATTATCTGGCTATAACTAGATCCATGTACGCCTATGAGGTTGAGGTGAAGATCTCATTAGCTGACTATAACAAGGATTTCGAGAAGGAGGGTAAGCACCAAGTAATGCAAGGCTGGTTCGAGGCCCGGAAGCAAGCCCTATACGAGACCGGGGACTGGGTCAGGTACGGCCGCCCCAACTACTTCTACTACTGCGTTCCTGATGGGTTGGTTGATCCTAAGGACATACCTCCGTACGCAGGACTCGCTTATGTTTGTGGCAGGAATTTGAGAAAGATCAAGGACGCACCTATCCTGCATCGTGATAAATTTGACCCAGAAGCTTATAAGATGGCAGACAAATTCTACTACAATTGGTGGAACGAGAGACGTAAGGCCAGACAGATAGAAGGGAAGGATATGAAAGATGAGTTCAGGAAGAGCATGAAAAAGGTGAAGGAGAAGATAACCGTCGATGCCAAGATCAAGGCGATGGAGGCGTTCTGGAGCGTCTGCGATTACGCCTACTGGCCGTACGGGGGAAGAGGGGTGCCCGGAATGAGACCCAACTGTTCCGCTTGTGGCGAGGAATGTAAATTACAATGTCCTAAAGGAAAGGAATTTAAAAACAAGATACGATGAGTAAGATTAAAAATGTATTGGCAAGAGCCATTTCATTGGCGTCAGAACAACCAATGAGTTATAATGAGGTAGAATCATTACTTGAAGATATAGATACTTGTAAGGTCAAGATATGGCTGGAAAAAGGAGCGATATTGCCTAAGTACGCCCATAATGAGGACGCTTGCATGGATCTGTTCGTTAAAAACATAGAACTTAACGGGGGTAGGATTATATACCATACTGGTGTGCATGTAGCTTTACCTGAGGATTATGAGATGGAAATCCGTCCACGTAGTAGCATTACAAAAACTAAGTCAATTATCCAAAACGCTCCGGGTACCGTAGATGAGGGATACAGAGGGGAGATTATGGTAGTGACTAGACGTGTAGATCGCTATGGTGACCCTTCTTATTCTAGAGGAGATAAAGTGGCTCAGCTACTTATTCGTAGACGGGAACGCATCGTATGGGATCAAGTAGAGTCGTTAGAGGATCTTGGAGAATCAGAGAGAGGGAATGGTGGGTTTGGTAGTACCGGTAAATGATAATCGATATGGAGAATAATAACACGTCTACCACAACCAATGAGGGGTTGAAAGAAATCGATAAACAAATAAATCCTGTTATGTATGGATGGAGATGCCCTGTATGCGGGAGGGTGTATTCACCTTTTACATCTATGTGCGCTTATTGCGGAAACAATAATAACTTTAATCGTATTACATGTAAATCGATATGAGCGGGAGAATTAAGATAAAGCCTAAGAATAAGGATAAGAACCCTAAGATCGATATATTTAAGGTAATAGAAGGCAGGTTTAAGAATATGAACGAGCTTCGGGATCTTATCGACATGGATCCAAGGAAAGGACTGGTCAGGATCCGGGACGGAACCGGCTTTAGGGAGGTGGAGCGGGGCGGATGCCTGCACCGGAACTACCTTAACCTATTGGAGGAGGAGCTGGGAGCTAAACTATCAATAGATCTTATAGAAAGGTATATCAAAAGATAATAATATATTAAATCGTAAAATTATGAATAGATATGTAAAGAAACCAATTGTGATAGAAGCCGTAAAATGGAAAGGATTTAATAATGATGAGATCAAGGATTTCGCTGGTGATAGCGTTAAAATAGAAGTTATTAGGGAAGGTGACGCTGATAATGGGATACCTCCTTCTGTTGATTGTAGTATAGAAACCCTTGAAGGTGTTATGAAAGCCAATGTAGGTGATTACATCATCAAGGGAGTAAACGGGGAGTTTTATCCTTGCAAGCAGGACATTTTTGAGAAAACATACGATAAAGCCGATGATTCATCCGTAATGTGCTTCGGTGATGCTATCGAAGTGTTAAAACAAGGTGGGACTGTTAGTAGAAGTGGTTGGAACGGTAAAGGTTTGATGGTATTCAAACAAGTGCCAGCTCATATCGATAGCGACATCATACCTAAGATGCAAGCTCTTCCTCAATCGGCAAAAGACCTTATTCTGGAAAGCAAAGGATTCATTGACTATACCAGTCAATGCCTTATCTACAACGAGAATACCGGACGTGCCGATTCATGGGTTCCATCCATCAGTGATGTATTTGCCGAAGACTGGGAGATAGTTCGATGATAATTATACCAAACCTGCCCTAGGAATTACTTAGAGCAGGTTCGTTTTATATACCGAAGTATCTACCACGATCTGGCTATCCATATCCTCAATCAACTCAATGATCTCATCCCTTATATCATAAGAAAGCAAGATCGGTATTATGGTTAACATAAAAGATAGTAGTATCCCGAATCCTATTATGACAAGGATATCATTATACCCTATATCTAATATCGGCATGACAAATATCAACCCTGACGTGAATATCATTACGAACAACGTGGATATCTCATTTATCATATCCCTCTCCATTACTTCCTTTATCATATCTCCTCGACTTTAGTATGGTTTATTATCCTACTGATATGACGGATACTTAATCCCGTCCTGTCCTTTATCTTACCATATACGTAGTTCCTTGATACGACAGTAGCTAAGTCACCTAACTCGTCCAGTATCTCATTATACATCCTATGGATCTCGTTGTTGCGGATAACCGTAATGTCCCTTACATATATCTTCTCAACGTCGTCGTCGCAGAAGAAGATCTTAAGCTTATGAAGTATGTCTCTAAACATGATTATAGTTTTGTCCCAAAGATATGAAAATTTGAGGATAAAACCAGAAGGAAGCCAAAAATAACGGGAGGCGGAGGGAGGACGGGGGAGGCCCGGAGGGATGAGGGTCTCCTTCCCTTGGTACTACACTATCCTTACCGTTACTCGATAGTTACCATGAGAACCTTTCCCATAGGCATAAGATTCACATCCCGAACAAAGATCAGTTACTATACAATTATCGTTTAATACATAATCACCATCCCAAGTTACATAACTTTCATCTAAAACCTGAGTCTTTAATTCAGGTCTGTAAGTGAAATTAATAATCTTCCCAGGATCGGTTATCACCGTTACAGGAACAAAATTAGTTATCCTATTCCCGTATGTCACATTATTAGCCAACTCGCAATGCATACCCGAATTATATTGATACGTAAGGGTTCCTTCTATAATACCTCCACTTATGCCCAAAATAATATTGTACTCATTTTTCGGATTTAGATATTCTATCTGTCCTCTTATGCTTATAGTTTTTATCTTCTTATCGCGATATATATCAAGATAAGATCCGTTAAAACCACGTTGATATGTATCTCCATCAATATATATATCTACAGGATTAAGACACATTCTCTTGTCTATATTAATACGGTAGTGGATCTTACCGGAAGAAGAAGTCCTGCGCCTAAACATACCCCCTCCTTATCTGATGGTTAAAATACCCACCCCCCCCACACATGTATTTAACTTCTTTATTCATAATATGTTATGTTTTAATTATATCGCAAATATAATAAAATTAATGAGATTATTAAGTCGTGAGGGGATGAGGGATGGGAACATAGGAATATGTTGGGACGCCGGATATATTGGGATATGCGGAGATATGCGGGATATGCGGAGATATGCGGGATATGCGGAGATATGCGGAGATATGCGGGATATGCGGAGATATGCGGGACGGACCACCTCCCCGAAATCGGCCCGGCCGGGCTGCCGTTTTTTGGACCAGCCCCCCAATCCACAAAGGACGGGAAACAGGAACGGCAAACGATCTGCGAGCCGAAAAAAAATGCTTATTTTGTATTTAACTTGTTGATTATCAATCATATAAATCAATATTTTAATATACGTTTACATTTGATTAGTTTTATTATATATAATCATTGAATTTTTATTGCATAATATTTGTTTGATAATAAAATACTCCGTATATTTGCCCTTGTAAGATAACAATATTAACAAACGAGGCGTGCTAGATGCCTATGCAAGTCCCTAGGGCAAGGGCAATTTAATATGAAAGCAAAAGATTTGAATCGAGTACAAAGCGTGGTTAAAAAGTCGGAATCTGAAACTTTGACGGGTGCGATAAAATCCTGGTGCAGATTGTTTAATAGCAAAAAAGATGTTATGGATATTATCAAGGAAAACAATATTGAAGTTTCAAAAGATGTTATCCCATCTTTAGTTGCTTTGGCTAAAGACAAAGAGTTAGTTATCACTATTTGTAAGGAAATTCTCGCGAATATAGATGGAGTATTTTGTCAATATATAGAAATAGAAAAGGTTTACAATGATGAAAATGAATCAGCTAACAACAAGATAATGTTAGCCGAAAAACAAGCTCAGAAAATTCTTTTGGGTACAACGCATAAAGCTTTTGGATATTGTGCTCCTATTAAATACTCTGATGATAAAAGCGGTTATTTCGTTATTTACAATAATGAAAGATATAAATCTACTCGAATGGCTACTAAAATAACTAATTTTTCGTTTTCGTTGATAGCCAAGTGTATAACATATTATCTTACTCACGATAAAAATGTAAGATAATAGTAAGATGCCCTTGTATCTTTATATATAGGGGCATTATGGTGACAATATCTGTACGTTCACGCCGTGTCACTGACTTAGACTAAACAGATAAGATATTTAACATATTGATACATAGATATGCGAATCGGTAGGGTATCGAGAGTTCGTATAAATAGGTTGCCGACTAATAGTGTGATCAGGCATTCTCCTAGTTCAGGGGCGTTCCGTTATTCTTGGCTATGTATCAAGGCTGGTTAGTACGTCCGGTTACCGGATAGGCCGTGTAAAACACGGGGTGTATTGGTGTATATACGCATGTATAGGGCGTATGTCCATGTGTAGCGAGAGCAGCACGCATGGAGTGCATTACGGGGTTATAACCGTACCAATATATCAAGACAATAACGTTTAAGGTAGCTTAAATACTTATGCGTTATATGTAATAGCAAAATAACAACCCTTACAAGGGTATTTTGTGCGGTTAAATTGACGGACAAAGTGCGCCTTGTCGATACGTATCACGGACAACGTATGTGCGTATTTGGCCGGCTTCGTTGTCGGCAAAGGGACGAAACCAAAGAAGGGGGGGGCGTGCGGGCGTTCGGCTGGTCATATCGATAACGCCGGCCGTATTGTCCCCGGTCTCCCGTTTCTTATTGGTGCCATTAAAAAAGAATAGATTATGTACAAAAAAAAGTTTGATAATTTGAATAAGAAATTATCCATTCAAAAAGAAAAGGCTTTAAAGTCCATCAAAAAAGCCCAAATGGAATTTTACGTTGAACTTACCAAAGAACTATACAATTCTAATAAATTAGATTGTAGCAGGGAGTCGGATAAGTGCAGGCGGAAGCGTGTTAGTTACATGGCAAACAAATTGAGGCAGTAGTCGTTTGTTTTTATTTGATTTTAAAGTTTTGCCCTTCCGTATTGTAGTGATATAAGACGGAAGGGCTTTTTTGTGCCTATATTTTACAATATGACACCATAACTATGATTTTACTTACACATAAAAGTGTCAAGGCGGTAAATTTTAAGCCTTGATCTAAAATGTGTAAGTAAAATGCTTTATTATATATCATTTTGTATATATCTATATCCATACATACGGGTATATTGTGCCCTTATGTATGGTTTCGTGCGTGAATCGATCCTAAAAGGTATATAATAGGCGGTACTTATTGTATATTTTTTATCTATATCTGGGCTTATCTTTCCTTAGAGGAAGCTCTAGGGATTGATATATATTATATTATTGATACTCAATTGATTATATTATTTGGGTGTAATTTTAAAATCGTGGTTACTTATTGTATATTTTATGGGATTAGTTATATGTTTCGTACTTACTTTGTTTTGTGGGTACATGGCGTTTGAGTTGGGGCGGTATGTTATAGCTACGGGCGACGCCCTGCCTTTAATCATAGTTCTTTTATTGGCTTTATTATCAATACATTGCATAAAGCAAATATATAAGGCAATCAAGAACAAGGACCTCGATATCCTAGACTGAACGGGCGTTCCACGTGGAACAATCGGGAGGAAGGTCTCGGGTTTTATGCTGGGAGTTGGTGGGGTTGGTTTGTTTTGCGGGATGGGACACCTCCAGACAAGGTAAATCAAGGGGAATCAGGGTAAATCAAGGGGAATCAGGGTAAATCAGGGTAAATCAAGGTAAATCAAGGTAAATCAAGGTAAATCAAGGTAAATCAAGGGGAATCAGGGGAAATCAAGGTAAATCAAGGGGGAATCAGGGTAAATCAAGAGGAGTCAAGGGGATCAATGTGAACCGAGGAAAAACGAGATGAAATAAGGGATCCCGGGAAACAATATGGAAGGGGAACAAGGGTATCTTTATAGTAAGGGAATCTTATGTGTATGAAGGTATGTTTATGTATGGGTGTGTATGTTTCTTTGGGTGATGGTGGGAATGTAGGAAGCCAAGGGAGAACGGGGGCGGCGATGGCGTGGAGTAGGTCCCGCTGGTCGTCCGTTCCCTGTTTTCCTTTGGCGGTAGTGTAATATTAAAAATCTAATAGTGATATGACGAGAGAAGAAGCAAGGAACGTATTTGGCGGTAGTATAGTAAATAATCTGCTGTCGTTAGGGGCTGAGCCTACCAACGTGGTAAGGCAAGACGGGTTGATAGAATGGAAGAGTGCTGGATATATAGAGGTAGGAGGCGTACAGGTATGGGCTTACTATTATTTCGAGGATGGTGAGGATGTTGATAGATGTGATTGGGAGGATCATATGGAGATAGAGGTAGAGGAATGTTGGATTTAAAACCGGTTGATGGTGGTGGAATAACACCAAGGGGAACGGGCGGCAGTGTCACGGCGTGGTAGGTCACGGGTGTCGGCTGCCGTTCTTTTCTTTGGCGTGGTAATATAAAATACTAATAATATGGACGAGATTATGAAATTACAAGATGAAGCGCTGCTTTATCTGCGTGATAATATTACAAAGGATGAGGCGTATTATATCCTTACGACAGAGAATGAAATGACGGAGGTCTTGATGTCTAAAAGGAAGGACGGGAGCAAACGTATCAAGATTCTTGATGCGGAATATACTATAGAGAAGGATGATATGCTATTTCTATTCGATACTGATGGGGTGATAGATGAGTGTCTTTTGGTTGCCAGCTACATAGGGGTAAATATGTATTTTCGCAGGCAAGATGTCAACGCTATTTTGAATAACATCAATAGAGAGAAAGTTATGGAATATCCTTACATAGCTATTCAGTTAGATAATATACAGACTGTAGAAAAGCGTAGGGTTGTTTTTGAAATTACCGGGCATAGGATGGATGATAACAAAGAGAGAATAGATTTTATGTTTGTTTATTTTATGGCTAGAATATTATGAGAGCGAGAAGGACTGTGAAAGAAAGAGATATTGTGAAGATATTGGTATTCGGGTATGATAGGACGCTTATAAAATCCATTAAGGATTCCGGATTCAGAAGTATGTCAGATGTAATATTGTACGCCAATAATATGGTCGGGGATAAGCCCATTGATCATATTAGGGTGTCGAATGAGGCTCGTGGGTGGTGTGGATCATATACTAATTATGGTAAAATGATAGATTAGTTTGATAGGAGGATATGATATGAGAAGGATTATAAAAGAGAAAGACGATATCAAGGTGTCTATATTTAGCGGGGGTAGGTTGGTTCGTGTTTTCATAGATTCTGGGTATAGGAATATAGCTATGGTGATAGCCGATTGCGGCAGAATAGCTAATGGTTGTTATCACATACATCATATTGAGGTGGTAAATATGGATAGGGGATGGTATGGTACATACACCTTATATGGAAGGAAAATAGATTAGTCGGATAGTGAACAACAAAGGAGGTATATATGGATAATATTATAACAAATGTGGATGGCGTGAAAGTAAAAGTAAGAGTATATGATTTTGGCGACGAAGTGGCTGATAGATATACCATAGTATATGTAAATAAAAATATAAAGGATGGTTATGGGGTTGTGTATTATCCTGTTTTCTCATGTAGTGAGGATCCATTCCATCCATTAGGAGTGGGGATGTATGCGGGAGATTATTATCCGCATAGAAGTCATATGTACAATTTTGGTAAAAGAGTGAAGGATATAGATTCACTGCCAAAGAAAGTGATTGAATTTATAAAATATATTACACGATGAACGAAATAACTTACAACAATTACGATTTGGTTGCTTTCGAGCAGAATGGAGAAGTGGTAGTAGCCGTAACATTCTACAGGTATTACAAGAAGAAAGCTAATGGCGAGGTTAATTATAGATGGAGAACCAGATGCCCGGAGTTGGTGGATAAGATCGTAAAACACCGTACCAAGGTATTTACCGGTCAACTTATCCAGTTAGCGAAAGCGTATGGGGAGAAAAAGGTTATAAAATATCAAAGGGAGGAGGAAGGAGTATGTCAAAATACGATAGAGACGCTATAGAGATATATATACTGGATCATATAGATACAGATAATTATGGTAAGCAGTTTAAATATGATAGGGAATATCTATCTTTTATGCTTAACGTGTTCAAGGATGAGTATAAAGAACATATCAAAAGGGATGGGATTAAGAAAGCTTTTGAGGATTACATAATGAGCGTTCCATCCATATTTAGGATTCATATAGCGGATTGCGACATTAGATATTTATTACGTTCATGGGGCGTGGAGTTCGATGAGGATGATGATGAGATATACATCTTGTACAAGAGGATCATAAGAGAGGTCTTTTTTAAGATGTGTGAGGATATGAAAGTTTGTTAATGTTGAACCAAGCCTTGGCGGGGCGGAAGGAATACCATGATCGTACGTGTGCGGATATGGTCCGGGGTCGGTTCCCGGCGCCTTGGCATAATTTAAATATAAATGATATGGGAGATAATATTTTAAGAAAAGCGGCTGAGGAGTTAAAGAAGGCCGGTTGCAGGGTTTTCGCATGGCAGGATGATACTTATAATAGAGGTTGGAGTAAGGGTGATTATACGATGTTGTATTACGCCTTCCCTGATTCACCCAACATCGGGTATCTGAGTCATGGGGAATATGGGATGAGCGTAGCGTATAGTAGAGCTTATATACCGAGCTGTGGAAGTGGATCGGGGTGTTGTGTCAAGGAGGAAGCTACGTTTGACCTTGAGGCGGCGTTAGACGTGCTGAACGGGCCGTTACCTAGGTGGTGTAGGTCTTATGGGGTTTATCCAAAGCAGTACGATAATATTGATAAATGGTATAATAGCGATAATCATAACAAAAAATTATTTAAGGAGATTTGATATGGAGGTAAAAGATTGGGAAAATCTGGTTTTGAATACAGAAGTAGGATCACATTGTTTTGTTACGCTGATTGATAATAATGACATCAGTAGAGGTTACGCGCAGATCAGACGCGCGGAACATTTCGGATATAATATCTGTTTCACCCGGTTATATGGGAATAAATTTTATTTCGAGAAGATAGAGGAAGGTCGTACACAACAATATATCAATAGGAGGAAATAAGATGGTAATAGAATTTGATTTTGAGATATACAAAAACGGAGATTACGATAAGGTATATCTCCGCAACGGGGAAGAGGCAAGAGTATTATGTGATAATGGGAAGGGCGATCGCCCCATAGTCGTGATGGTTGAGAATGATAACGCAGATGATTATATTATTCTACGTTATAACGAAACTGGCAGAAATAGTCAATCGGGTCTCGATCTTATGTTATCGGTAAAAGAACGGGAGCCAGAGTTGTGGGTTGTTGTTATATCTTACATGGATAATAAAGATAAGAGACAAAAGATGGTCTTGCCTAATTTTTTCTCAAAGAATATAAGAGGGAATATATATCTTCAAGGAAGCTCTAAATCAAGTGTATCATATTATGTTGATAAGTTAGAAGAAGATAAGTGCTTCGATGAGCTATGCGAGAAGATAAGGGTAAAGAGAGATCGTATTTATAACATGGAAATAATATCACTATCAGATGACGAGGCGACAGTTTAACCAGTTGATAAATAAACTGGACGGTAAAAACCCGTTTATCGTGTTGCATAGGGATGCTGTTGCGCCTAAATACGTGGGTGTGGAGGTGTCGAAAGAAGGCGTGGTATATAATTACTCGGTTATAAGCGTAAATGATGACTACAAGCCTAAAAAGGCTCTTATTTCGAAGATATTGAGTATGGCTGATAGTCTAAATAGCGATAAGAGCTTAAAAGAGGATTGATTGGACGTATTTATGGTATGCAGCATCATATACGATATAATGCCATAAATAACGTTATATGGAGGATATGTATGATAATATGATAGATAACGTATTCGTGTCTTGATATCATAATATTATGCCATTATATCCTCTTTTTGTATAAAAAAGGATAACAAATAACATAAATATCTTGGATATGGAAGAGATTAACATAGGTGATAAAATTATGTTCCATATTACTGGTAATCATAATATGGGATATACCAAAGGGAAGAAGTATGTCGGGACGGTATTAAGCCGGGATAGTCGATCACGCCTTCATGTGAGGGCGAAAGGCATGCCTAGGGCTTGTATTGAGGAGCGGGATGTGGATAAGATTATCGAGGAGAGTATGGATTTTGATATGGATGAGGTAATACCTAATCCAGTAGCGAGGAAGTTGTATAAGCTAATGAGTAGATACATTTGCGCATTCGGATGGTTTCATGAAAGTATCAACGGATATATCGTGTATGATTGTGTGATGATGGTTAAGAATTTAGAACATAATGTTATGTGTCTGTTACATGATCATGGATTCGAGACACGGCATATTGATAGTTATTCTTGGTGGGTGACTAATGAGAGGCTGATGTCCGAGGTAACATATGTGGAGGGGGATATTCATATAGTTGTTCATGAGTGCATGGAGGATTATGTGGATAACGTGAAATTTGGGGAGGAGTTTTATAAAAACAAGTAAACATGATAAGATACTTACTTGTGATGGCGATGATAATATTAACACCGCCAAAAGGAAACGGAGGCATGCCCCTCGCCCCGAAGCCGGCCGTGATCGAGGCACGGGTATGGGACAAGCTGGCGGCCGCCCTGTCTTTCGTGGAGTCAAGGAATGACGATCGAGCGTATAACGCCACTTCCGGGGCTTTAGGAAGGTGGCAAATGAAAAGGGTATACGTTGATGAGGTTAATAGGATATTGCGCCTTAAACGGAAGAAAAAGCGGTATAGATACGATGATCGAACGAATCCTGTCAAGGCTAGGGAAATGTTTGAGATATATCAATCTCATCATAATCCTAAAAAGGATATAGATCGGGCTATAAGATTGCATAGGGGATTGCATTCTGCTAAATATGTTAAAGAGGTTAAGCGTAAATTGAGAAAATAAAAAGAATATAGGAGGATAAGGACATGGACGAGAATAAAATGATACGGCCGATGGATTTTGTTCGGCTTACAAATATTGACGAATCAAATGTGATTAAGGACACTAAAAACCATATAGGGCTGGTCAAGGAGGTCAGTCGGGACGGGAGAATGAGTATAATATGGATAGGTGAAACTTACAGTCAGTTGGCGTGGTTCAAATCGAGCGAGTTGGAGGTGGTGGATAACCTTGTTAACATCCTGACATGCGGGCTGGCTAACTTTCGTGGAGACGGAAAAGAGAGCGCGGATAAATTTTATTCGATTGGCTAGAAATAAGGACAATTAATTAGAGGAGAAAATCATATGGATCGTGAGACATTAGTAAATATCGTTTATAGCGGTAAAGTAAGATTTATACCAGTAAGAAGATGTTCATTATGTGATGAATATATAGGATATAAATTTGTTAAGATGTGCGATGGGAGTATAATTCCAGTATTTTCTAGTGGATGTGGGTGTTGTGGAGTTAATAATGGACAATTGTTTGAGAGGACATGGGATGAGGTGCTTGACTTTATCAATGAATCTCAAAACAAGCCTATGGATAAGAGGACAGAAGTGGATGAAATTATATTAAATAAATTGTAAAATGGCTATAAAATCTTATAAAGGATTCGACAAGAATCTTAGATGCAGAGACTTCCAATACGAGATTGGAGGGATATATGAGATGGATGGAAAGATCAAGATGCGTAACAGAGGCTTTCACGCTTGCGAAAGCCCGTTTGATGTTTTTGATTACTATACTATGATAGATTCTAGGTTTTGCGAAGTAGAGCAAGACGGGAATATATCCAAGGAGGATAGAAGGACAAAAATTTGCTCATCGAAGATTAAAATAAAAGCAGAGTTAAAATTGGCTGACATGATCAATCTTGGAGTTGAGTGGCTAAAAGAGATCACATCACCTGAAAAAATAAAAACGAGCATAAAGGATAATTCATCCGGCAACGATGCCCAGATCGGCTCGTCTGGCTACAATGCCAAGATCGGCTCGTCTGGCTACGGAGCCAAGATCGGCTCGTCTGGCAACAATGCCCATATTGGTTCGTCCGGCAACAATGCCCAGATCGGATCGTCCGGCAACGATGCCAAGATTAGTTCGTCTGGCTACAATGCCAAGATCGGCTCGTCTGGCAACAATGCCCAGATTGGTTCGTCCGGCTACAATGCCCAGATCGGCTCGTCTGGCAACAATGCCCATATTGGTTCGTCCGGCAACGATGCCCAGATCGGCTCGTCTGGCAACAATGCCCAGATTGGTTCGTCCGGCTACGGTGCCAAGATTGACAGCACTGGCGAAGACTGTGTCATTATGTGCGCAGGTATTAACTCAGTAGCAAAAGCCTCAAAAGGATCATGGATAACACTATCCGAATGGTCTTATTCTGAGGGAAAACAAAGATATATCCCCATTTGTGTAAAAACGGAATTTGTTGATGGAGAAAAGATAAAAGCAGATACATATTACAGTCTGAAAGGGGGAGTTTTTGTGGAATGGATCAATGATTAAGAGGAGGTGTTATATATGAAATGGATGGTAATAAAAGGGGTTAGATATCCTAGTTCCGTGATATCAGCATTTGCGGCATATAATATGGATAACCCCTTCTTGAAGGTCAGGATAAGAAACAAGTATCATATAGTGCCTTTTGATGATGTTAATAAGATGGCTAGTCAGATGGTGTATTTAATGAACAACTGTCCTGATTTCGTTCAGATAGGGAGATGGTGGATATCCAAGAAGGCGGTAATGTCTTGGGTTCCCAAGGGGCAGGCCGTGGACGGATCGGGCTGGGTTATATCCTTCACCCTGTCCTTTGGTTTGGATAATGGGACTCAAATTAAGTTTTATAAAGAAGATGAGTACTTAAATGAGATAGATAGGCTAAACGAGTTGTTTAATGTAATATTATGATATGAAAAGCAAGAAAGATTATATAAGCATGCTTAACGATCTTGGTAATTCTTTGTCTAGGGAAGAATGGATAATAGGCGGTAAGGATAGATATACTGGTAGGGATAATTATGGGATTATGTTGAAAAGATATGACCCCATAGCTTTTGAGGTAGGATATAACGAGTGGAAGAAACAACCATAAACAATAATAATATGGAAGAAAAGTTGATTCTTAATAGTGTAGAAGATGCTGAAATAATATCAGTAAGGTTAAGTCCGGATGAAACACCCATCGCTTATAAAAATAGAGTTAGGTGTTTAATGTTGTCGGGATTAAGCCGGGAAGAAGCGGAGGAAGTAGCGTTAGAGCCAATGGATCTTGAGCTATATTATGAGATAGGCGCGGGGCTGATGGCTGTTGATCCAGCGGCGGTAGAGTCAGGGACAATCTGGAGTCCTTATACAAGGGAATTGTATGATAATTCTCATAATATTTAGCCTAGTATGACGATTGTGATCTATATGATCTTGTTCAAAATCATCGGGCTGATTGTAGTCAAAGTAAATAATATTAAGTAATTTTAAAAAAACGAATTATGACGAATTCTTTATTAATCTATGAGGAAAGTGGGTATCTGTTTAATGATGCGACAAAAAGATTAGAATGGTTTGAGATTGATAAGATCTTAATCAGTTTTACATATGGAGTGGTTAGATATATAGGAACTTGGGGAGGAGGTAGGACTGATAAGAGGTTAGAGGGAGAGCGGTTCTATTCGTCCGAGGAGTGTTTTAAGAAGGGCGATAGTATTCCTAAGAGAAAAATATCAATATATGATGCTTTTAGGTCATTGTATGGATTTTCCCCAATAGACGATTATGTATGGGAATACAAAAACGGGAGAGCTGTCAGGGGGAAATTGGAGAGTTTTGATGTTGTAATAAATCATAAGGGTGAGTTACGTTGTTCAAAAACATATTATGCGAGCGAGGAAGATGTGTATAGGTTTAATGATTTGATTGTGGTTGACAAGAATGGAGACATAAGGATGGCAAAGTCTCCTAAAAGTAAATTGATGCTTACAAATGATCAATTGGGTGTCGTAGAAAGGATGAGAGGAATCATTGATGATATGGTTAAGTTAAAAATGATTATGTACATCGATCAAGGTTATAATCTTTGTTTTCTGCCGGGAGATAAAATAGAAGATTTGACAATGGATGAAACGGATGGGTTTGTGGATACCACCGGTATAGTGACATCTATAAAGTCTAAGGATGTAGTGGAGTTTTATGTAGAAAACCCATTCGTAAAGATAAAGGATGAATGATATCTGAATCTGGATTGTGGTGGTTCGTGAGAATAGCCACAATCATATCTCTAAACGTGAACATAAGGAGGTACGTATGTCATTCGATTGACGTTAGGGATCTAGTTATATTAAAAGAGGAGGAATTATGAAAGAGATTGTATTAAAACTGTATGAGTTTGATGATCTGTCAAAAGATTCACAAGAAAGGGTCGTGGAACGTGAGCGCTGGAATGTAATGGAGCAATGTATGGATGCTTATAGTACAGACTATCAAGAGTCGATGAAAGCCTTTGAGGATATGACAGATACTAGGGTTTATAATTGGGAAGTTGGATACGAGAGATATGATTTTAGTTATGAGTTTAAATATAATGATCCTATTTATGAACATCCTACAGATTATAATCGTGATATATTCCCTAAGAATCTATGCGGTAAATTATTGTTCAGGTATATCAATAACAACATTATGCCACATATCACGAAAGGTAAATATTATTCTATAGGCAAATATATAGATGGGAAATATAATTACAAGTGCAGACGCAGTCGGGTAATATTGGGATACGAAGACAATTGTCCATTAACAGGGTCGTGTTATGATTATTATCTTCTTAAACCGATAATTGATTATTACGATACTTGGTGTACTTACCCGGAGGATTTTTCTTTAGAGGATCTGATGAGACAATGTTATGATAACTTCTTCAAGTCATGGCATGAGGAGTACGAGTATTGGGCTGATAATGAAGATGCGATACGTGATGAACTTCATCATAATCAATATGAAGATCGACTTTATTATGAGAATGGGAATATATATGAACATGTAAATTGATTAAGATATGTGTAATGTATTGATTTATGATATACCCTTTGGAATAAGGGTATTCATGCATAGGGACGGGGTAATCCGTGAAGCGAAATATCGTGGCATGATAGTAAAAGATCCAGGTATTTGTGGGAGAAATATGTATGTCGAATATATTTTTTGGTTTGGAAGCAAATTGGGAGAGGGTAAAATTGAGACAAGTACGTCTATATACAAAACTCTTGAAGATGCTAAGCGGGAAGTTAATCCTATACAACATAAGATATTAGATATAAAGTCTTTTTCTCTAAGATATCTATCATGTCTTATCTGGGATGGTATACAGTTTTATGGCTGGTTATGGGATGGATCAAGACCAATAAAAAGATCGACACGAGAATCTTTAAATGCCTGTGAGATATATAGAGATAAGATTGCTTTCATTGATTATCATGGGAATAAGTATGATGCCGAATATTTCCAGAGATTTACCCAAACCGCTGAGCAATGCCGGTCGGCAAACAAACCAAGAATTGTTATGCTGGATGAAGAAGAACCTCCATATAGCGTTAATCCAACTTACATCCGGAATCTTCAAGAGATGTCAGCGGAAGCTGTGGAGAGATTAACGGAGTTGAAATGTTATAGCAGAGAAGAAGCATTCGACATCATTCAAGACTGGGCCAAAGAGTTTACAAAAAGATATAACAACTACGTTTTTGATGGAAGTTACTATAAGATGATAGATACGTTTATTGAAGAGAAATTAAGAACTATTTAAAACATATCTTATGAAAACACAAGAAGAATATGCCCGTGAAATTGACGAAATCGTTCGCCGGGATGTAGAAAATTGCCAGAGTGACTGGTTTAATATTGAGAAGGAAACATTCATGCTTCCAGAAAACAAGAATAAACCGTTTATTCTTGGAACCAGAAAGACCGGATGTGACTTAATTGTACTGGGTGGCACTAATTGTAATGAAGGTAGTATGAATTGGCTTTTTGGTGGTATTGGCAATGAAAACTTCTATGTATGTCAGTCACTTACTTTTTATAAATCACAGCAAGAAATTAAGAAAGTGAATCCGCTATATGCTTTCAAGGTGGCCACTGCTTATTTTAGAGAGAATGGAATAATTCCGGTGTTTGAAAATGTAAATTGTAAACTAATAAAGCTATGATAGAAGTAATAAGATACAGGCTTCCGGTTTATTGGGCTTGCCCGTTAATCAATGATGATTACACTGGATTAACGGATGAAGAATGTGAGGAAATCAAACGCTTCTTGGAAGCAGCAGAAGGTTATCCGGTAGATGTAGATTTTGAAACACAAGGATTCTACCGTTGTAATGACGCAGGAACACTCCCCGGAGAATGTGTTAATTTTATTTTTCACAAGTATAATGATTAAACTAAAATGATATGGGAACTGCAAACAAACTAATTTATAAGCAAACAAATTATTTTAAAGAAGACGGAGAGGAATATAGAATAATAGTCACTGTATCTTTAGATGATGATTGTCATAACAATATATGTGACTGGGGCATAACGGCTGATATCAGACGAAAAAACAAATATGGACGATATGAGGAGTATATGGGAGGTTGCTGTCACGATGAAATTGTGAAGTATGTTCCAGAATTGGCAAAATTCATACCATTACATTGCTGTAACCATTATGGTGCTCCTATGTATCCGGTGGAAAATGGTACGTATCACATAGAGAATAGCGATAAGTCTGTGGCTATTGAATATTTACGTATATCAGACAAGGAATATTCCAAATTATATGAAGCGGCGGACGATAAGATGTATTTTAAGTATCTGATATTCAATCTGGGGATTGTGGATAGATGGAAACGTGAATCAGACGAACTGCTTGTTGAACTTGAAGACCTGTGTGGCAAGAAATGGCTAAATCCATATACACCAGAAACGGAAAGATTTACCCTGACACTAACAGACGAGGAACGATCTCTTATTGAAGAGCGTATTGAAGCCGGGTATTATTCTACAGAAAATATAGAAAAACGTCGGGAAGAGGTTCATAAGGCAAAGATGGTGGAAAGGCGCGCCAAGATTTGTGAGCGATATGACAAAGAAATCAGAAAAGCAGAAGTTGAGAAGAAGATAATACTCTGTGTGTTTGATCATGGATTATCTGTTGATAATGTAATATATTATAATCATACGAACACTTTATCTTTCAACTGGCGTGATTATGGGGAAAAGATCACACAAGAAGAGTTTGATGATTTCGTGAATAACGTGGATCGATCCCAACTTCCGGAAGGAATTAAATTTGAGTTAAAGTAATTTTTAGTCTACACATAATCACTATCAGATTTACGGGAGAGACATCCAAGATGTCATGGGCGGCGTTACCGGTGGAGCCGGCGTGTATAGGTAAGACGTGCGGAGGGAAGCGAGGCGTCCGCTCATGTTCGTTGGATTGGCTGGGCAGGCAAATAATATATAAACACATAAGAAGATATGAATATTAAAAAGGGAGATATGGTATCTATAAAGCAAGATTTTATAGACCGGAACAATAGATATGAATATGATAGCAGGGATATATGGGAGGTCAAGGAAGTGTATAAGATAGGTGGCGGATATCATGTGGCTGTAATAAACAATTTAACCGGTTACGGGAACGCTCATCTATGCACATATAATATGGATTTAAGGACTATAGATGATCTTAAAGCAAGATTGCTACAAGATGATAATATAGCTAAAGTGAAAAATAACAATATAAATACATGTAAAATTATGGAAAAGAGAATGATAACAAAACCATTTGACTTAGAGCTGGCAAAGAAAATCAGTAATGGTGAACGCGAGGGTGAGATTGTAACGATCGGGCATAATCATAAGGTAGAGTTAGTGTATTATAATAAAGATAGGGGGATGTTTAATACACTAGGAGTGATTTATTCTGATGGCGATATAATATCTGACTGGTTCTCTGATAATGGAATGGGAGCAAGAGGATGTAGGCTTTGTATTAATATTCCGGAATATACGGCATTTAAGGATGGGGATGTATTGAGCAATGAAGAAGGTGATTACTTATTCATATTGAATACAAACGGGGAATACCTTACGTCTTATTATGCCTCTTGGCAAGAAGGGGGTTATTTATATTTTGATAATGGGGCTGCCAATCAAAATAATATTGAGAGATACAGATTTGCTACTAAGGATGAAAGGCAAGAGTTTATTGATGCTCTTAAAACAAGCGAAGAACCTAAAGCCAAAATGTGTTTGAAACAATTCTTTGGTATTGAGATAGAGCCAGAGTATAAGTTAAAACCATTTGACAAAGTATTGGTAAGAAATAGCCAAGATGATGCATGGAATATTAGTTTATTTGCTAGAGAAATAACGGGTGTAAATTCTCATGGATATGAATGTGTACATGGGACGGTTTGGACTTATTGTATCCCTTATGGGGGCAATGAGGATCTTTTATAGAATAAAAAATGTATTAAAATGGAAAATAAAGAACAGGATTTTATCAATCGATATAAAGATGTGCAAGAATCCATCGTGAAGGCAATGGACAAGGCATTAGAACGGGCAATAGGGAACAAGGTAATAGATTTCGAAAAGTGTGAAGGCAATTATTTGGACGTCTATCCTCTTATCGGGGCGGTCTTACAAATGGAGCTAAGGAAGGTGCTTGGCGAAAATGTGAATAAGAATATATCCCGGAATATGAAAATAAAGGCGACCAAGTACAGAAATGATTACAGGGTATGGTTGGACTATGCAGGAGATTACAGAAACGAAAATATAGAATAACATGAAATATCAAAATTTTATGTGCCCTTATGAGCTTGCATTAAAGTTGCATGAGTTGGGTGTAAATTCAGAGTCGGAATTTTATTTTGTGAAAGAGATGAAAGGAGGGGGATCCAAAACAGAATCAGTTACACAAAATACAATGAGATATTCATACAGAAAAGAAGGAGACCTCATACCGGCTTATATGAGTCATGAACTTGGAGAGATACTACCAAGTATGATAAATATCAGTAAATCAAAAATATGGGATGACTGGTTGCAATTGGCACAATATTTCCCGAATAAGGATATCGAATACTACGAAGCTGCTTATGTTCGATACGATGCTTACAATCCACAAACAGAAGTGTATAGTGGATTTGGAAGTACAGAGGTGGAGTCGAGGGCGATGCTGCTTATTGATCTATTGGATAAAAAAGTATTGACATTAAGTGATCTAAACTTAAAAAGTTTAAATAGAATATGAAGACAGTAAGATTATCTGACTTCTCGCCTTATAATAGGAATAAGGGAAAGACGCAAGAGTTGCGTCACAAATTCAGGAATCAAATACTTGAATATTGGGGAGAAGATACCGGGATTTTGATAGGAATAACCATGGTACATGAAAGACATTTGTGGAACGAGGAAGTTAAAGTAATATGATTATGGACGATAATAGGATAATGGAAGCGGCTAAATTGATAGCCAACTCCTCAGCAGCCTTAATACAGGCTATAGGGATGATGAGTGAGAATATAGAGAGGGCTAACAGAGGGGAATCTCTGGCTTATACCGAAGATCAGTTTATGAAACTAATTCAAGATAACGGAATAACGTATAACGATGTAATACAAAGGGGTTAGAGATTATGAAAGACGTAGAAAGAGTAAATGCATTAAATAAAATGCTATTAAATGCGAACGTAGTAGCTTATGGAGCTATGGTTGATTTGATCAAGAGAACAGGGAGACTTGATCTTGATATGGATAGCGGAACCCATGTAGATGATTTTCCGGCTGAAATAAGGATCTTTACCGATAACGGGTTGATTTGTTTATCTATAACATCCGTGTATTTATCGGGGGAAGATAATTTGATGGTCGATGGATATGATGACGATAATGATAAAGTTGATGGGGTGGATGTTTATTACGACCAGATAAGTGAGGTGGTATATCTGGCTAAAGTCATATTAGAAGAAATGGAGGGAAAAGATCATGGAGAAAGCAGTTAAAACAGATATGGAATATAGGGAGATATTGGAGAAATCATTATCAGCTATCCAATATCTAAGGATACATGGATTCTCTACATACATGGAATCGGAGGGGATTGTAAATAGGATAATGATGTTCAAGGATAAGAATGAGATGAGGAATCGAAAGATTAAATCAATTCTGTAATGGTTGATCATAATGGTAGAGAGATATAAGTACAAGTGTATTGATGCTTATGAGGAGCCGGAGAATCCAATGGAATGGTTGCCGTGTCCACGATGCGGCCTCCGGCCTCTGGTCTGGGAGTTCGATAACGGGAGAGCCACGGCGTGCGGGTGCGGGACAGACTGTTATAGTCATTGGAGCGTGCAAGCGGAAAGTATTATGTCGGTCATAAAAAGATCTGATAACGGTAAGTCGGCTGAGGCGTATGATATTGATGAACTTAAAAATAACTGGAATCATTGGGTGAGGACAGGGGAGATACTGTTTACGCCGGGAAATGGGAGATGGTAATATAATTAACAATTTAAGATATGGATCATTATTTGGCTACAATTCAAACAATATTAGATAGATGTGATGATAACAACACATCTCCTAGTATTGATGACATGGAGATAATAAAAATAAACCTATGCAGAATAATTCAGACTCGTTACGGAATAACTCAGTTATGGTTCATTCCGTTGATAGAGAGAATCCAGAATGCTTGTTGTAAACATTACAATGATGTTGATATGTTATGGGAAAATTTTGTTAAAAAAATGACTGAATAGGAGGGATAAATATGAGTACAAAAACAAGTAAAGAATATAAAGCAAGGGATATGGCTGGCGGTTCAGGAGCTAGCCCACGACGGGCGATGGACGCAAGCTGCGGAGGAGCTGGTATCTTCTTGTGGATTGACTGAGGATGAGTGTAGAAAGCTACAAGAGGAAAGTGGGTCGTTTGATGATGAAATGCTTGAGTTTATTGATACGATATTCGGTCGTAAGATAGATTTAGATGAGGATAATCAGATGATTGATATAGATATATCTACAATGAAAGTAGGTGATACATATAGCTTCATGAACAATCAAAAGGAGATGGTGGAGATCAAGGCTGTAAAAAGATCAATGCTGGGGTGTAATGGATGTTATTTATCAAATAGCGAGATATTATGCAAGGGGTGTAATAAGAGTGAGCGTGAGACAAATGATAATATAATGGTCGTCAGGATAGATAAGATGGATGATGTATATCGTAATGATCGTCCTCTGGATTCGGGAATAGGCGTAGTTCACTCTTTTAGGATAAATAATAAAATTATAAAAGCGGTAGCATGTCAGACAGTCATTAGGAATGACATTTGTAGTAAATGTTGTTTTGTGGATACGAATATCTGTAGTAACATGAGATGCTTTAGTAGTGTTAGAGAGGATGATAAAAGTGTAATTTTTAAGAAAATAGAATTATGAGCGAGAATACGATCGATAAGGCTAAGGAGGAAGGCATAAGACAAGGGATATGGTTATGCATACAAAAGCTGGTGAGTTTGGAAAATCTTGGTATGGCAAGATATTTTATACTATCATTCAGATTTGACAAAAATGAATGTGAGGCGTTATTGGATAAAAATGATCCAAACGATAAAATGAATGAATTTATCGATGGATTTATATTTAATAGAAATAATCATATAAAAAAGTTGGATGATATAGGGTATCATAAGATAGGTGAAGTATTTAAATATGATATCGGTTCGGGAATAATAGAATTGGCGGTAATAGAGGATGACGGTAGCGGTTGTGATGGATGTATATTTAATGATAGGAATTATTATTGTAAGAATACTTGCTGTATTAATGTAGATAGAAAAGACAGTACGGATATTATATATAAAGAAGTAAAAAGATCATGAGTTTAATAGATAAATTAGAGGATTTGGTGATCAAAGTAGACACCGAATACCAACAGAAGATGGAGGCGGTGATCCGGGAGATAGTTCCGGGGATGCCGGAAGGGAACGTGCGCCATGCCGCCGAGTGTATGTGTACGGACAGGATGGGGAGCATGATGGATATCGATATTTATATATTAAAGGAAGAGGATAGACCTTACGAATGCCATTATCTAAAGGATCTGCTGGAGGATAGGGTAGCTAGAATAGCCAAAATGCATGAGGATGAAAGTTATACATACAATATGGATGATAATTATTGGTGCGCCACATGTGGATCCCATTCTCATAAAAAGGATTCCAAGACAGGGTATTGTTGGTATTGCGATACAGTTAATTGGGTTAAAGAGGATGGGAAGGATGTTGGAATATAAAAACAAGCAATTATATAACAAGGAGGAATAAACATGGGAAGAGGTGTTAATACAGGCGCCTTGTCTCCGGTCGGCGGTATCGGGGAAATACGAATGCGAGCAAACCTGCGAAAAATAGTGGCGTACAAAGATTTCGCGAAACAGATGGTCATGGCACAATACGAATGATAGAGGAGATTGGTGATTAAAACATTAAATAACATTAAACATGAAAAAGAGTAGAAGAATTGTAAAGAAAATGAGCAAGAAGAGCCTTATCAACAAGAAGGCTCTTCGGTATATTATCGCAAACAGTAATTTATGTAAACATGCGATAAGAGAATTGGAATTAGCCGGATATAACAAAGAAGAGGACGGTCCTAACAAATGGATGCGCGAACAGGTAATAGAAGCTGTCGCGCTGTTCTCTTCTCATGGTAACAGCGGATTCTCGGCGCCATTTGAAATCAATCTCGTCAAGAAACTTTGCAGTTTTGATATAATCTCTCCTTTGAGATTTGACGATGGCGAATGGGAAAAAATAGGCTTAGACGGGAGTTGCCAGAATAAAAGAAAATCATCGATATTCAAAGAGCCGGACGGGAGTATCCATGATGTTGATGCATTTTCAAAAGTTCCTGTAAAAAAGTTTTTATTCGCCACTCGAACGTGGACGGAGAACATCCATAAGATAGGATGGATAGGAGGGTTGTTTGAGACGGACGAAAACGGAATACTCACTGGAAGATATTTTGGTAGATGTAATGTAAAAGACTATCAGAACGGATATATGCCAAAAGGCAAGAAAGAAATACCATGCAGGGAGATAGAGATATCGCCGGACAATTGGATTATGACAGTTGAATCAAACAATGAGGCTTTGATTGAATTGTCAAAGATTTATGATATAGTCTGGCGACAATGCCCTTGCTTGAAAGGCATAATGAATACCAACGTTACACCGGAACTTGAAAGATTGGCATGCGAACAAATGAAGGGATAAACAATGAATGACAAATTTGTAGACATGCCGAAATGCATGGCGGACAAATACGAAACCGCCGACTTTATTGCCAGCGATCCCGTCCAGTTCCCAAGGCGGTATTCCGGGCGGGACGCGGAGGTCAGTGGGTTCATTACTTCGTGGCTCTCGTTCGGGAATCGAAAGGCGATCATCGGGGCGGCGGAGATGAGGAAATGTCTTGATAAGATATTTGATTTGGCGATTGATGAAAGGCTTAAATAATTAAACACAAAATCATATAAGATGATAACTTCTATAAGGATAGACGATAACAAGAGGACTCCATTTAAATATATCCAAAAGATAAAAGCGTTCAAAAATGGCTCTGAGTTTATATTCAAGCCCGGCGTGAATGTGATTGTAGGCAAGAACGGGAGCGGGAAATCAACCCTCCTGAATATGATATCGAAGTACATGTTGTGCGAGAAAAAGATGTGTTCTGAATTACCGTCAGAAGCATTGTATTTCCCGGATATATTTGATGATGACAAGGTGCTTGACGGGATCAGTATTAAGTCGGATTATATCGGGAAGGTATTCCATCTCCTACAGCAAACTGAAATGAGAAAGGATGATATATTGGATAATATCAATAATTTAAGTTTGTATATGAATGGAGCATCTAGGTCCTCTGGGGAGAGGAACCTTCATGCCATGAACTCGCTCTTTGATTTTGTGTTTAACCAAGATGAGTATGCGTTTCCGATACAGAAGCTTATGGAATTTAAGAAAAAGTCAAATGAGTTCTGGGCAAACAGGATCGACAATCTTTTAAAATACTACAAAGACAATCATGTGGTATTAATGGAGAAGGATTTTGAGTATACAATCCTTATGGATGAGCCGGACAGGAATTTAGATATTGACAATATCATGGATCTGTACAAGGTATTGTCATTTCATAAACCGCAAACACAAATTATAGCCGTAATTCATAACCCGGCTTTGATTTACAAGTTGAGCAAGCTGGATTGCGTGAACTTTATTGAGATGACAAAAGGGTATTTGAAGAAAATTACTGGTTTTATGAATAAAAAATAAGAAAGGAGATGAGAGAAGAATTGAGAACAATAGGATCAAAAGGACGCCATGTGTTTACAGCAACCTTTGTTAGATTTGGATTTAGGAATGGATACATTGGACCTGTAAAAACGATGCTTTTACAAGATGTGACACTTGATAGCAAAATAGTATCAGATCATTTGTGGTTCGATTTAACAAAAGGATTTAGTGATGCTGATTTATCGCCAGGCGATGTGGTTGAGTTTTGCGCAAGGGTTAGTGCTTACGAGAAAGGATACAAGGGGCACAAGGATGATGTACTTAATAGACCGATAGAAAGAGACTATCGATTATCAAGACCGACAAAAATTAAAAAGATCGGGAAGAAATTAATATTAAAAGATGAGGGGAAATAATACATGATAATTATATGTCTAAAAAATTCATAATTTATTAAAATATAATGATATGAAAATTCAAGTAGAATTAAATTTGGAAGATGTATTCGAGGAAGCTATGTACAATGAAGCGACGTTGAAAGAGGAGTTTACCAGCTCGGTCAGGTTAGCCGTAGTACGTGAACTTAAAGAAAAGTTCAAGAATGAGTTGATGAGAGAAATATCCAATCCGATATCACAGAAAATTGAGGATATAGCGAGGGAATCAATGAGCGATCTCATTGAGAACGCCAGCGAGAAGAAATATAGATTCAGGTTAGATTATATGGATGAGGAGTTAACAGTAGACGAGTTTATAAGAGGCAGGATTAAGAAGGTTGTAGACAGCAACATCGAGACAATGGTAGAATCAAAAGCCAAATCTTTTGTCAATGAGTTAAGGAGAAGATATGATATGGCGTTCGCTGCCTTTGTCGTAGATAACATGAGAAAGCAAAATATGTTGAAGGAAGATAAGATAGCTGAGCTGTTAAAGGATAACCCAAATGAGAAGTAGGGAAGATGCCAAAGGAAGACGGCGATCTGTGCTCATGACACCGCCCGTACCGGAGAAGGTCAGGGTATTATCCCCGGCATGGTATAGGGCGGCAGTGGAGTTTCAAGGTAGGCCGGAGCAGGAGCGACTAGCCTTTTGCTCGTGGTGTTGTTGTCATGGAGGGTGTAATTTGTGTATGGATATAAGCAAATACAACATAAAAGGGCTTAAGATATATGGAGGATAAGGTGATTATATACCATTTTATGATTTTAGTGTAAAATGGTATATAATAACCTAAGCGTATTAACTATTAATAATGTTTATTTAATTTAATTCAAAAACAAAATGTCTACTTTTGTAGACACATAAAAATTACACATATGAAAAAGAGTAAATTTGTAAAGGAGTTAGAGAAGATCATCGATATGGTTAAGGCCGAGGATGATGGTTTCGAGTATGGTGGTAAAGTCATTTTCTATAAAGAAGATGATGATAACTATGAAATCTCGGTAAAGAACATCGAGATGGATCTGACGGTAGAGGCCAATACTATGGCTAGTATGGATGATAGGACTTTTGCCTGTCTTATGAGTGAGGTCTATAAACAAAAGTTTACAAAGGCTATAACGATATCGGAGGATGAGGATGATGAAGACAATTGATAAGATGACCGATCAGGAGATATATGATCTTACTGATAAGCAGGTAGAGAAATTGATCGTAATAAGATGTGCGGAGGAAGGTGTCAGGTTTATGGATGAGCCTCCAGTTATGAAGACGTATGGCTATAAATCTATTTCTCCATCTCATTTCTTCTACTATTTGGAGGGCTTGAATATAGCCGTTCTTGATCAGAATGATGCTATTAAAATAGCTAAGTTATTAAGTGAATTTGATCTATACAGGACTAGATATGATTTCGCCGTATCCAATGAAAAGCTATACAGCAAATTGGATATAATTAATATCAAACATACTCCGATGTTTGATACGAAAGACGAGGAGACCTATAAGTCTATCAAGGATAAGAACGATAAGATTGAGGCGGAATATAAAGACCAGCTGGAGAGATATGAGAGAAATATGAAGAAAATGAGTAAGATTCGGGCCGAGATATGGGATAAAGTAGCCGATATAAGACATAGGATTGATAATATGAACTCTCTTAGGTCGCTTTTTGTAAGGGAATATCTACCACTGGTGGATAATGATACGGATAAGGCTATGATATTTTTCAAGAAGGCTTATGGCGTGGATGATGATACGGAAAGATATATTCGTGAAGGAATAAAAGATTATCCTTTGTTTAACAATAATATAGATTAAAATGCACAATTGGTTTAAATGTACGGTTTCTTATGAGACCGATGCCGAGAACGGCATGAAGAAGAAGGTAAAGGAAGAGTATTTAGTAGATGCCTTTTCTTATACCGAATGTGAGGCTAGAATCATAGAGGAGATGAAGCCATTCATCTCCGGTGAGTTTAGCGTGGATATAAAGAGGTTCCGGATAGCGGAATTATTTGCCATGGATGGAGACCGATTCTATAAGGTCACGGCTGATTATATTACGATAGACGAGAAATCGGGCAATGAGAAACGCAAGGCGTTTAACTACATCGTTCGGGCCAATGACCTTGATCATGCCAAAAAGAATTTCGAGGAAGGCATGAAAGGAACCATATCAGATTTCGTTGTCACTTGTATCAAGGAAGAGAAGAAACTGATGGACTTCTACGAGTTTGATGGTAAGATCAGGAATCCGGAGAAAAATGAGGATAGTAGGCAGTAAAGCTAGCTACGAAACCACGTCGTCCATAGCCGAGAAGTTGATGGAGATAAGTAAAATGGAGGGTACGATTTATCGTATCCTCACATTGTCTAACAAAACTTATCTAGCTTCTAAATTAGGATATAGCAGATCGGGGTTCTATAAGAAGATACAAAACAGGAGTTTTAATATCCGGGAACTAGCTCAGATATTCGATACGATCATCAACTTCAAGGATCAAGATTGGACTGAGGGTAAGATTAATAGGCTTAAGAGGTATAGGGCTATGAGCCTTATGGAGTTCAACAAAAGTTATAAAAAGAAAAAGGCATGAGAGGTAGGATGTTACCGTGTGAGAGATGCGGAAGGATGGTAACCATAAGGAGTAAGGGGTTGTGTCCCGCATGCAGAGCCAAGGAGCTACCGCCAAAGGAAATGGCGGCGATACGGGTGAAGACCAAGCCGAAGGGGAAGAGCCTAGCCGTTTTCTTTGGCGCCCATGTGGCTAGATTGAGCATGATAAGAAGATCTGCTACCGGCGCATATATACCATGTCCTGGGGTAAGCAACATATGCCACTTATACCCTAAACGGAAATATAAATCAGTTGCCGAGGATAATGATAACATTATCTACTTGACGGTTGATGAGCATGCAAAATTCGATTATCTGTTAGATACGATGGATTTCAGCCGGCTCTTGGACGAGTTTGGCAACGTATGGCTGTTGGCAGCCAGACGGATGAGGGATCTCGCACCTAGAGTCGAGGAGGATGGTAAATTAAAAACCAGATTATTATCATGGATAGAAGAAAACAAAGATTACTTTTAGACCTAGGATATAAGGCTATAAGTGACACAGTATATAGTTATGGGACGATCATAGAAGTCATAAGCGATCAAGAATTGTTTGATGAGATGAAAGTTCGTTTATCCGAGAGACACAATGTGGCTATTGCGGATGATGGAGAGATAGGATGTTCGGCTTTAGGCAAGATTTTAGGCAAGATAAAGGACGAGAATGCGTCGTCATATTATTGGCGATCATCATTACCAGTATTAAGATCATATCATACAGATCCTAAATTTACCGCTTTCTTTGGCATATTAGACGTTTTATCAACGGTCCCGAAGAAAGATATGGTCGAGGAGGAAAAGCCTATTGAAGAGCCTAAAAACGAGCCTAATGAGGAGATGGAGGTTGAGTATGATCTGGAGACAGAGCAACAGTATTATGCCGCTGAATGGATAAAGGATATCCCGACACCTGTGTTATATAGAATGACTGTCGCCGGCAAACGTGTGTATTATGAGATGGATGTTGATGGGTATCCTATCATATACGATGGAGCCACTAACAATATCGCCAATGGGTATTGTGATACGTCCGGAGCCTTGGAGAAGTGGAAGAATGAGATGAGGCTCAAGGGTAAGGATCCTGATGAGTACGCTAACTACAGGGCTGATCTGGGTACTATCATGCATTATCTATTTGGGTTGTATCTGACCGGGGTTAACATAAAGCTGATCCCGACATGGATCAGGAAGGTGGTCAAGGAAGCCAAGCTAAGAATAGACAAGTATAGGATGGAGCGGATATTAGTGGATAACATTGATGAGCTGATAGAGGATCTGATATCATTCGCTATATTCTGCAAGGAAAGACATGTTAAACCGGTATTGATCGAAAAGATGCTGAGGTCAAGCAGATTGAAGGTGGCTTCTTCGGTGGACGCCGTGGTGGAGATGGATAGCGAGCCGGAGATGGTGGAGATAGAGGTCGAGACAGGAGAGCTTTATAAGGTGGGAGCCAAGAAAGGCCAACCTAAAATGGAGAAAAAGAAAGTAAAAAGATGTAGGAGGATATTCGCTATATTGGACTTCAAATCAAACAGGAAAGGCAATTTCTATGACGAGTATGCTTTCCAACTTGAGTTATATAGAAGAATGATACAGGAGAACTATGGAAAGATATTGGAGATAGAGGAGATATATAACTTCGCTCCGGGTGATCCTACCGCAAAGACCAGCCAATATAAGTTGAAGAGACAGACTGACAACCCTATATTGAATATGGCTACCGTAGTATATCTTCAAGGTAAGTATAAGTTTGAGAAAACCAATTATACGGTTACGTCAAGGATCGGGTCTTTAGATATAGAGGGTGATTTTGAGTTGAATGGTTTGATAAGAAAAGAGTCGCTGAGAGATTATATATATAGAGTGATGAGTGAGAGGAGAGGATGATGGAATTTAGGGAGTTCAATAAGAGCGTCCATCGGTATGAGCTGGATCATAGCAAGCCAAGAAGGAAGCTGACGTGCCCTCAATGCGGCAAGGATAAGTGTTTTACGCCGTACGTGGACGTAACCACCGGTCAGATCGTTGGAGAGCAGTTTGGGGTGTGTGATCATAAAAATAAATGTGGTTACTTTAAATATCCAACAGGGAGCGAACTTGGGAACAATGATCTTTTTACCGATTCAAACAAAGTATTAAGGAGGTACAGACCTCCTATGGATCCGGATATAGCCAACTGCATTCCGGTAAGCAAGATGTTTGAGACGCTTAATCCTTTAGAGACATCCGATCTTCAGGATTATCTATCCAATATCTTCGGATCGTATCATACCAATAGGGCATTTAGCTTGTATAAGGTGGGGATGATGAGATTCGGGGACTGGGGTAAGTGCTGTGTGTTCTGGCAACTGGATAAGAATTGGGTAGTGCGGACCGGGAAGATAATGGACTACGGGCCTGACGGGAAGAGGGTAAAGGTTCCCATGGATCATGTATGTTGGGTGCATATACTGGACGGTCAGGATTACCTGCTTAGGCAATGCCTGTTCGGGGAGTTTCTTATCAACTTCTATCCCAATGACGCTCCGGTGTATATAGTAGAGTCAGAGAAGACGGCTGTTATCTGTAACATCGTGTACCCTAGTAGGTTGTTTATGGCCTGTGGCGGTATCCATATGCTGAAAAGGGAGATGATAGAGACATTGGGTAGGAGGCGGATAGTCCTGTACCCGGATAAGGGCGACGCTTTCAACGAATGGAGAAAGAAGGTAGACAAGGATATGAGGGGGATGAATATAGAGATAAGTAATTTTCTAGAATCAAAACCCAATATAAATGAGGGAATGGATATAGCGGATTATTTTATTATTAAACAAATTTACAATGGCAAAGGTAGTTGACAATTACAAGAAATTCAAGGTTCTTGAAATAACAAGACAGGAGATGATGGATAAGCTCACCAGATATGGGTGCTTAGGTATTTGCGATATGTGTAACAGACCTACGTCCGTGGGCTATTATGTAGCGGTAATCAATCAATGGATGTGCGAGGACTGTTATAATGATTTCATCAAATCGGTTGACAGGTATGAGGAGGATATGAGAATAGAGAACAGAAATTTTGATAGATTCTGCAATCTATTTAATGTTGAGATAGAAGAAAAGGTATGAAAGAACTGTCTTTAGCCCAGAAAGCTATGTTAAACGGATCCGTATGCCCATATTGCAAGATCCCATCCACTATGATAAATACGGTGGAGGGGAAGCAAGTTGGGTGCGAGAAGTGTAGGGCTTGGATGAGATCCGATCCTTTTGGGAAACCGATGGGGAGGCTGGCTAAGCCGGATCTTCTTAGGAGTATGGATATGGTAATGACTGAGATTAATATATTTGCGTATAGGACAAAACGGGATGTACAGGATATTTACAAAAGCCTATCTGGTGAATTGGATATACCAATAGAACATGTATCCCCATATAAGATGTCTTTGCCATCACTACTTAATACCATGAGATATATTGAAAAGTATGGCGATAATCATATACGGATATATGATAGAACCATGGTAAAGAAGGCTTGCCATAGGCACGGAGCGGTGGCGATCGGGAGCAACGCCTGCCACGGGTGCCCGGAGTTCCTGTTCCATGTGGTAAACAACACGACCGATACGGTGGTGTGTGATATGGATATGAGCTATGGCGACTGTATAAAGAAGAGAAATAATAAATTTGGTAGATAATATTAATTATATAAAAGATGAAGGTAATTTTTATTCATAAGCCTACTGGATATTATGTAGGAGGGTCGATGTTCGACAAGTCTTATTGCAAGGATAAGATGATAGAGAAAGGAATAAGTAAGGATCGAGCAGAGAAGTTAAGTGATATAATAGGCCCATACGCATGCATATGGGAGGTGGAGAACGGAGATGACCCTTATGAGAGTATGAGATCTAGGCTAAAGGATAAAGCTTCATATCTGGATGGAGAGGATCTTATCATGGAGAATTATGATGATGAGGAGGACGAAGAGGATGGGGAGATCGACTGAATATTACAGAACACATCCGGAAGCCAGAAAGAAGAAGGCTGAGACGGATAAGAAGATCAACGCCAGACCTGAGCAGAAAGCCAAGAGACGGGAGTTGGGTCGTAAGAACTACAAGACCGATAAGTTGAAGGGAAAGGCTTATCGGAAGGGGAAGGACCTATGCCATACAGCTAAGGGGTTAAGATATAAATCAAGATCAGCTAACAGAGGATCTAAATCCGATACGGCTGGCGATAGAAACGCAAGAGGATGAGTGAGGATAGGATATGGAGGTCATCCAAGGAGATTATCATGGATGCCTATGAGAGAATAAGAAAGTATCAGTCGGGAGAGCTTCTCCCGGCTCGTACTGGATACGCTTATCTTGACAAGGCGTTGCTGGGAGGGTTCTACCCACAACATGCGGTGGCTATCGGCGCCAGGCCCGGAGTCGGCAAGTCTTATTTGGCGCAGAAGATCATGAGCAATGTGATGAATGTCAATATCAATCCACAGGCAGATGATTATGTATGGTTAAGATGTGAGTTTGAGATGAACCCAGAAGATTTGATGTTGCGTTCACTATCAAAAAAAATGGGAAAGGATATACAAGATATTCTCCTTAACGAGATGTCTGATGAAGAGATAAAGGAAATGCAGAAATGTCTTAAGGAGGAAAACTCCAGCAGAATAACATACATCCCTAAACCATCAACCGTAGATGAGCTTCAAAACTTTCTGTGGAATGAGTATATGCCAATAAACAAAGATAAAAAAATGGTATTCGTGTCTATAGATCATACGGCCCTGATACAAGGTTCAGGAGATGCCAAAAGGAATATCGACTCGTTGATAACCATGTGCAATATAGCTAAAAGGACTTTTCCTAATATTTTCTTTCTTATAATATCCCAACTCAATCGTGATATCGAAGGACGACGGGATCCAAAAGATCATATGCCAAAGCAATCTGATTTTTATCAATCAGATACATTGGGACAGTTATGTACGGCTATGGTAGCGTTAAATATCCCGAAGAGATACGGGTACTCCTCATACATGCAATTTCCGCAAGGATGGTATCCTAATCTGGAACGTTTTAAAAGTGAATCAAGACGATCCTTCCGTGTGGATGGATTATTATTCCATCATATCGTAAAGGTCCGTCAACGGTCATTAGAGGAGATTGATGCGATACATGTAGATATCATGAAAGGATATGAGCGATATTATCCTGATGGAGGGGTGGTGCGCCAAGAAAGACCGGGAGGCTCGGATGCCCCCGTGGGTAGCGGCAAGCCGGACACGACCGTGGTGACGCTGCCGCCCCCGCCTCCCAGTATCCCGTTGGAGCAACAATATATACCGCCTAGTGATGATTTCAATATAGTACATGACGAAACACCTTATTGACATGAGATTGAGACATAATTACTTGCTTGTAGTGATAAAGGTGCTGGAAATGTTCTTGAAGACCGTATTGTCGGTTGAGGATAAGATGGGGATAAAGGAAATTATATCCTCGTTAAAGGAAATGGCTAAATACAGCATCAGATATATCATAAACCGGGAACGGGAAAAGGAGATCATGAGTATCTGTGATGAGGTATCCAATAAAGTACAGGAGTATAAAAGGATAAATGACAACTCAATGATATTGGAATTGGAGAACCTAAAAAGGGAAGTTGTGGCGGTGGAGGATCTTCTTAGCTCATACAAGGGGGTTCTTGACGCCGAACTGGTGATAGCCGAGGATGATATCAGAATCATACGGGACAAGATCGCTATAAGCCTGAGGGAGGACGGAACATGTAAGAGCATGACTGATGCTGATAAAAGGGCTAGGGTGGACGTAAGATACGAGAGGGCGTTAGAGGATTATCGAATCCTTCTAAGATGCGCTAATACGGTTAGGGCTAAGATGTCGGTTGTAGGGCATCTTAACCAATCTATAAATCAATCTATATCAGTTGGTAGAGTTGGTATGGCTAATGAATCTTATACGGTAAAACAGTATGAAAAAGGGAAAGAGATTATCGAAAGCAGACGCCCTTAGGGTGTTGAGAAGAGCTTACGATCTAATAAAGAATGATAATTATACATTTATGTGCAGAGCAATAGAAAAGGCAGCGGTTGAATTATCACTTGCTGAAAGATCATGTGTGGCGTGTTATCTTATACCAGAACTGAAGATGTTCAAATCTGTAAACAGAAAAAATGGAGATTTTTGGTTTCATTCATCAAAGAAAAACATAAGGTTACATATAATAGATACGCTAATAGATATATATATAACGGAAATGATCATCCCGATATAGTCGAGAGGGTAGCCAGAAAGATCAGGTCAATATTTTAACTCATTAGCTTATGTATATAAATTTTGAACAGATGATGACATCAGGATTAACGATGTCTGATGTCGGGTATCTTTTGATGATCCGGCAGAAAGAGGAGATGGCTAGCGTCATTCCAAAGGAGAAAATAGATAGTTATAAAGCATCTGGTTATATCGAGCTTCAGAAGAATGGGAAGTGGAAGATAACGCCAAGGGGAGGGTCGCTGCTGATGCTGATAGAGACACCCGGTCTGACACCGGAGGTCGAGGGGATCCGGGACCGTATCGTTGGGGTATATAACGATATGGGGAAGGATACAGGGGCTATTAAGGAGGTAGAGAAAAGGCTCGTATGGTTCGTGGCTAATACCAACTTCAAGGAAGAACCTATAGTAAGAGCCGTAATATCCCACATAGATCTTAAACGTGAGTATACGATGAGATTGGATAACTTGATCTGGAAACCATCAAATGTGTATAGCGTGCATATGAGTTTATCGGAATCAACGTTATTCGATACGATCATAAAAATGTATGGCATGACGTCTGACTTGTATCTTAGGGAGAACAAGAACAAGGAGCTGGCATGGTTGTTCGCCATAAGCCGGCTTCCGGATCCCCCAAAGAGAATGGATAAGGAATACGCTATCACAGGCGATGTTAAGATGGATATCGAAAGGATATCGGATATAAAAAAAGAATTAGGTAGAAGATTGAAAATGTCGATTTAGTATGGAAAGAAAAGAAGTTGAAAAAGTAGTCAAGGAGGCGATATTCGAGAAGATGGGTGAATTTAATGGTCTTGATCATGCCGCTCAGATAATGAACGAGGATAAGCTGGATACGGATATGGCTATGGATTCCCTTGATTTTGCAGAAGTCATAATGGAAGTGGAAAAGAAAACGGGTAAATGTATACCCGATGAGGCACTTAACGTCAAGCCTTATCACGAATTGAAGGCAGGAGAGCTTATGGGTATGTTGTATGATTATCTAAAAGACAAATAAATGGATTTCGGATATGATGATTGGGAAGAGGGGCTAGAGACCCCTCTTGTCGATGATTGTGATGACGATCATGAGGAGGAAGAATATGATTTCAGTTAAGGAGTTAAGGCCGGGCAATCTTGTAAAAGACAAAGCTGGCGATATATGGAGAGTAGGGTGCGTTACCGGTATGTGTAATGAAAGTGGATCATTAATCCTTGAACGTGAGGTTGATGATGGGATAATGAAATGGTATTCAGGGGAAGATGATGTCATGCCTATTGAGATAGACGATAACCTTCTTGATGCTATCGGTTTTAAGAGTGACAAGAATAGGGACGTATATCGTGGACACGGGATGACCATGGAGGTTTTTGGCGACGAGTATTATCTCGGACTTAGGGATATGGAGGATGACCTGAGCGAGCTTATCCAGATAAGGTATTTGCATAACCTACAGAATATTTCGATGGATTTATATGAGCGTGACATAAATACGGAGAGGCTTTATGATCGTTCCGGAGAATAACTTGCTATGTAAGACCATAGGCGGCGAGAAGGTGCTTGCCGCATCCTACTCACAGATAGACACGTTTGTCCAATGTCCGTATAAGTGGTATAAGACTTACGTGGAGGGTCACAGATCCACGGAGAAGCACGAGGCTACGTCATATGGTACGGTTATCCACCAGACGATGGAGTACTTCTTCAAGAACGGATGCAGACCTTCTTATGAGGATATGAGTAAGGCTTTCAATTACTACGCCGATATAGAACAGATTCCTTTTGATAGCGTAAAATCCCAGATCGAGTCTATGCAACATGCGGCTAGGTTAATAAGATGGATTGTGGGGTTGTTTGAGAAGGATGCTGCTGGCAATTATAAGAAGGCATGGTCCAATCTTACGCCAATGGAGAAGGTGATCCGGGGGTCGAGGCCGGCCGGCGTGGAGGAGGACTTCGTCCTGCCCTATAAGCTACCCAAGCCACTTACTTTGGATGGCGTGACGTACGATAAGGTACATATCATAGGATCGGTGGACTGGCGTGGAGAGTATAAGACAAAAGACAGGATAGCTATGTATACGATAGACTGGAAGTCCGGGAGAAAGTTATTCGATGAGGATAAGCTGCTTCACAATCTCCAGCATCCGATATACGCCTTCTACATACTGAGAAAGTACAAGGTATTGCCGGATATGTGCAGCTATTTCTTTACCCGCATGCTGGACAATCAGAACGTGAAGGTAGATAAGGAGAAAGTAGAGAGATCGGTCAAGGAACTTAACGATATTCTCCTTGACATGTATGATTTCGAGACAAATAAAATAGATAGCTATCAAGCTCACGTTTGGGACGACGCCAAACAGGGGTATAAGTACGAGAAGCGCTACCTCATGGGACGCCAGCCGGCCTGCCTTGAACCCCGCCCCAAGCCCTTGTGTTTTTGGTGCGATTTCTCGATCCACAAACAAGGGACATGCAGGTACTCATCGGATTGGGATGAGTCAAAAAGAAAGAATAAAAAAGATTAACTTTATTAAAAAGCCTAGGTAAATATCTAGGCTTTAATTATATTTGTATCACTAAAAGAGCTAATTATGTACAAAAGTGAAAAAGAAAAACAGATATTAGATCTTCTGATGTCTAGAAAGGATATCAGGAAATTGGTAGAGAAATCAAATGAATGTTATTCTAAAATGGATTTCGTTGGAGCCATGAGATACCGGCAAGAGATAAAGGATATCGTAGATCGAGAATCTAAAATCATGTTGACAAAAAGTGAGTCTTTGATAGGCTTGATGAATAATGCTGATAATGAATATAAATTCAATATGCTGGTATGGCTACATTCCATGATGTGTATGGCGGATGTATTTAACGGGATATTGGAGGATTTCAAGGATGGGGTAAGAAAAGCCAATGGTAACTCCAAGTTCGTTAAGTTCGATAATCTGGATCGGTTAATGGCAGAATGTAAGAAGGAGATTGATTACCTGATGAAAGGCACAAGTAAATCATTCCAGATATCTTTTGCCGTAAGAAGCGATGAGCTAAGGGAGATGATAGAGAATATGGTTGGCGACAATATCCGGGAAGGGTATGATATGTTTAAGGAAGAGGCTAAGATGACCAAGGAGACAGACAGGAGCAAGATAGAGGAATTTAATAAAAAGCTTGACCATGATCAAATGTAATATAAAGCTAGGCGATATAGTCCATACCCAGATAGGAGTAGGAGAGGTGATAGCCATAAGCAAGACCAAAGAGACTTTGATGGTGAAAATGGACGATGACCGGGAGTGTGCGATAAGATTAGAGTACGTAAAAGACGTTTTTGATAACTACAGATCCAAATGATATACAAGTTAAGACCATATCAAGAGGAGTGTGTTAAAAGTATCTCCGATTACATAAACTCTGATAGGAGCGATCCGGTATTAATCGTAGGGCCGGTAGGTTGCGGTAAGTCACTGCTGATAGCAGAGGCGGCTAGATTGATGGGAGATAAGACGCTGATTTTACAACCATCAAAAGAATTGCTGCAACAGAACCACGACAAGATAACGTCGTATGGCATACCGGCTACCATCTACTCCGCTTCCTGTGGTAAGAAAGAGCTGTCTAACATGATATACGCCACGTTAGGGTCTATCAAGAAGGTTGTTGATAAGCTTAAGGAGATGGGGATCAGAAATGTATTGATAGATGAGGCTCATGCTGGTTATAGCCCGGAGGATGGTAGCGAGTTTATGACATTCATGAATGAACTGAAACCGAAAAAGGTGATAGGGTTTACAGCCACGCCATGTAGACTTAAAAACATGTCGATAGGACAGACATCATATTCCCAACTTAATTTCATCACTCGTATGAGACCGGTATATTTCAAGAACCTGATTCACGTGATACAGGTAGAGGAGATGATAAGGCAAGGATTTTGGACACCTCTTAAATATGAGACATGGGATTTCAATGGGGATGCCCTTAAACTTAATTCTAACGGCTCCGAATATACGGCTGAGTCTATTAGTGAGGCGGTGAGAAAAAACGGCTTAAACAACCTTATTTTACGTCGGTTGATGGTATTAAAAGACGTATGCAGATCTATACTGGTATTTATGGATTCTGTTGAGAGCTGTAATACTGCCGCCGAATGGATGAACGCCAAGATATGCGCTGGCATGACGGAGGTAGTTCACGGAGGCACGCCAAAGAAGCAGCGGGAGGCTATAGTCGAGAGATTCAAGTCAGGTGGGACGAGGGTAGTGTTCAACTATTCCGCCCTCGGTACGGGATTCGATCATCCGGGTCTGGATTGCGTGATAGTAGGGAGACCGACATTCTCATTCTCATCGTTTTATCAGTGGCTTGGAAGGGCAGTCCGTATAAAAGACGGAAAGGATAGTGCTTTGGTCGTTGATTGTTGTAACAACTCGTCAAGGTTCGGTGATATAAGGAAACTTAGTATAGAGAACTACAAAGGATATGGATGGGGGATGTTTATCGGCGATAAGCTAATAACTAATATCCCGATGGGGGATAAGGTAACGAAAACAGATCTGGATATCAAAGCAGCCAAGAAAGATCGTAGGAGGGGGCTGGCGCAGGGCGTAACCGCCGCCCCTGTTCCCGGGAGACCGGATCATCCCCTTGGCTCTACGGTAATGACATTCGGGAAATATTGTGGGTGGATGTTGCATTCGATCCCAGTATCGTACTTCAAATTCATAAACGAGACATTTGACTGGGATAATGATAGGAACAAGGATATAAAAGAATACATAGATTTTTTAATCAAAAACAATAGATTATGACAGGATGTATATATCATGAGGCTGATCTTGACGGAGTAATGTCAGCGGCTATAGTAAAAAAGTATTTCAAAGGGGACATTGATCTTCTTCCTTACAATTACGGCAAGGAAATACCTGACGTGAATAAATATGATAAGGTGTTTGCAGTTGACGTGTCATTTGGAAACAGAACAAGATTCCTTTTCGATGAGTGGAAAGAGAAAGGTATAGATGTCGTATGGATAGACCATCATAAGACCGCCATAGACGATATGAGGGATTACGAGGTAAAGGGCAAGAGACGTATCGGAACGGCGGCTTGTGAGCTTACGTGGGAATATCTTTTCGATGATATCGAAACCCCTGACGTGGTAAAATTATTGAGCGCTTATGATGTATGGGATCATGATCGCTTCGAATGGAGTGATGTCATGGCGTTCCAATACGGGATGAGAGGATATTGTGGTCTTGACGTGGATATGGCGGCAAGGGCCATGGATGGCGATCATGACTTCATATATGACATGATAAGGAACGGGGAGGCGATACTGGAGTATATCGTTGAGAAAAACAGGGGCGAGATAAATATATTCTCATTCGAGGCTGATGTATTTGGGTACAAGGCTATATGTATGAATACCACGGAGTTTAACTCTACTACATTTGAATCTATGTATAACCCTAAAAGACATGATCTGATGATGCCATTTTGCTGGAACGGAAGATTCTTTAGATGCTCGTTCTATACCACCAAAGAGGAGGTGGATGTCTCGGTGCTGGCACGCAAGGCCAATCCCGGTGGAGGCGGTCATAAGGCGGCTGCCGGCTTCCAACTTAGCGTGGAGGATATGATGGGATTCTTGAAAGAGAGGAGGATGTGATATGGTAGGATTGATATCTATTATTATAATAATAGTAATCTCCTTTGTCATGATGATGGAGGGATGAGAAAAATATGATTCACAAAAGTTTTACACAGGGCTGCTTGTGATAGGTATAAGTATCATAATGATATTTCCAGTAATGCAATATAATATGGAGAATATGAAAAACGTATGCAAATTCAAGAAACTTAACGAAATGAAGCTAGATGATTACGGCTTCGGTTTATTCGAGTACAATGGCGTTCTTTATTTCAAGGAGGCAGAGGGTGAGAGATGCTTTGATGTAAGAAGCGGGAACGAGGTTATTATCGGGAAAGATAAAATTGTAACGGCCTTGGAGGATTGATCATAAGAAAACTTGACGACACCAACAGGACAAGAAAGAAAAACGTACGGCACTCGTGGGTAAAGGCGGGGCCGGGGATCCAACGCTGCGCTATTTGCGGAATTACGAAGCAAAGCGAGTGGAGAGACGGGAAGACCTCGCATTGCGTATATCTATCATCTGGTGAGCTTTATTCTATGACAGGAGAGACACCGGAATGCAGGGATCTTAGTGAATTTTATTAATAAAACAAAAAGGAGTTTGAAATGAAAGAGGAATTTAGCAAATACGACAAGGTTGTTTATGATGGTGAGGTATTTGAGGTACTTGAAACCGCCGACAATACGGGGATAATGAAAATAGAACCGTTATTTGATGAGACATATAAATTTATTTGGGTTGATGAGGAGATGGTTGTCTCGTTAAGCAGGGCTATCAAGTTAAGGCTTATTGATGATGAGACGGCAGATGAGGCGATGAATTTCGGGAAGCCAAAAATAGGAGACGCGGTGGTGGAAAGCGGACCGCTTGTAGGGAAAGACGGCAGCGGCAAGGACGACCGGGCCGACGGCAAGCTTCGGTGGGATCTCCTTCCTTTGGCTGAGATAGAGGATATCGTGAGGGTATATACGGAAGGTGCCAAGAAGTACGCTGATAACTCATGGCAGGATATACCTGATGGGTTCAATCGTTATCTAGGTGCACTCATGAGACACTTGGTCGCTTATACGAAAGGGGAGAGATATGATAAGGAGGGATTCATGCATCTATCCGCCGTATGCTGGAACGCCATAGCGTTATTATATTACGATAAACATAACAAAGGGCTTATAGAATGGAAGAGTCAGGAAAAAGAGTAAAAAGAGTAGTAGATGAGGGATTAAGAGCTATCGACAAAAGAACGAGTAAATACGTTAATGTAATCAAGCGCACTATTGATGATAGCCTATTCCCGATAGTTAAGTATCTCAGTTACAGTTATAATGAATTAAATTATGATTATGTAAAGAATCTGAATTTTGATGTAAACGTAAATTGGGAGCAGCGTAGATATCAGATTGTTAAGGATTTATTATCTAACGATTTCGATGGGAGAAAGATGAGTATAGATGAGGTAGATAATGCTATATTTACCGCTGATTTGATTATTAACAGATTAACAACTATTTGAGATGGTAAGAATTGATTTTTTCACGAAGAAAGACGCTGAGTACAGCGACTACATGCGGTATATTATCGCCAACACATTACAGGAGTATGAGGGTGAGGTCACGTTAAACCAGATCCCGGAGAACAAAGCCACGGAGGAGGAAATATCCAAGTACGGTATAGAGGTATATCCTACTATCATCGTCAGCGGAGATAACATGGATGGCTTTAATAAACTTGAGGGGATGGCCAGAAAAGCTGATCTTATTAACGTCATGTCGTTATACGACAAGAAATAGGCTTATGACGATAAGGGATAAATATTTTGGTTGGAAAGATATATTCTTTGACAGGTTCGTGCATTGTTGTAATGAAAAAAGTGATCAACCACAAGGAAGTAATATACCTCTAGCCAAAATAAACTTCGATAACAAGACAGGATATGTGGAGGACGGGACTATTAATATAGCCGAGCTTCTTCAATATCTTTGGATAAATAATAAGGTCTATGGGTGTGAATATGCACCCATAGATATATCCTCTGTCTTGCAAACATTGATTAGATTGACCGAGAACGCTAAGTTCATATTTGACGACCAACCCGGCATACATGATATGATCCCATATAGAGGTTTTTTTCTTAGAGATGATTTTTTACCCGGGAAAGATTATTCACTTGATTTGGATAAAATAGTGAGCGGGATGGGAGGATGGTATGGGGAGGATGAGGATCCATGCTACTCGATGTTCGTCAGCCAAGATCAGATATGGAACTTGAACCCGATATTGAAGGTATTAGCTGATGAAGGATCTATTCTAGCCAAAGAACTTGGATATGATATGAACTCATATGTCAGCGATAATGGATACACGATATACAACCCCTACCTCTCGTGGATCAATCATTACTATCATTATTGCCCGACATTTAATGAGGATAAGCTGAAGCCGTGGGATAGGGTAGAAGACAGAAAGAATAAGTTCAAGATGACGGATAAGGTCAAGAGAGGCGCCAATAACTGGTACTATTCAGGCGGGACTATATCTTGTGTGGATAATTTCTTGGGGAAAGAATACAGGAAAAATCTCCGAACCTTCATATATCGTGGAATAGTATTCTTTTTAGATCGGATATGGCATACACCATTGTTTGAGAAGATGGGCGTGAAAATGAAATACAACGCTTATTATTGTTATGCCGCTACTTCCGGGATATGGTATGATAATGGATTCAAGGAAAGACTAGCCAAGAGGTTTAACAAGTCGCTGGGCGGCGACGGGGAACTGTTCGGGGCTAACCTAGCCTGCATGGTATGTGACCGTAAGGATATCGATTGGGAGGCGCTTCGTCTTTGGCTTGACAAATACGATGATCCTACTGATAAGGGCATGGTGAATAGCCCTATTCAATTTATGTATTTATATTTATATTACACTTTTAACAAATAATTTGAAATGAAGAAGATAAATAACTGGGTTATAAGAACATTTGGGTTGAGAGGCTCATGGAGCTGGGCTAAGAAACAGATGTTAAATGGAGCGATCATTAAACGTAAGTCTACTACAGGGACATACAAAATAGCTATTGATGATGACAAGAATAGGTTACTTGTAGCTACATGGGATCATCTAGATCAAAGTCCTGTATGGGAAAGGTGCCCGCATAGTTTATTAGATGAAGATGCGGTTGATTATTTTGTCACAGCTCATAAGGAATTATCATATGGAGGCATAAAGATCAGGATGAAAGATGAATTTAATTGTAACGATAAAATATCGAAAGTATGAAAAAGATTACCGATAAAGACGTAGAGGCTCTTAAAGCCGGGAAGAAGGTGACAAAAGGTTTTATCCATATGCAATTGGATGATAAGGGAAGATTGAACTTGTGGAGTGATATCAATATAACTGACAATGGTGATTATATATAACTTTACACCGGGTTTATATAGTTACGATTAACAAACGATACCGGATGTACGCCGGGAATTAAAGCACGTGAAGAGACCTCTTTAGAATCAGTTTCGTGTAAGCGGATTCAACAATGTCCCTATGAAGCGTGAAAATATGCTTTTGGTGTAGAAAAGTATATAAGTACCTAACATTATAATATAATTTAAAAGATGGCAAAGAAACAGTTAAAGATCCCGTTTAAGGACGGGAGACCATGTAAATGGGTTAAGGATGTTCATGATGAGGAACGTGATAATTATGAGTTTGATGAATGCCTTGAGATATACGGGTTCGTCCGTGGACGCTCTTCGGCTGTAATGATATTAAGACCGGCGAATGATCATGGAAAGGATTTCGATTATGCCAGTAGCGCCTATTACCAAGTATTCTTGACAGACAGTAAGGAAGTAATACAGAATATGATGCATGGAATCATATATGGTAAATGGACTTTTGTTAAGAGAGGCGAAAATTTTGGTATAAAATTGGTTAAGGTCTTACCTAAGATACATAAAATATCCCTTGATATGATCGCAAAGGATATTTTTAGACCATGAAAATAAATAAAAACAGGATTTATGAAAGCGGAGAAAAATATGACAGTGCAAGATTTGATAGACGAATTGATGCTTGTCAAGGATAAGAGTAAGGAAATAAGGGTTGTTATAAATACGAATGATTATATAACATCCTACCCTGCCTCTTTATCTGATATGTCTATAAAAGAGAAGGGAGATATAGTCAATGATCATTTTGATGATACAATTGCTATAGAATTGCATAAATAAACGATAAACAATATGAATGTATTATCATTGTTTGATGGGATATCATGTGGATATCTAGCATTACAAAGAGCCGGTATACCTATTGGGACTTACTATGCCTCAGAGATAGACAAGACATGCATAAAGGTAAGTCAAAAACATTTTCCTAATATTATTCAATTAGGGGATGTTAATAACTGGAGAACATAGGATATCCCTTGGAAAGACATAGATCTGGTCATGGGAGGATTCTGTTGCCAGAGCTTCTCTAGCTCAGGTAAGGGTAAAGGATTCATGGACGCTCGTGGAAGGCTTTTCTTTTGCTTCTCGGACATCGTAAAGCATTTAAGGAAGGAGACCAAAGGTAAGGTCCTGTTCTTGGGCGAGAACGTCCGGATGCGGGATGAGCATCGCCGGGTGATAACGGAAGAGCTGGGCGTGGAGCCGGTGGAGATCGATAGCGCCTTGGTCTCGGCACAGACCCGGCATCGTCTTTATTGGTGCAATTGGTCGGTAGAAATGCCGAAAGACAAGCATATATCATTGGATGATATTTTAGAGCATGACAAGGGATGGAATCCGGGAGTCATAAGAGGAAGATATATAGGAGTCATTGTCGGTAGAAGGATAGGAGAGGACGGGCATCGAAAGGATTATGACAAGAACGTGAAAATAACGCAATGTTTGGAGGTAAGAAGGGATAAAAATACTGTTTCTATTAAGAAAAGTAATTGCCTGACAACAGTCATGAAAGATAACGTGATATCATCATTACCGCCCGGAAGATATCTGAACGCCTTTGACCTGAAAGATAAGTTCAGATACCTGACTCCTGTGGAGATATGTAGGCTACAGACATTGCCGGATGATTACCTTGATGGGATAGCCCCGAATACGGCCATGTCTTTAGCTGGAAACGGATGGACAGTGGATGTGATAGCCCATTTGCTAAGAAGCATAGAGCGTAAGCAGATGAATGATATTGTAAAGGAGTTTCGCAAGATCACTGATGAGCTTATGTTCGGATCATCAGAAACGGGTACTAATGTGACATGTGATAAACATGAGCAAAATGAAGCCATACGGAAGAGTCAAAACAGTTAAGGGGTCTTCATGGAAAAAGGATATACATCCACCAAAAGGACACAAGAATTGGTGGGAGGATATATGTGATCCTATATCTAGAAGTATTATGAAATTAAATTTCAAAAAGGAAATAAACAATCAAATTTGGTATGAGCAAAAGCAGGGAAATGATTAAACAGGAATTAAATTTATCAGATCAAGAATATAACTTTCTTGAAAAATATCAATCTATGAAATTATCACAGAGGTTTGGTAATGTTTTCGATAGATTAAAAAATGATAAGTCTAAAGCAATTTACACTCATGATGGGTCAATACAGTTGTTTTATATACAAGGTAAAAGAGTAGATAAAGAAGAATGGGATAAACTTCATAGATCATGATAATTACTAAAAAATGGTCAATGCCGAATAAAGAGACATTCAGCATAAGACCGATAAGGGAACTTATAGACAAATATCGAGAAGAGGGGATGGTTATAGTGGATCCGTTCGCCAGAAACAGCGATATAGGGACGATCACCAACGATCTTGATCTTGAGACTAAGGCTATGTATCATAAAGACGCCACGGACTTCCTACGTGGTCTTAAGGATAATATAGCTGATATGGTACTATATGATCCACCATATTCCGCTAGACAGGTGTCCGAGTCATATAAAAGGCTTGGAGAATCTGTTAATATGCAAACAACACAATCTAGTTATTGGACTAGACAGAAGAAGGAGATAGCTAGGATCACCAAGAAAGGAGGGGTGGTCATTACCTGCGCGTGGAACTCCGGCGGTATAGGGACCGGGCTTGGCTTCGAGCAGCAGGAGATTCTTCTCGTGGCTCATGGGGGATGGCATAATGATACGATCGTTACGGTAGAAAGGAAAATGAAATTATGAAGGAAAGAATATTCACCACAAAAGAACAGGGGAGGGTGCTGGTCGAGGCCGGCCTCCCTATCTCCACCGCCAGCGGTTTCAGAGACAAGTATCTGGATCAATTACATTCTATGGAGGATGACGCTGGTCGTATAGGACTGATCGAGGCCGTTACCCCGGATATATCCAACCCTGTTTGGGATGTAGGGACGTTACTGAATTTACTCCCATATGAGATAGAGGGTTGTACATTAGAATGTTATAAGCTAAAACATGCATGGTCTGTAACGTATAGAGATATAGATGAGATTCCTATGTATTGGAGTAGCGAGAAACTTCTTGTAGACACATTGTTTTCGATGATGATGGAATTACTTAAACATAAGATTATATGAACATAAAGCAAATAACAAAATTAAGGTACAAAACGAAAGATAAGCCTCCTATAGAAGGGGTTCCTCTTTTAGGATACAACAAAAAATATAGTTGTCCGTGGGAAGTAATGTACAGGAGAGGGGATAAGTACTACACCTGCATGAAGTATGATGCTGAATTTGAAACATATCCACCGGAAGAATACGAGTATTTATATCCATGAAAACATGAAACAAGTAACAAGAATAAGATACAAAACGGAGGATAATCCGCCTATGGCTAATGTCCCTCTTATAGGATACAGCAAAAAATATGACTGTTGGGTAGCGTTAGTATACAGAAAAGGGGATAACTATTACACCAATATGGAGTGCGATGTTGAATATAAGACATCTCCTCCAGATGAGTACGAATACGTATATCCGTGAGAACTAGAAGGGATATATTTATATTTAAGCATGATTAATATTATTTTAATATTATTCATGCTTTTATTTTTGTTTAAATCATATCTTTGTATCAACATTAAAAACCAGATTATTATGGATGGAGACAAACAAAAAGTCAATGAACTTACGATGAGGACGCTGGGTTCTCATTATGGCGGATATGCCTATGTAAAGGTAAAAAATCGTCAAGCTGATGTAAAGATAGATTGGAAGTTGTTGAGAGCTATAGAAGAAGGAGAGGTGGAGATAGACAACGAGAAATACCATCTATCCGGGATAGAGTATGTAGCTAAAAGATATCAGGACATGTTTTACGCTGGTCGTGATATTTATTATTTCAAGGGCATAGGAGGGCATGGGATGACCGATCTTCTTAGAAACGCTATAGATGATTTACTAGACACCATAAGTAGTAGAGAGGCTTATCGTAGTGCAGAGCATAGAATGTACGCCCAAATGAATCAACTTACTGAAGCGGGAGCTATGATCAGCTTAGCTATTGAATTACTAACATCTAACATCCGTCATAGTTATGGAGAAATTAATTTTGAACGATATCCAAGACCTGTGGAGGTGGAGGGAGAAGATAAACATCGATGACCTCAAAGAGGATCCTATGGCTGAGGACATGCCGTTATATTTCCCGTGCGCCGTCGTATGGCATGTGAATTGGGGTGAGCATGACGCTGATAATTATATATGTTATGGATTTGTTTATGTAGCAGAAATATTAGGGATATGAACATTAAAAAACAGATAATTCTTGACGATAAAGACTATGAGCGATTAGTGCACGATGCTAATCTCAGTAATGATGAGATAAAAAGCAGAATCGCCAACGCTCTAACCACCGATATAGTGGTTAGTTTCGATTTCGATGTAAATAAAAAGGTTACGGGGAATATGAGGATCGAAAGCTCCACCCATAATCTAGGATATAATGAATATGATAATATCGTAAGGGCTAGAGACGAGAATATTCACCATGCTGTTTATACAGCTATATATGATTATCTTGAGAAAATAAAGAGAGATAATAATGAGCTAAGCGCAAAAGATTGGATATTATTTACATCTATAATCTTATTCGTTTTTGGGATGGGATTTGCAGGTGGATGGTTGGTATTTAATTGATTAAATCATGGGTAATTTAAAAGACATACAAGATATAACCGGTCTTACGTCAGAAGCTATATTCAATATACGTAAACCTGTTGATTATATGTGCAGTGATATAGACAGTCATATAAAAGATATCAGGGCACAATGTGATTATATGATGGATGGGGATGAGAAGGATGTTAAATACTATTCAAAATCAATCAAATCAGACGTAGATTCTTATTTCGAAGACATACAGTCAAAGGTCGAGAATCTCCGTGATTGGGGAGAGCAGTGGAAAGCATTGGCTAAAGACTTGTTTAATGAGTTGCTGGAAATAGATAGCGATAATACTATAGACAGCTATCTGTCTTATGAGGCATTGGAGAAGATTAAGGAACATTTAAAAAATCAATAGATATGAGCAAATTGCTATTTTTCGATTTAGAGACAACCGGTGTTAAGTTCTGGAGAAACGGGATACACCAAATAGGAGGGATCGTGGATATCGACGGGCAGGAGACTGAGAGGTTCGACATCCGCCTAGCCCCGAACCCTGCCGCCACGATAGAGCAAGAGGCGCTGGATGTGGCTGGTGTTACCTTGGAGCAAGTGCAGTCGTATCAACCTATGGAAGAAGGGTACAGGCAGTTAGTTGGTATATTATCCAAATACGTGAATAAGTTCGACAAGAGGGATAAAATGTATTTAGTGGGGTATAACAACGCTGGATTCGATAACAACTTCCTACGGGCTTTATTCCAGCAATGTGGGGATAAGTATTTCGGATCATGGTTCTATCCTAACTGTATGGATGTATATGTTATGGTGACACCGTTCCTGATGGGTGTAAGAAACGATATGGAGAACTTTAAGTTGATGACCGTAGCCAGAACTATGGGTATTGAGATCGACGAGAATAAGCTCCATGACGCTACTTACGATATCGAACTGACTAGGGATATTTTCTATCGTATAATCGGTAAAATGGATGTTAAGTTATGAGAAGTATCTTAGAGGCGATGCATGATTATCCGGATGAGGCGCTTGGGCTATTTTTCTTTTTGATAGTGATTGTCTGGTTATTGTCAGGTATATTCGAGAAAAATGGATGATAAGATTGATGAGATACTGGATCTCCTGAAATCTCAAAATGAGATGATTAAGGATATCCACGATTATGTAAAAGAAGTTACCAGCGAGAAGTATATAGCGGATTTGAGAATGACCAGCTTCTCTATCAACTTGGCCGCTGATATACTTACCGAAGCCATTAGCCCTAAGATAAAAGGGATGATGGTGGATTTATTAAGGAAACAGGGATGGAAAACCGAATGAGACATGGGAACATATGAGAAGAAGGTAAATCAGTTAAAAGATTTGATGGTAAGGAAATACAAATCGGCTTACAACAAATCCAAGGAAATGGACATAGATATAAGCTCGATGACATATCTTCCAGAACCGGACGTATTCAATGTTATGTACACTGAGCATATGTCCGTTATTCTTGATCGGGTTAATAAGATCATAGATGATAACAAGGATAAGCTTAAGAATCCGACTTGTTCTACATGCGTACATCTGCATGATAATGATTGGGCGAAAAGATACGGGAAGGTATGTTGCTCTATTTGGCAAGTGTGCGACCATTATATAAACCCTAATAGAAAATATAATAGGGAGCAAAAGACTTATGCGAGACGGCCAAGCAATAAGGCTTGTCCTAATTATGAGTATGGTGATGATAATTTTGAAAACAGAAGAAGATGTATAAAAGAAAAGAATACCCAATAAAGAGCTATGTGCCGATGCGCACCAACAAGGATAGGACGTGTATCTGCTGTGGCGATACGATCCCAGCCGGCAGCAGCAGGATGATACCTAGACACGCTAAGGCAAATCACGGTCTATGTTTCCCGTGCTTCAGGAAATGGAGAGATACCGGAGGAGATCTTAAGCTTATGAACAACCCAGGAGATGCGAAGAAAGAATATGTCATACATATGTCTAATATCCTGAAAGGGAATTGTGATATAATAAAAGGTCGAAAGCTTTACGTGGCTTTTAAAAAGGCGATAAACGGCGGAAAGAAGATCGTTATCAAATTTGACACTGATCAACCGATATCTATGTCAACAAGAGTCATGAATCCTTCATTCGGGGAGATTATGGATGAGTACGGCAAGGACATATTCCAAGGTAATCTCAAACTGGTAGATGTCCCAAAAGGAGTTAAAGACTTGATAGTTAGCTATATAGAAAAATATCGTAAATTATGAACTTCAAGACATTTATATTCATGATCCTGACATTCAGGAGAGTAGATCCTATACCTAGGAATATAGGTCTTATGTTAAGTACAACGTTCTGGATATCTATAGTATGGATAATATCCAACTTTACTATATTGATAATGAGATTAATAAAATAGACAAGATGAAACAAGGAGACGTGATATACAAGAATGGTGTGGAGCTGCTTGTGGTATTAAGTTACGACCATAATGAACCATGTAAGGGTTGCTTCTTCTACGAGGATAAGGCGTGCGGATCAGAAAGACTGATAAAATGCTGGGATTGTAAAAAGGAATATATATTCACGGCTATACGTAAATATAATACGACTGAACTGTGCGGAATAGTAAAAAGATATGAGGAGACGTATAAGATAATACTTAAAACAATCAAGAAGATTGAGAAAGAATGTCAAAAATATGTTATCTGGGATACTGTGCATGTGATGTTGAAAGATGATGGAGAGCTTATTATAAAAGCCTTATCCAAGGATAAGTCCGTGCTTTTAAATGATTTCATTATATACATCAACAATAATGGGAGTATAGACGAAGAGGACTATGATCTATTATTAACTAAATAATTGATAGTACAAATGGACAAATCAAACAAAATAGAGAATCTAGCAAACAAGTATGTTGAAAGGCATATAAGAGATAGACATCTAAGCGATGATACGATAAAAGAAATAAAAATAGCTTATATTATGATTATAAAAGATTTTATAGCTATTGTCGATAAATCTACATCAATGAATGAAGATGATATAATATACGTCGTTAACAACATATCATCAATATTATATGAACCTGTAGAAATCTCTAATACCGATAAAAAAATATTGGAGATAGGGATAGCGCTAGGCCTAAAGAGCGCCATATCATGTATATTTGGTTCATTATTAAAAGATGATTGCAATATAAAAGATGAGATAATTGATATATCTAAACATATAAAAGAAAAATTAATATCAGATAATCATGGATAATAAACAACTTTATAAAATAACGTTGACAAGGGAGCAGCTAATGCTGATATCCCAATGCGTGGAAGACATCAGTAGATTCGCCGCTGGCGACATGGACCTACAACATACGACAGATACGTTGATAAATGATATGGATGGAGCGGAAACGCTGGGGATAAGAAGCTTTATAGTCAATAACTCACGAGCGATAAGAAGAAGACTGTTCCCTGATCTTGGGGATTATGAGCATATAGGATATGATGGGGGTAGTAAGGATAAGATAAATAGGAAGAGACTTATCGGTAACACCTACCAGATATATAGGTCGATATTACATCAGTTGGCCATTGACGAGAACTGGAATAACGTGTATAGTGATATCACGTTGCCTTCAGGTGATATGGGAACAATTAAAGTGGAGAGGGTTGATGATGAACGGGAAAGTAAGGGCGTTTAACGGGGATATGGGTATGGCGATGTCCGTATTCAAGGATATGGTAGGGAAGGTAAGATTTGTTTTTGCCGACCCTCCTTATAAGATAACCCAGGCAAGATACGACAAGGAGGGATTTGATTATAAGGCGATGTGGGAGGTAATCCAAAAAATGCTGTGTCCGTACGGGGTGGTAGCCGTCACCTGTTCACTCACGGCGGCGGTCGAGATCATGAGGGTCGCCCCAGCGGGATGGTACCGGTACGACCTTGTTTGGCATAAGACTACCCCTACCGGTTTTCTTAACGCCAAGAAAGCTCCATTAAGAAATCATGAATTGATACTTATCTTCTCACCTATGCCACTTGGGAAGCATACATATAATCCCCAAAAGACTTATGGTCATGTCAGGAAAGTATCCAAGGCCTCTAGTAAAGCAGGGTGCAAGGAAACGGAATTATACGGCAAGACCGGTCTCACTACATACGATAGCACGGAGAGATACCCGCTATCGGTCATGACGTTCAAGACAGACAGGCAAAAATCAGCCGTCCATCCCAACCAGAAGCCGGTGGAGTTATTAAGATACCTGATACGGGCATACACGAATCCGGGAGATACGGTAATGGATCCGGTAGCCGGGAGCGGAACGACAGGGATAGCGGCTTACGAGGAGGGAAGGGACTCCCTGCTTGTGGAGATAGACCGTCAATTCTTTGATGAGATGATAAACAGATTTAATAACAATAACATTAAAATAGATAGAATATGAATAAGATTGAAGAACTGGAAAAACAGTTAAACGAAGAAATAAGCAAGATACAAGTTAATCTAAAGGAGAAGCACAAATGAATTGTTGGAAAATATGTCAAATATAATGATTCTCTTATAGCAAGAATAGATGATATACATCATATTCCTATGCTTTCTAAGAATGGCTATACAAATTATTTAAAACCAGATGATTTTATTTTCGTAAACGGCACTGTAGTTCGTTACTCTGTCAATAGTAATTGTTATTCTTTAGCAAAAGAAAGAATACAAGTGCAGATAAAAGACATAATAGATATGCCTGATGAGGAATTTGAGAATCTGGTAGAACGGTTGTTCAGTGAGGCAAAAAAGAACTTACTATGAGCTTATTTGTATGCGCTAAATGCGGCTGTATCGATAATACCGCCACGTCTAGTTACTGGATGTTGACAAACGAGTATATGGTGGATGAGTTCGACTATGCCAAGGAACTACAGCCGTACAAGGGCATGGGGCTGTGCAGCGAATGCGGGAGGCTTACTACCTCCCCGGACGGACGTGATGTCGTGGTGCCCGGTAAATGGCATGGGAAGTTCCCGAAGGAGAAGGCTACCGAAGAGCAGTTAAAACATGTAGGATATAAAAATTTGATAAGATGAAAAAAGGGCAAGTCAAAATATACGAAGGAAAGGCATATGTGGCTATTCCTGAGATAGAAGAAGAGAGTTGTACGGGATGCTGTTTTTACGACAAAGGAATTTGCTCAATAGATCATGCTAATGATCCTAATTGCCTTCATAGCGGCATGATCTGGACACAAAAAGAAGATAGTATAAGCGATATCAAAGAAAAGGCTATTAAATTGGCTATAGAGGCCATGAGACCTATCCCCGTGTATTCGTCACCATGTTATAGCATAAACGACAATAGATCACCTGAGGAAAAGCATGAGGAGGAGATGAGGTTTTGTAAGGATCTTAACGACCTAAGATGTGAGATGCTTATTGATATGGCTAAAAAAATAGAAGTATATTTATCACATAATTAGTTATCAGAGTTTAACAACTAAATAAACCAAATATGGGAAAGATATATTTTACTGATGCGGGAACCGAATGCACCCCGGAAGAATGTAAGCTGATTGAATCATTAAATAGATTAGCGAAGAAATGGGAGAAGGATGGCAAACGTCTTTGGTTGTATTCCGCTAGTGGAGTTCTTACCGTTATGATGCATGGTGATAGGGAAGATAACCCTATACCTGAGATGCTTCCTAACGCAGGGACAAATCCAGATAATATTATAACTACAATATTAGGAATAGGTAATGATGGAGGAGATTGGTAAGCAAATTATAATTCATGAAAATAGGAGAACAGACAATAGTATTTTTAGCCGTGAACAAAAACGGTGACGAGGTTATTCTTGACAACGCCCCCGCTCGGCAAGGAGAGATATGGACGGACGAGAGGTCAGCGCACGACGAGGAATATTTCTCTGTCGAGGATCACAATTCGGCGATCGTACTTCCAAGAGGTACAATCTATAAGTTAGCAGGTAGGCACCTGACGTGGGAGGATGACCCTATATCTCTTAAATCCGTCATTGAGGAACTTCCTCATGAACTTCGCAAAATGAATATGATTAAACATAAGGTCTGATAACAGTAGAAGGATAGGGTGACAATCTCCTATCCTTCTATTATTATGTAAATCCATTTTTGGATTACATTAAGCATCAATAGTATAACTATTTATTTATACCCATCTTTCTTTCCTTGTTATCAAACATTCCATGCAAAACTCAGTTATCATACATACAATTGTCGATCTTCCCTCAGTAGGGTTTTTACCATTTTGGGCAAAAACTTTATAATCAATATCTATTATCACCAGTAAGCGCTCTAATAGCCTTGCCTTTATCAGAATGATTACAGTGAGGGGCATCATATCGTAAACCTACCATATTTCTCAAAAACGCTCCTTTTCTTTCTTGACAATTCTTCCAGTTTAACAAATCCCTTTAATGTTATCATAACAGTCACGGCCTTAGCTTCCCAATATTCATCACCGGGATCAGATCCATATATAACCAATCCGGAATTACGGGCGGATTGATACGCTTCTATCCTACCTCTCTCGTTCCTAAAAACATATTTTAATTCCTGTAATAACGGATACATATTCTTTATCCCGATATAATATCCGAACTGCTCAAAATATTTTGATGATTCACGGATAAGAACACCTTCTCTTGGAATAGACCTTTTAAACATATCAATTACCGGTTCATTCTCCTTTATCGTATCTATAGCCGTATTTAATTCGGCTTGGACAATCTTCTTTTCCTCCTCGACCTTGTTCTTGGCTTCTAGTGCCAACATAGCTTCCTTCTCGGCCTTCACCTTGGCCTCATACTCATCAGCCCATGCTCTTGCGGCTTTAGCCGGATCAGAAAAGTCGGGGATGCGCAAACAATGCTTTCGATTATCCTCTAACTCTTTTAAGGCTCTCAGTTCTTTTTCTTTCTCTATAAAATACCTTCTGGCTATCTTTCCTTTATCATTATTTTCTACCATGCATAGCTCTTTAGCCATATCTATTAATAGAAGATAATCCGTTTTAGCAACTATCTGTGTATCAGACTCCCCCGTTTCGGGGAGTCTGTCATTCAGTAAGTTACCTAAATAATCATATTTTATCAACACAAAGTCTTGATTTTCAATAAAATCATATTTAGATATACGATCTTTTATCCATGACGTAAAATCCCTCCTTACTTGAAGAAACGCATGAAGGAATCTTGCGTCTACAACCTTGTGGTTGTTATTATCTACTACCGGTATTAATATGTTTAAATCCATTTCGTTGGATTCGGACGTCAAAATTCCACTACTATTCTTCGTGGAATCATGAAAAAGATCTACATTTGCATTCATGAATAGAATGTTTATTCCCATCCGTCCGGGATGGATAGATGGGAATGCAAAAATAGCCAATCAAATTGTCTTAAACAATTGACTGGCTATTTTTTTTATTGTCATACTATATCGGCTATCTTCCTCTATCAAAGTACCAATTAGCGTCCTCCCCGGACTCGTCCTTATCCCTGCCTCCTAAGAAGAATCCCATCGTCATGCCGTTGGTCATCAACCAGTAGTCGGATGTCTGCTTAATATCCCTAGCCGTCTTGATATTATACCATTGCTTACCAAATGAGAACTTCATGAGCTGCCTCCATAGCTTGCTCTCGCCCTTATACACTCCGGTCTGGACGGTAGCGAACGGATCCCAGTTTCGAGGATCGGTGAGGTCGCCTAACTTCCGGGCGGTGACCAACGGATCCTGTAGCATGTCTATGGCGTTAAGCTCCATGAACGGGGATGTCTGGGAAGCGATCTCATTGATCGTCCTGAATCCTATATAGGTAATGAACTGTCCAAACCAGCTATCCTCATTATCCTCCCTATATCCCATCAAAGCCCGTCCTATGGCCATCATCGTGGCGAATACCGCCATATTGATAATCGATCTCTTGATATTGATCTGCTCGTAGGGGGTAAGCTTATCATACTCTTCCTTAAGCACGTCATATGCCTCCCCCATCCTGCCCTCGGACATCGATCCATAGACATTACCGGCCAGTCTCCATAACGTTCTCATATATCCTTCCTCAAACTGGTTGGTTTGGAAATTGAAACCGGCTTTCTTATACGCCCGCTGCACGGCCAATATAAACCATCCACGATGAGGCAGAACCATGTTAAGGATAGCGTTCCGGCTAGCCCCCACCCGGTTCTGCTCGTTCAAGGCGCCGTCACAGATCTGCACCATACTCCTTACCCTACTGGACAAGGTGGGTATATATCGGTCTATAATATCCTTGTTAGCCTCGTTCTTAGCCACGATCTTTCCATCCTTGACATCTACCATGTTCCACATAGAATAATCCCTTAAACGCTCCCAATCGCGTTTAGCCTCGTTAGCGGACATATTCCTGTCCTTCATCATCATCTCCTTGAAATTGGAGTATGACCAGAACTGACCTTCGTATAGTCGGGTATCATCCATGACCGAGATAATGACCTGCGGATCCAACGGGGAGTTAAGAACCTCCATCATCTTAAACGGCAGGTCCCGGAATAAGGTTCTCCAGATCTTGTTATACGCCGCCGATCGTACACGGTTGCGGACATTGAATACGCCTAGAGCCTCTCCGACGACATATAATTTGTTGGTACGGTTTATATCCCCGATCTCCGACACGTACGTACTTAATTGCTTCTGAGCTTCCCCGTAGGCGTATTTCATGGAGTCCTTGCTTATATACTGCCCCACCATACCCTCCAAAAGGAAATTGGCCTGCCCGGTAAGGGCGCCGGTAGCCGCAACGAACGGGGAGAAGCCTAAGTTGGATTTGGATACGAATTTGGTAAACATAAGAGCCAGCTTATTAAGATCGACCTTATAATTACCTATATTCCATTCCGCCCGCTTATTGTTTATCCTGACGTCATAGATACTGGCGTTAACCCAATCTTGGAACATCCTATAGGCATGCGTCGCCTCTGGGTTCTTACCGCCGTCGTATTGCGTCTCCAGCATCATGTTCCTGTATCCCATGACATCATCCAAGGCCGCCCTCTTATACTTGTAAGCGGTAGCCTGCAAGGATAACATGGAATAGGAGTAGGCGAAGTCATGGGACACGTCGTTGGCGTTCTCCAACTTACTGAGATAGTATTTAGGGATCATACGATATTTGTTGTCGTTCTCATCAAGCCCTCCTAGGTCTTGTCCTTGACCGTGTATAGGATCATCCACCCTCTCGCCAACAATATCACGTACGGCATTGCCGATAGCCGCCTTCGGGTCAACCCCGGCCTGCACCATCCTCTCCACGCCGCCCTTGGATATTTGTGGTATCTGGTAGATATTCCTGAACCGCTCATCATAATCCTCCATAGCCTTACGGCTTATGTTAAGCAGCTCCTTCCTCATCTCCCACTTATCCTTATTGATCGTAGCTTCCTCCCCTTCGTTGGTAATACCGTATTTCTTGAAAAAAGCCTCGTTCTTGTACTTATCGAACCTAGGCGTATGATATCCATAACCCAGATCGGGATTATAATTAGGATTACGGAAAGAACTCTCGGCGTCAGCCTCATCAAGCCACTGGTTATTGATCGTCAGATCGATCATATTAATATCAAACCCGAAACGGGATACGCTCTCTTCCTTAGATATACCATTTTCTATGGCATCAAAGAACTCGGATACCTTATACGTACCGTTATTTATCTTCCTAACGAAATCAGAATATCCCTTGGGAGAGTATCTCCTCATATAAGGATACAGCCGGGTCCTGGCGTACTCGACAAGGATCTTATCAGTCTTACCCATCGCTATGTCGTTAGCTAGCTTATTATTGAAGTCAGGACCGTATTTCCTTCTCAAAAACGATACCTCCACGGTCGTCCATGACGGGTTTTTCCGAGATAACTTGGCGGCCATCCTATCCACCTGACTCCGGGAGCGGGCAGACATATGTTCCTTGGCGAATTTAATCTCATCCATACCCTTGTCGTATGCCATGGCATCCCTTAAAGCGTTACGGTAAGAATCCGTGACTCCACTCTCCACCGTATCAGGCATATCCATCTCAATAGCCTCAGCGGAAGCGGCGGCGTTAATAACGCTCTTAGCCTCAGCCAGACGATCATATAACTCGTTTATCTTTCTTAATGAGGCGGATCCACGTAACCTATCGAAATCATATTCCCCGTATCTCGTGCTATCCCGGTACTGGATAAGCAAAGGCCTTAGCTGGTCATTGATCTCGTTTATTGTCGCCATCGCCTCCTCTACCTTCTCTATCCTTGATGATGATACAGATTGCTCCGTGATCTTATCAACAAGATTCTCGTAATAATCACCCTCCTCTGATCCCCACATATCCTTGGAGAAGCCAAGATGACCGCCAGCTAGCAGGAACTCAAACGCAGCCTTGCCGCCCTCGGACCGCTCTATCCCACGAAGTATCTCCTTGAACTCGGCGGAAGCCTTACGACCCTCGTTGGTATTCCCGAACTCCTCGGCCCACGCCTCGTCCCATGCCTTGATCTCCTCGGACATCATCAGAGCCTCTGATCCCTCTTCCTTTGGTGTCCCATCGGAATACCACTCGCTCTTAGCTATAGCCCTGTCACGTAAAATATCCAGATAAGATCTCCAAGCTATAGGATCGGATTGAAACGCCTTCCAATCGACCTTCCCGTTCCTCACGAACTTATCCATAGCCACATACCGGCTCCTGCGGATACGGGTCATGAAATCGGACGTAGCTTGCGATACCCTACGACCCAGTCTTTCCTCGACCTTCTTATTAACTTTCTCGATCTTATCGTAATAAGCCTGCACCATAGGTTTCTCTCGGTTCTCATCCAACCACCTATTTATCGCGTCGAGATATCGTTGCTGATCCTCGAACGTCATGTCCGAAATATCAAAATTCTGGATGGTAGGTTTGAATACATGATATACCTCCTTCGTAATAGGCTTATCCCCGTCATATCCTACTATGTCGTCACGGGTCTTCACCTTAAGGCCTCTATCGGATAGAAGAAGATCGATAAGCTGTTTCTCGGTCTTACCCGTAACATTCTTAAGATCATATATATCGATAATAGCCTTAGCCTGCTCGGTCCTGTATAGCAAATCGTATTTAGCGAAATCACGGGACGAGTCAAGGTAATCCGAGTTCTTCCCATTTATCTTCTGTATAAGATCCTCATTATCCTTTATCCCCCATCCACGCTCTTTCATCATCCTAGTCATCTTATTGATATTAGATATACCTTCGGTATGGGCTTCATTATGGGCCTTGGCTAGACGTTGACCTAACATACCTAAAATAGCGTTACCACTATGCTCCAGCGTGCCAAAGAACCGGGACATGACATTGATATCCTTATGGATGTTATTCACCAATTTCTTTATCCCATCCCAATACCTTTCCGGGATATTAAACATCCTGAGCTGTCCATCCAGCCAGTCCTCATTACGATCACTTCGAAGAGCATTTATATCAGACATGGATGTCTCAGCCATACGTAATATATCATCCATATCCTCTACCATGCCAACCTTATTGCTGCCATAATAATCAGCCGCCTGATTATTGACGAATCCACGAAGGTTCCTGATAAGTGGCACGATCTCCCCATATACGTTATCGATAACCTGTATCGTCTCATAATCCAATCCTTTTCCGCTCTTACGCAGGCTACTGGCGACAGTGACCAAATACTCCACCTCAGCCTTGGCGGTCGCTATGACGCTCTTGGTGGATAATAGGTTGTTATTCTTATTTAGCTCACCCCCGACTTGTCTTACCTTCTCGCCTATATCACGTAGAAGGGAGATGCTCTCACCGATCCTCTGGCTTTGGCTTGACCTCATCCTCTGCAATCTGGTATATAGTCTTTCCAATGACCTACCGTTCTTGATCAGCTTATTAGCCACATCAACATCCGATAATGAGTACATGAGATGGTCGCTATCCTTTAACAGAAGCACGTCAAATGCGCTTGGGTCATCAGCTAACGCCGACTCCTTTATCCTATCAAGAACCTTATTCAAGTCTGATCTTTGGGTAGAGAAGAAATTCCTTATAGCCCGGATTATCCTGCCAAACAAGGAGAGCTGGGCGTCCTCGGACGAGGCCAGCTCCTCCACCGCCTGTTCCATGCCCGGTACGAACCGCTGGGCCAACGTCTTGCCTAGGATCTCCCGCTTCACCATCCGATCCAGTTCCTCCCCTTGGTATTCCTTCCCATACACCTCATAGTAACGACCGGCGAATTGATTCCATAATGGCGTGCCGACAACAGAGTCCAGAACCTCGTCAATCTCCTGTTGGTTACGATAAGTATCGATCAAGAAGTGAGCCACCTCCTCATTAAGATCCTCTACCGTAGCTCCCTCAGCCAAGGCAATAACCCCATTAGCCATATCGGATAAGGCTCTAGCCGAAGGCTCGACACCATTACGCATCTTATACTTATCCATATACTCAGACATACCCATCACACGGATACCTAACGTGGATAAGATATTGGTGATATCAGTCCTATTCTGGAGATCCTCCGCCTTCTCATTCTCGATAACCCCACGGACATTGCTTCCGTACAAAGCGTTATCCTCCATCATCAACGACAAGGCTAGCTCCATGAACCCATCATACTTATCGTTAAGCTCCTCAAACTTACCTTGCCTTAACATGCCCTTGATCTCCGATCTGCTTACCGTAACCTTCTCCCCTGATGTCGTGATAAGATCAAGATCATTACTTACCTCCGTATCAAAACCGATGGAGCCTAATACGTTCATCTCAGAAGACATACTACCAAACCTATTCCTTAGCCTAGACAAGGCATCCATAGCGTTATAGATCTTAAGACCATCAGAATTGCCGGCCCCGGTAAGATAATACCTATCCCCTAACCTTGTACGTTCCCCACTCAACATACCTTTCTTGATAAGGTAATTGACAAACCCTCCACGGGTGCTTATATTAGAGTCTGAACTGATACCAAGAATCGGGATGAATGACTCGCTGTTGTTAAGGGTTATGGAGGACGAGCCAAAGGAGATGTCAGCCGTACCGGACGGGACGTCGCTCTCCTCGACACTGCCGGCTAAGAACCCGGCCTCTACCCGCCCGCCGGACGAGCCTTTTATGGCGTTGGCGTAAGAGTCGTGTATCTTGCCGTCATCCGATCTAAAGAATAGGCGAGGTTCACCAGAATCATATACCAATCTTGAAGATGGGGGCGTATAATCTTCAATATAGTTTAACGGCAAGACATTCCCGGAAAATATAATCTCCCCGTCTATATTTCCGCCCTTCACCCTAATATTAGGTCGTTGCCCGGTAAAAGCGCTTTCCACGGCCTTCCATAGCATACGGGCTGTTTCTTTAATATCTATATTCTCCCTGATAGCCCTTATATCATCCCATGACGCCTCTTTCAGTATCGTATCACCAATATTATCCTCGTTTATGGAATCCAGATCCACCTCCTGTACCGTAGATGTATCTACCACAGCCATATCATTGACATCACCTACCTCTCCGGAGGTAAGATAAGCCACGACATTGTCGCTATTCCCGAGACTTCTGGCCAACGCCGGGGCATCCATATCGCTTATGGCGGGCAGGACCTTGGCTGACATAAGTTGCCCCCACTCGCTGGCGCTAAGTCTGGCGCTTATGGATCTGGCCGCCTCCTTATTCCTTGGCACGGATCTCGTCCAGTCTCCGAACTTGGATCTGAACTTATCGTTATAAATAGTCATATAAGCCTCAGCGGCCTTATCAAGATCACTTACGGCGGCTATACCCGCTATCTTATCGAACAAGGTAGATACCTCGCCGGAAGGAGTCAAGACACGGGCTATCTTACCTTCCTTATTCTTTTTAATTACGCAACTGCTCATAAATAAATGTTTTTCACAAAGATAAATAAAAAGCCTCCACGAATAAGCGGAGGCTGATATTCTTGTATCCCTTGTATGAATTTATAGTCTAATCCATATCCTTGTTGTTGATAAACTCACCAACACAATGACCCGCAAAACCGGCTATATACGCTGCGTGTTCATCCTCTCCAACCTTAAATCCAAGAGACATGTTGCAAAATTGGCATACGCTCATTGCTATATGGAATGACTCGTGACATATATTTCTCATTATTAAATCATCGTCGCTCGAAAAATTCCAAAGTATGGCAAATTTATCGTCATCATCCCTATCCCTTACCAAATTTGCGAAAGACGCCTCCTTGTCCATATCATCCTCATCTCCCCATTTCCCCTCGTGTTCAGGCTCCATATTTTCGAAACGATCACACAATGTCTTATAATCCAACCCAACCGTGATAATCAACTTCAACGGATATATCACGAAATCAAACTCCATCTCTCTCATAATTTCTTTAATTTTTCTATAACCTCAAAACACATCTTACACTCAATCCTACGATACAACTGCCTTACGCCATCTATCGTAGTCCAATAACGACCACCCTCTCGGTGCAGGAACTCACTCATTACCTTAGTGTCAGCAACATCATTTAGGTCATATGAGTCAAAACATAACTTACATATATCGTCAAGATCAAAATAAGTAACCTTATTATACGATATACAACTGATTTGTCTCCCATCAGGAATCTGAACATCGAAAACATTTAGCTCTTCCATTTTTTCAATCAATTACAATTTCCTCAATAATAGAAATAGGAACATTCACGCATACTCCTATGGTTTTCAACCCACATCCGTTACGCCTATTCTCCTGAATCTGCTCCTCTGATAAAGGGGTCTCGATACTACAATACTTTGTGGTATTTTCTTCATAATCATTCTCATCCTCCTTATAAGGTCTATAAAGAACGATATCTCCAGCCTTAGCAGCTAACATAACAATACCATGAACGTCTTTTTTGATCATGCCGATTTTACCTTCATAACCATGGTTCTTGACCAGATTAATGTGTTTTCTTATATCCATATACATAAAAATATGGGATACATATCCCATCACAGACCTGTATCCCCTTATAATAAATTAGCGACAAAAAGCATGGTGATGGACATGCGCCACAAATGTAATTACAAATTTTGTAAAAACAAAGCCGTTTTATGGTAAAATGTCCCTGATGAACCGCACACGATAGCGGTCGTTCTTAATGCTGCTCGTGATGCCATAGCCTGAGTCTACGCGGCCATTGCTGAAGTTCACGTACCATGCTTTTTTGGTGCTAGCTTCAGAACTAGACCAATAGGTGGTGGAAGTATTGAATTGTTGTCCACCAATAGCCGATAATGCGTTATTGACACTCGTCAAGTGCATATATATCAATGAAAGCTGACCACATGATGGGATATACCAATCATCATATCCTTTAGCGTCAGCACTAGCTAAGAACGTATTAAGCACATGGCCAATTGTCGCATAGGAAGTATAAGACCCACCACCGGTAGTCACCCTTTTTAATACATTGGAGTTGGCTTCCCCCTTCCAATCAGATAAAGCCCCGTTTGTCAAGGCAGTAACATTTGTCGGAAGGTTAGGAGTACCATTGTATGAACCCGACTCCGATTTTAGGTAACCATAAACATCATCTCCATGTGCTTTGTTATAATTTGTAATGCCGGTCTGATCCGTATTATATTCACCCCAATAAAAAACGTAAGTGCTGTCCTTCCCAGACCCGGCTATTACGTAGCTTTCATTAGAGTCCTCGTTCTTCTCAATCATAAATCTCTTACCTTGAGCGTTAAGGACAACACCTATACAATCATTGGAAGGTTCGTCCGTTATGCTTCCATCAGGGCGGACGTAAAAAACACCAGGGCAAGTATAATTACACTGACATGGAGCATCGCTTTTCAAAACCCCATACACCCGATTGTCGCTAGTCAGCCATCGTTTGCCGTCGCTCGTGATATAAGCCTGCCGGCATCCCTCCTGATTCACTGTAAGTATCTTCTTAACACCTTTTGGAGTTGTTATCTCCAGCTCAAGAGTCCGATCAAGACCGTTGTTCATCACCGAGCCAAAGGAAACGGGGGCGCTTCCGGTCCCGGACCCCGGGCTGACGGTCAGAGGCTGGTCCGTTACCTCGCCTACCCCGTCCTTCCAATTAATATTCAAATCATTAGCCATAGTTGTATTATTTTTGTTCTATTGCAAAGATAGCAAAACAAATAAACCCCAACCGGCTTTAGTCGATCGGGGTCTGAGTAAGAGAAAAGAAACTGATTATCGTCCCATCATTCTCAATACGGTTCTAGCCGCAGCTTGCGCCCATGTCCAGCTGTCATTAGATGTTACGTTAACCGTCTGTTGAGTACCATTTACATCCAAGTTAATAGTCTCCTTGTCAAGCTTGATAGTAGAGTCTCCAGCGGCTTGCGTTACCGTCACGTTGGCTGTCTGGCCACCAGCGGCAGTTACCTTCAATGTAGCTGTCAGTTCCTCGATCGTGACGTTGGCCGGTACGTCCGAGATCGTGATGCTCCAAACGAACTCGCCAGCGGCTCCGGGATCGTCGGCGATAACCGCTCCGTTAGCCGTAGTCTTTCCAGCCGCCGTGTAGTTAGCCGGGAGCTGTAACGTAAGCCCGTTCTCCTTAGCCGGCGTGACCGCGAACGTAAGCTTAGTACTGTTAGACTTACCGGTGATGGTAACATTACCGCCTGTCTTTTGTACGGAAGCGTTAGGGCTGTCTGATCTTACCACCTCAGCAGCCGCTGCCTGATTAACTACCAACGCCTTCTTAGCCCCGCCGTTCGTGGTGACCATAAGGTTGATAGTGCGTTGAAGACGACCGGTGTGTTTCTCACCGGAAAAATTAACCGCCTGATCTCCTGATCCCGATACTGGGTCGACGGTTACGAAACCGAATTTTTGTGATGCCATACTTAAATATATTTACAAATGTCATTTTATTATGCCAAAAATAACTTGTATCATATCACAAGCCAAATATAGGGGGGGGTAGATACGACTAGCCCTGTACAACCTCAACATACAACCCTACTAAGTCCTTTAGATTATGACTAAGAGGAGTTCCGCTATCCCTAGTACACTTATATACATCAGCGTTCTGGATGTAATATTTATCCTTGAATATCTCCATTGGAGGGAAATACGGGATAGGATCCCCTATGGTCCCGGCATGCTCCTTATCAATGACCTTGTATAAGGAAGCCGTATTTAGTCCGGGTTCCCATTCCTCCGACAGCGTATGTTGTTGGATAACCTCATAAAGGATATCCGTATCGTCCTTAACCACCCTGAGGCAGAATCCGGCATCCACCGACAGCCCGAACTCCGCTCCCTCTTGTCCCCATATAGGGAATAGGACCTTAATATCCAATTTCTCGTTAGAAGATAAAGATATGGCCTTATTATTAACTACCATCCTAGAGAATTTGGCAGTTACTTTCTGGGGATCAGAAGCGTCCTTCTCCTTCGCCTGTTGCTGGATGTACGCCGTGGTAACACTTACCTTATCAGGATAGCCGGACTGAGCATCAATAGCCCTCACCTGCTCTACGGTAGTGGCTAAGCTTACTTCCCTCTGTTTGGCTCCTAACGCCGACATCAGATCATTATCATACTTATCCATCATCCCGATCAAGATCTTGCCTTCCGTCATATCAAACTCCAGACCCATGATCGTTATCTTACCAGCTATAGCCCCATCAGACAAAGCGTTATTCCTATCATATTCAGGGATATAGATATTTTGGTCATCCAAGAAAAACTCATGAAGATTCTCATTCTCATAAGTCCTGATCTCCTCATACTTAGCCGATTTCTCCTCATTAAGAAGCCTTGAGTCATCCAATTTAGCCTCGATAATCTCCTTAACCGTAGCTTTAGGATTAGCCTCCTTGAACGCCAATTGCTCCTCCCCAAGTTCTATCCATGGGGCGGGATTCCCGTTAATGTAATCATCATAACTATAGCCCTTAGCGTAATTATCATCAAGCGGATCGTCCTGAACTAATTGATTGGGATATATTTCCCTGTTTATATATACGTAGCTCATATCTTATATCATTAATCTTGTTCTTTAACGGCGATACTATACTTACCTGAAGCGTAACACCAGATATTTATCTCGAAAGGCTTGTTAGCCGTAGTGGTTATAGAAGTACCACTCATGCTTACATAAGCTCCAGAGTTTGGTATAGCCTGTGTAAACGCTGCCGACGGGACGCACCTGATCATCAGCTCCTCTCCTATCTGCATGCCTGAAGCCACGGATAGGGTGGTAGCGGCTGATAACGTAGCCGTGATACTTCTCTTGCTAATAGGCAGGTTAGCTAATGTCGTGACCGTATTAACTCCTATAAGCCTATTCATGGTCTTCTTGTCAGCCGCCGCCATCAAACCGTTAGTAGACTCATTGGCCACGGCGTATGTCGTGTTAGGAGGTGTAGCCCAAGTGCCATCTCCACGCATGAAACTGGATGTACTGCCATTAAGCTGTCTCAACAAGCCGTTAGCTGTAGTAGAGGCCAATCCGTATGTGGTATTGGTAGGTACGACCCACGTTCCATCGCCACGAAGAAAAGATGCCTGCTTGCCAGCGGCTGGGGCCGGTACCAATCCCGCAGCACCAGCCGCCGAGGCCGTAGCCGCCTTCATATTGGCGTAGGTAGTATTCGTATCCTTATAATAGGGGATACCACCGACAATAGGACAGGCGGTATAGCCGGAAGCGCTTGTCACGGTACTGCCGTTCTTGACCAATCCTGTGGTTCCATTAGCTCCTACGACACTATACGTCGTATTAGTGTCTGTCCAAGGCACATTGACATACATCTTACCACTACTATCCAGCTCTACCGGATAATTCTTGCCATTCTCCGGATATCCGATCATCACCAATCCTAAGGTCGTGGTATTAGCCTTAGCGTATGTGGTATTTGTCGGAACCTCCCATGTGCCATCACCACGAAGGAAAGAGGTTTGCTTGCCGGCAGCCGGAGCGGGTACCAATCCCGCCGATCCTGCGGCTGAGGACGTCGCTCCACCCATGTTGCTATATGTGGTGTTAGGAGGCGTTTGCCATGTCCCGTCACCACGAAGATACTTGGCTTGCGCTCCGGCGGCAGGTGCGGGGACCAAGCCGGCCTTTCCCGCCGCTGAGGCAGAAGCGGCTCCCATATTGGTGTATGTCGTGTTGGTATCCGTCCACGGAACATTCACATACATCTTACCATTTCCGTCAAGAGCTACCGGGTAATTCTTTCCGTTAGCTGAATACCCGATCTTAACAAGACCCAGATTATCGCTTGTAGCTTGGGTATAAGTCGTGTTACTGTCAGTCCAAGGGACATTGACGTACATCTTGCCATTAGCCAATAGCACAGCGTAGTTCTTTCCATTAGAAGCATAGCCGATCTTAACCAATCCTAAGGTGTCGGCCGTGGCTTCATTATACGTTGTGTTATTATCCGTCCACGGAACGTTAACGTAAGCGTTGCCGGACGAATCCAGTTGCACCTTATAGTTCTTCCCGGAAGTCGTATATCCTACCTTAATACCGCCAAGAACGGTAGCGGAGGACGTGGGAGGGGTGAAGGTACTTGGTTTGCCCGTAACCCCTGACCAAGGCACGGAGGAAGCCTGACTGGCCGTGTAAGGCTCATACCCATCCTCACTGTTTAATTTAGACTCGTCTTTTATCAGATACATCTTACCTGTAGACGTGACCTTTACCGTATCACCACTTTGAACCGTAGCGGTGGTAAGGGCGAATCTAGCCGTATCATTAGCTACCACGACCAATCTCTCCAAAGCCGCCTTAGGTAACCTATCTATGCTGATGGTTCCGGACGCGATCTTAGAGGCATCAAAATTGGCCAATGTCGTGGAGATAGTTACGTTGTCTCCGAAGTCCGATGAGACACTACCGGTAACAGCCCCGGACAGCGCTATGGTCCTAGCCGCCTGTAATTTCGTGGCGGTAGGGGCATTATCCGTCTTAAGAGCATATTTGGTAAGATCAATATCATTAGCCTTATCCAAAAGCTGATTTATCTGCTTACCATTGTATTTACCTTGAAAATCTTCCATATCAAACTTATTTTTTGCTCAAATATAGTTATATACATAAATACCAAGAAATCGAGGGGGGGGGAGATACGGGTAAGTGTCAAAAACTGCCGTCCCCGTGCAGGAATCCGCTACGGAATATAATAGCCTTGTCTTTAAGTTTCTGGACAGATTCCCATTCCCATTCACCCTCACAAGGCTTAATGACATACTTATTCCCCCATGTCTTAAATCTCCTCTCTATAACGAACATCTCCGAGTCTTTCAAGACATGGAAGATACTCCCTACAGGGAAGTACTTATCCGTCCTTAATATAACACGATGATGCTTCTCGTCATATTCAGGATCACCCACGATATGTGCTTTATAAAACTGGAAATCGTTTAACGTTTGATCCACAGGCTCTATCCAGTAATACCCCTTACCCATTGCTGTTTGCGATTTAATAATTATATTTGCAAAAAGTAGTAACTCATAAGGTTTTTAGGTAATTTTCAACCAAGGGGAAAGGGTGTCCGTGAGGATATCCTTTTTTTCATTCCCGCCCGCCCTACCTATGAACAAAAGATCTACCTCGAACAAATGTAATCATAATAAAGTTACGGTCAAAAAGAAACCCTATCGGTATTCTATTGCCGACAGGGTTCTCCAACGTTGTATCAAACCTAAATCATATCACTCCATTTGATTGTGTCACCGACGAAGCACCGCACCGCCAGATACCTTACGAACGCCGTCCCTTCCGGGGCGTCAGGGTCTTCCAGATAAGCCAAGACAGCCTTGACTATTTTCTGGTCGCAATCCAATACCTTAGGAAAGTAGTCGCTATAGAACATAGCGAACAGGTATTGGATATCTCCCCAAGTGGCGTTATCAGGTTTCTTGGCCCCGCATTTATCGAACATCTGCTTAGCGTCCTCCATCGTCCATCTTCTCTTGGATCCGTCGGCGTTAAGCATCTTATCAGCGGCTTCCCTAGCCAACTCCTTGGAAAAGTGATATCCATGGGTGTCTATATACCGCTTATAATCCGGGTCATCAGCGTCTGCTCCTCAGTAGTAACGACTTCTACGACCTCTACGCATGTAAGGATCCATGCTATCGTACTCGTCACGGATCTCACGCTCGCCGAACCAGCCCTTGCGATACATCTCGTCCTCCCGCTCATGGTGCTTTTGACGTTTCTCAAGCTCCCGCTCGTTACGTTCCAGCTCCCTCTCACGTCTCTCAAGATTACGCTCACGACGCTCCAGCTCCTCCATCATCCCGTCACGATCCTTGCCATAATGGTCATATACCCCGCCATCATAACCCATGTACGTGCCGTCAGAACGACGGGAGCGTCCTCTACCGCCTCTTCGATCATAGATCTCATCATCATATTCCTCTTGGCCATTGCCTAAATCTATAACTCTCATATTAACCTAATTTTTTAATTAACAACTCTTTTAACTCATCGAAAGAAGACCCCATCCTATCGACTTTCTCCTCAAGATTCTTAATCTTTCGGTCTTGATCCTTAGTCTGCTTAAAAGTGGGATTGATATCTTCCAAGATACTGTCGCATGCCTCTATGATCTCCTTATTCTTATCCACGCTATTCACGATATCCGTACTGGTTCGTTTCATGGCGTTCAGGTGGTTCATTATCGGATCCACGGAGCAGGCTAGCGTAATGCCGTTGGCCATAGCCACGTTCTGATTCTCTGGAACTACGTATGTCATAGACTTCCCGTCCACCTCTATAGTAAGATCCATAACCCGATCTTGCAGCTGCTGGTACTGACCTAGCTGGGATTGGGCGAACCTAGGTTCCGAGACGTTAACCACCGTACCCATAAAGAATTTAGGAACCCCTGAGGTGTCCAACGTATAAACCTGATATCCTTTCTTTAAATCCTTAAACATAATAACGATCTTTTTTAATGGGAGGGAGGTTACCCTCCCTATTCTTTCTTAGTAAATTCACGCGCTAGGGGCCGTAGCCGTATGACCTAACATCCTGAACACGCCGGTGCATTTGTTGTAATACACGAGATGCTCGGTATAAGCCCCTACTACAGGGTCACCAGATGCCACGGGAGTCGTAATATCCTGCCCTGTCATATGTGCCCCAACCTTATCCACTATAGGTGTCTTGTTGACGATAACCCCGGCGTTGGATACCGTAACAGGGGTGGTGGTGGATAAGCCGGACGGGAGGACGATCGTGGCCGGATAATCAGCCTCGGTCTCAGTTACCGGATGACGGACTTTCCATAACAATATCCCCTCTGGAGGCAGTGAGTTCCACTGACACGGATTGATGCCAAAATCAACCGTAGGTTCGGCCGCAGAAGCGTCAGATACCTTTCCAGTAGTGGCTACTACCGAGATACCTCCCCTATCAAGACGGTAGGAGGCGAATGAGCCGATCATATATCCTCTGAAATCAGCCATATTGTCCCCCTTTCTTATAATACGGCGTTAGTAGTGCCGCAAGCGCATCCACATTCGTTAGCCACCCTTACGGTAGGAGCATAGCAGCAGCCCGGGTTCTGTACGACGTAAGCAGGAATCGGAGCCTTTGGAGCTAACTGGCTAACAATGTTCTGTGTCTGTTGTTGGGTGATGGCGGAAGTAGCCAAAGCCTGTTTCTCCTCACGAAGCTGTTGGATAGTATTCTGCATCTCACGCATCTCAAGTTGACAGAACTTGTCATTGATAATCTGCGTTTGGGCATCTATCTTAGCGGCTAACACTTGCGTCTGGGCTTGATTGGATTGAATAACGTTATTGAAGCCGTTAGTCAAATTGTTCTGCAATACGTTCGTCTGACCGGTGATAGCCAACTGATTCTCATACCCTTGACGTGTGATAGCGTTCTGGATATTGCAACCCATCGTATCCAAGGAATGTTGAACGTTATTGAAACCACTAGCCATAGCGCTTTGCAAATTGCAGCAGCAAGAGCTAATTTGGTTACCGATCTCACATCCTTGTTGCTGTACGGCGTTGATAACGGCTTGAGATGTCATACCTACCTGACCAGCCACCTTATCAATAGCGCCTTGTACATTACAGATAGCGTTTTGTAATTGAGAGGTAGAACAGTTAAGGGCGTTAGAGATCTGATCAATAGCGCTTCTGTTACCTTGGATAGCCTGCATCAGTAGCTCACGGCCATAGTCGTTGTTCAATTGAGCCGGAAGACCGTTAGCGCAACAATCATTTCCATTACCACCAAAACCATTTCCGAAACCACGTCCGCCCCATAACCAGAACAGGACAATGATCCACAACCACCAACCGTTAGCCCCTCCGAACTGGTCTTGGTTGTTACGACCGTTCATCAACGCAGCAACTAAATTCGGGTCCATCTTATTACCACCCAAAAGGCTGGTAAACATACCCGGAATCATAGATAATAAACCATTAGCGGCGCTACCGCTCCCGGAACCCATGCCGTCTAACAGCACGATTTTGTCTCCACTTGTACCCATGTCTATTTATTTTTGAATTAATAATAACCCCACCTGATAGTGGGCGTTACAAAGTCCAAAAATTAACAGGCCTAAGATCGTGATATGTGTCATCATCAAAGTACGTCATGTCTTGTAAATGGGATTAATAAGAACCGATACAAGACAAAAAAATCCGGAGCGTATCACTACGACCCGGATTCATCGCAAATCTATAAAATCCAATGTTTCAATGCTCGAAAGAAAACGTCTCACGACGTCAAAGAGAGATTAACTACACGAAAAATCTCGCATCAACTTATTTGTATTAACAGTGTATTCATTAACTATCTTACTGGATGAGGGATTATCCTCTATCCTTGACAGGCGGTTATCGTCACTCCTTACCGTAACGTCACCCATCCTTCGTACCATGTTTTCTTGATATGATGATGGATCGGAGTATATAAGATCATCAACGAACCTGTATATCGCACCATCAACCGTCTCACCTATCTTCTCATATAAGCCGGATTGGAATGACACGAAATCATCATACCTTCCACGAGCCAAGAACGAACCGTCCGGCCTCGCCTCGACACCGCCGTTGACCTCCCGGAGAAGGCCCGGATTCCTTTGGTACAGATACCTATAAAACCCGGCATCCATCATCCTATCCTGTCTATCCAGATAGAAAAGGTTTCTCATGCTACTGTCACCGGACTCGATAGCCACGTCAAACAGAAGATCCCTTACCTGACCTTCCGGCAACGACATCTCCATGCTTTTTAACGTACTTCTGTCATGGTGGTTCAAAGATACATTATAAAATCCATTAAAATCAAGGAAACGTAAGACATTATTATATAAATCCGATTTTTTTAACCTTTCCTTGATCTGGATCTTCCTCAACGATGTACAGGATTTGATAAAATCACGATCCTTTCCCTGCCTAGCCTCGTATCTCCTGAACTCCCGATCAATATCGACATCATCCATCTTAGGGGTTACGGGATGCTGGTATATCAATCTGGTAAGGATCATGTTCTCAGTATTCGAGGATGAGATGTTGGACATAACTAGCTTCTTTATGTTATCCTTGATCACGTCAATATCGGAACGGGAAGCCCCGGCGGGAATCACGCCAGCCGGCAAGTACGAGGGCCGCTCTATCCCGATATCGGCCAACATCTCATAGGCCTGATCGGTGTCGGTTATCGGGGCTGTGCTGTGGTACGTATTCCTACCCATATACAACATGCTCCTATCATACATATCGGAAGGGGATGTATTCCCGGACCTTACATACACCATCCTATCCCCAGTAGAATAAGTATCCTGAACCTCGTATATCGGATTCCCTTTTCCTGTTATCCTATCAAGATCGGAGATAAAGCTATCGTATACCGAATTGCCGGCCTGTATGGAAGACAACATGACGTCCAGCGACGCCATAAGATCACGGATATCCTCAGGTCTGGATATAACCATCTCATCGCTGATCGCCTCGCTTATATCCACACCCATGTCGGCAAGATCCATGGCTATGTCATGCAGACGTCCGGCAACGTCCTTGATGTCCTTAAAATCATCCATATCGATTATCTCCCCAACCTTACCCCTTAGGGCTTTCATGTCCTTAGGCGTACTGATATACGGTATGGTGCTATTGGAGTATGAGTCGGTAATCGTATTTCCGTCCTGACTCCGAACCTCCATACGGGTCATATTACGATACGTGTCATACATCCGATCTGCGTAATCCTGATCCTCCTGATACCGGAGTGCCAAGGAAGGGTATGGGATGGAGGCGAAAGCCTGATCGAACTCCCGGCGGTCGCTGATACCGCCTACCGCCCTCATGATCGTATCCCTTACCTCTATTGGATTCAAGCCCCTTCTCTTCCCTAACGAGTCATATGTATCCTCATATATCATATAATCATCACCAAGGCCTGACTCGGAGGACAGGAAATACATATCCTTCTCATTAAGATCCCCGTCAGACATAAAATCGACAATCCTCCTCATCATATCCCTTACCTGCTCATACGCCGATCTGTTGGTCATGATATTATCAATCTCATCGGCGTCATACATCCCGGACCTCTCAAGATTGTACCTATTGAGGAATATATCACCGCCGGAAAGGAAATTGGATACAATCATATCATTAAGATCATTGATATTATCGACTCCCAAGGAAGTAAGGGTGTTATTGATATCCTTAACCTCATCGGCCATGAAATTGCCAGCGAAATAGTTCTTCCGCTTGATAAAGGACATGACATCATCATACCTAGGTTCCCCATTGCTATCTAAGTCGTATTCCGATGGCATGGACATCCAATCGCCAAAGAAAGACACGAAGTCGGGGGAGTAGGCCGTACCCCAGACCGATAAGGCCTGCTTCTGGTCGCCAAGCACCTCCATCGCCCTTTGGTATAATCCGGATGGTTGGTTATTAGGGGCAAGGACATTATCTACCCTACCCTCCTTATTTTTTATAACATAACAAGATCTGCCCATTACTAAATCGTTTTGACACAAAGATAGGTGATTATATATCATTTTACACTAAAATCGTAAAATGGTATATATCTATACGGAAATCCGTACCGGGTTCCACCAAAACCCTCTACCTTCTGGTAAGATACTTACATCGAAGGCTTCTTTTGCCGATTTTCTAATGATGTTAAACGCACCATTGATATCGGCGTTAATAATATTGCCGGAAGATGTCTTGAACAATCCTCGTTTGATACGTCTTCCGGCATATCCCTCATGCTTACAAATCTTCTCGTTATCCAAGAAACTACATTTTGAGGTATAGGATTCCTCAACGATCTTAACATTAACACCCTCAAGTGTAGCTTTACATGATATCATTGAGATAAATAAATTAAAAGGAATAGATACAAAGTTCTGATTATTCCGTTTTCCGATATTGATCTCTTGTTTCCAACATCTGTTATGACCGATTATGATCGTATTAATGCCATTAGAAACTACGTGATTAATCAATACCCTACTGGCTTTATGCAGATAGTCCTTGATCTTATTATTCCTTTTGTTGGTTAACGACCTTATTTGTCTTGATACTTGTTTATTGTCTTTTAATCTTGATTTTAAATATGCTAGTCTTTTATTATAATACTGGTTGATAGATTTTAGAGGTCTACCATTGATGATAAAGCAGGAACCGGTATTTGATACACAAGATGCAAGATTATTAAGTCCAAGATCAATACCAAGGTAATTCCCGTTATCATACATAAGGTCTTTCTCTTTCTTATTATACACGATCTCAAGCATAATATATCCATTCTTAGGTATAAATCTAAGTTGTTGAATATTTCGCTTGTTAGTTCTTGTAGTGAAAGAGAATTGCTTTGGCAATTTAACAATACCTTGCTTTATCCATTTCTGAGAAAAGGCTGTTGTTGGGAAAACAGCCATAAACATCCCGTCTTTATCAAGATACTTAGGTATTCTTACTTTCTCAGAATACTCACCTCTATTTTTCTTGTTAAGAAGATTGAAGAAGGACTTGAAATTTTGGTCGACCATCATCAATACCTGTTGGGCTACTGGTGACGGTAAAGCACGATAGTCTACATCGTTTTCTATTCTTAACTTCTTTTCAAGAGAGTAGTAGTTGAGGTATTTATACTTAACGGTATTATCATCCTTATATTGAAAGTAATGCTGCCTAACAACATACAATCCTTTGTTGTATAAGTTTTTGCACTTATGCAACAGGTCTTGAAGCTCATTATAATGCATCGAGCTTTGCTTGATTATATGTTGTTCGACTAATCTCATAGCACAAATATATGGATTATTATTTATATATAAAAATCCCGCCTACTCTCACGAGCGGACGGGACACCAAAATAACAACATAATAACAAACCTTATGTTTCTCCGAAAAGTGCAAATCTTTTTGCCGATCCTCACGAACAGGCAAAAACTCAATCCTAAATTATAAAAAATGGAGTTTATCGTTTAGCGAAAATATCTTTATCTGATCTACTCAGAACCCTGCCTTTCAATTCCAAGAACCTAGGCATCCATTCTTTAGATATCTTAGACACAATCCACTGAAATCCCTTAGGAGTCACATAGACAGTATTAGTGCCGTAGAACTCGTCATCATTACGATATCTGTAACGAGCATAACCGCTGTCTATCATCCTTTGGGAAAGCAACCACCTCTTACCGGTCTTAGCGAAGAACTTCTTATCCTCAAGCAATATTCGAAGATTCTTCTCCGCTATATCATATCCATGAGCCTCTAGCTTTTCCCGAACCTCTCTGATCAACATATCTGTCTCTTGGGCTATTTCGGCTGTCTTAGCAAACTCAACCATAGGAGCCTGTTCTTTAATGATATTATCGGATATCCTTTTGGCTTCCTCTGCCGCTTTCTTCGCCTCAGCTAACGCACGCTTCTCCTTTTCCGATTTAAGCAAAGCCTCTAATGCCTCTATATAATCAGATGGAAGTTCATTCTTTGATGGCATATTGTTAGATGGCATAGAATAGGAACCTGTTTTTCTAATAGAAGGAAGAACCTCCGATGTTACCCATCTTTTGAATTTCTTGGCAGATTCCATCTTAGATGACATAATCAAAGAATACATCCCTGATTCATTGATTAATTTAATCTCCCTAACAGCCTGATTTATAAGGGGGTTTATTTTAAACCCCATTGATTTACAATCACTTGTAAGAATAATAGAATCCTCATCATCAACAAACCTTTTTACAGCGTTTCCTAAGTTTTCATAACCAAGGCATCTGGCTATGTCATTACCAACAAACCATGGATTGTTTTTCTCGTCTAATAATACTCTTACATCCCCAAAATCAGGATTCTCAAACAATTTTAAATTATCATCCATAATATAAAAACAACGAGAGCCATTGGCGTCCGTTATTCCACCAATGACTCTCATCTATCGCCTACGCCTAGGCGAGTTAATATCTTCTTATGGCCCAATAACGGATGGACACCGCAAATATAAGACCTTATTTTGAAACTACAAACAAACAAGAGATATTTTTACAAAAAATGTAATCAGTCATATTCCTCTGTCATATATAAAGCGTAGCTATACCTATCCTCTATCATCTCCACCACCTTCTTGATATCAGATAAAGTTAGTTTCTTTATCTCCATATTCCTACTATCCATCCTGACAAAAGAGTTCTTGAACTCCTGCTCGGTTATAGCCTCCAACCTAAATAGATTGTATTTTATAAGTAACTGGCTTACATCAAATATCAGGATATTAAGATCAATATCATCCTTCAACTCATCAAGAAGATCACGCATCATGACTTTGATAGCATCAGTATCAAGTTCCAGTTTATCGGCTTCCTTCATCAACTTCTTGATAATACCATTGTGCTCGATTATGATGTTAGCGTTATCATCATCGGTAGGTAGAAGGATATCCATCGTACATTTTATACCAACCTTATCACTAAGTCTTTTATTGAACTCAGTCATATAATCAAAAGCCTGATCCCTGCTTAAGGCGTATGTATGATCAAGCAACTGCTTTTGTCTGACCTTGACAAAATAGTTACTGGTGTATAACATCATCAAGACCTTCACTCGCTGGATGCGTAGGTCTTGCATGATCTTCCGATGTAAAAAAGAATCTAGTTGCATAATATAAAGAGTCCCCACCGGGGCCATCACACACCCGACAGGGACCAACTTTTAAATATCTTACTCGTCAGGTGATGGACTGACGCCGCAAAGATAAGTCAAGATATTTTATTTAGCAAGGATTTTCCGCCTCATTTTCTCCGGATACTACGTTACCGTCGGAAACCAAAGACTTGTCCTCGGCCGCCTTCGTAGGCGAGGCGAACTCCGATGGCAGATCCGGCAGGTTAGGGAACGAGACTTCCGTCTCCTCCTTGGATACCTTGTTCTCCTTGATACTCATCCTAAACTTAGGAGCTATGAAAGGATCGTTGTTAAGATCGATGTTGATCGTAACGTCATTCATCAAAATATCCTCCTTAGTTCTGGAATCACCTATCCATCCTCTTACGTCAGCGGTCATAGGCATCCTGCTAGCCGCTTCCTTGACAGCTTTAAGCCGGTTCTTGATAACATCCACGTCTCCCGCCAGCGGAATCATATATGTCTTATTATCCAACCCTGATCTGGCTATAGCGTTATTAAGATCCATTATATCATCAATACTTACGCCTCCGCCTAGACCCTCCGTAATCCTATCAGCCATCGATCCGATCATGGATGAGAATGACGATATATCCTGATTTTTCAATCTTACGGGGTACAGGTAATTTCTTCCATTTCCTGTCTTTATAGCTACGACCGGGATACGTGAATCTTTATAGTCACCATACTTGTCCCTGACGATAGCCGTACAGAACGGGAATATATTATACTTAATATCATCCCTCATCGTAACCTCCCCATTCTCTATATATCCTACGCTCTCGACTTTACCAACCGTCTCGTTGGTAAAATCATTCTCGGATACCATCAACGTACCATTATCATCACTTACGCTAAAATTAGGTCTTCCCGGCAAAACACTGGTAACTGTACCTACGAACGGTATATCAATCTCGCCAGTAACAGATCCTATATTATCCCTATATAACTCAAAGGCCCTACTCCTTAAATCAGCGTTACTTCCTTTTGAATCCGGGTCATTGGCTTTCAGTACCGAGACGAAATTGCCGTCGCTATCCACGATCTTAATAACCATATTATCAACCAGCTCTCGGTAAGCCGACTTAGTCTCATCAGAATTAGGGTCAACGGCGTTAAGGCTATTGTATTTATCATACAATTCCTTGGTATATGGATCTGACATATCCATCTTAAACCTTACGATATTATCCTTACGGAGATTAGCTACGGCTTCCTGATTCACCGACTCGTTGTTAGATCCAAACGTATCACCCGTATAATAAGGGACAATAGATCCATCCTGCCCCTTGCGATACACCATGAACCAGATGGAGGTCGACAAGGCGGTTTGCCGCCCCAATATGACACCGGTAGCGTTCTCGAAAGCCTGAGCGTCATCCTCGCTAATCATCCATCTTGAGTGGTTATCTGACTCTATAACAGTAAATATGTCGGTTCCGTTGGTGAAATCCATCACCCTTCCATTATCAGTATCAGTGGCATCAGATCTTTTAAGCCCAAGACTGTCCATAAACCTGTCAAGTCTCATTCCGCCAACTTCATAATACATAACCCCACCGATCTCTCTCTTCTGAGCCATCAACACCACCGGATTCTGGGCGGCGTTAACTTCCGTCCTGCCGGTGGATGTCCCGGGTTCGCTCTCTGTGAGGACATCACCCATAGGTATGGATTTATCGTAATCCTTGACAGCTATACTTCCGTTATCATACAACCTCATCCATTCCACGAATTGAAGAAGAGGTCCATCGGAATAATTATTGATAATATCAATAGCCTCATTAAGCTTATCCTGATCAATCTCATTGCCATTGTCAGCCTCATTCATAAGATCATTATAAGTCTTTATAGCTTCTTTGATCTGATCCTGATCAAGACCATTGATATTCATATCTACAATATCATCAACAGCGTCCTTGATATTATCATAAATATTATCATGGATCTTCAATCTATCTATTATCGATCTAGCCTTATTGATCCTTGAAATAGGATTATCCCCAAACCCGTTAACTAGACTATCGACACGAGGCTTGTTATTATCATATATCTGTCTCTCCCTAGGAGATAAGACATCCTCATTACCGTTCCATATCTTTATAGCTATATTATTGATTCTATCGTCAGAAGGATTTATGATATCCTCATCATCAGGAACCCTCTCGACTATATTACCTTCATCGGTCTTAATCTCGTTCTCCATAGATCTGGCTATCATATGATTATATGTCTTGAACATAAATGCCTCATCCTCCCCTATAAGACCATCTTGGTAAGCCTTGTCTATAGCTTGGTCGTTGGCGTAAAGATCATTGGCATCAGGATTATCAGTATTCCTGAAATCATACTTGCTATCATCCTCCTCATAAGTCTTACCCCATACGTTCGATAATATCTTCATGAACCCGCGCTCCTGCGCCCGGATGAATCTTCTGTCACGCATACGACGAAGAGACTCGTTTATATTCTTATAAGCCACAAGATTATGACGATACTCACTAAGCAATGCCATAGCCTCCTTATAATTATCAACCCCACGGATAGATACGACGTTCTCAAAATCAGCTATAGTATCATAAGCCGCCATAAGATCAGCGGCACTGATCCTTGAATCATTTCTATTTAAGAACAACTTAGATATATCAGCCTCTGAGTTAATTAACGTAGTTAATTTCCTCTCCAATGCGATCCTATCCTCTGTTAATTTAAGAAGCCTATCATTCTCCTTGACCAACTTAGCCTTATCAGATTCAAGAGCGTCCTTCGACGCGACACTTTGTTGAAGCCTCAAGATATTCTTCTCCATCCTCTGTATATCATCCGTAAGCTTCCTGAGTTCTTCAAGATCCCTGCTCGAATCAGGATTAAGACGAGAATATATATCAAGAGCGGGGCCTATATCCGTATTGTATATCCTTCTTAACTGATTGGCAATATCGTTCAAATTATCCTTCGCCTCAAGGCCATTATAAGCCATATTGGAGATATAGGCGTTAAACGACCTATTGGATATACCATCGGTAAGGGAGTCGGCGAATCTGTTGGCCATAATGAAATTATCCACCTTCTTATTAAACTCGTTGACAAGATCGGCTTTATACTCATTGACCTGCTCATCCGTCATATTCATATCGGACGCTATATCGCTATTAGGTATAGATTCGACTACCGTCCTGAAATTCTCCTTCGTATCATCCAGCATCCCCATCTCCGAATCATAACGAAGACGATTGAATACGGCGTCACTGAAATCCTTATTTATGATCCTACCATCACTCTCGTACGATGTGTCTATGCCGGATAATTGAGCGTTAAGAGCCATACTGCCACGAATAGCACGGACAGCGGCGGTGGTCAAGGCGCCGGCATTGGCGTTGTAGGCCTCCACCATCCCCTTGTTCCGGGACATGTCTTGGCTCCATTCCTTTATACCACCAATAGTTTTTCCTCCCATAACCGATCCGATAATCATACCGATGCCGATTTCCTTCCATCCCTGATTAGATCCGTAAGTCTCCTTGAACCCGTTCTTTATAGCCTCCATATAGCCTATATTCTGCCGGATAGCCATAGGATTGTATCTTGATTCTACCCAATCCTCGGCGGATTTACTAGCCACTCCCTGAAGACCTTCCTCATACAGACCCTCAGATACCGGGCGTTTGATGATATTGAACGTATTCCCGGCTATTTTCTGCCATTTCTTAGGCGTTATAGCCCTTAATGTCCCGTTATCCATCCTCTCGGCGCCTACGCCAAATATATTGCGTTTTATGAACTTATCCACGCCAAGATCCATGCCAAACATATCGCCGAACATAGCTATATTGGATAATGACAATATACCGACATTAGCGCCAAATACGGCATTAGCGGCATCGGCGTTGTCAGCCCTGAACTTCATAAGCTCCTCATATGGGACTTCCCTTCCATAAGCGTTACGGTAAGACTGCCTGAAATTCTCCTCAGCCTCCATCAACATGCTTCTAGCTTCGACAGATGCCTCCCATGAGGTAGATGTACCAAGGAAAGCGAGGGTGTCCAGCCCCTTGCCTATCCTCTGTCCAGTACGGGCGGCCCTAAGGTAAACGCCGAACGCTTTCTTGGTATCCGAAGCCGCTTTGCCTATCCTAGCCAAAGCCACGCCTGCCCTAGCTCCCGTACGAGCTAAGTTCATCAATCCAGCACCGGAATATACAGCTGATGATAACATGGCACCAGCGGTAAAAGCAAGACCGGATAAGAAATCGTTAGACCAGAAATTAGCCGTAGTCATGCTCTGAAGAAAATTCATATCCCGCTCCTCTCGATTGTAATAATGAGCTAGACCATAATCCATCTTCTTATCCTGATCATCCAGCCATCTCGTGAAATCGTTATCAAATACGGCGTTAAAATTACCTCTGGATACACCGGCGTAAATACCATAAAAAGGCTGGATAACGCCGCCTAATCCGTATAAAGCAGTCTTACCCGCCAGCTTACCCAATCCTCTCATCCATTTCTCAGTCCTATCTTGGCTCCTAGATAGACGCGTGTCGTTATCTACGCCGGGAATATAAGACTCGTATTTAGGTATCCAAGTACCGCTACTGAGTCGATATCTTGAATCCTCCAACGATATCTCCGGACCTGTAAGGTTAAACCTACCCTTATAGCTTTGGTCAGATGCCATATATCCCAATGGGGACATATGCTTTATATCATCATAATAATTTGTCTTAACGGTATTCTTAATCCTTTCCGACAATGATGGTATCTGCGACTTTGATCTCTCCGAAGCAGAGTACGGATCAAGCACGGGAGGCAAATCACGATCCGGTATATCGTAGGTATTCGTACCAATGGCCCTAGTGGCATCAACACCCATTGTAGGATAGCCATATCTTTCGGCCAATTTCTTTCCATCAGGAACGTTATTACCGGTTTCCATTATTTCCATTATTTCCACTATTTCTGTTTTTTATCTCTTGATCAATGATACTGGCTATAGGGGAGATGAAACTCTCGAAGTCATCGGTAGTCGATCTGCCCTCACTCCTCCAATACACCTCATTTTCCTTACTAAGTATCTGTTGCCACGCCATAGTCAAATAATACTGAGGACAAAAATCAATCTTTCTGGCTACTTCGTCAGCGTAAGCTACGCCATCTAGGTCTATAGAATACAACGGGGTATCTCCCTTACTGGCTTTCCCCTTACCATATATATCCACATTTATGCCAGAAGATCCATTATTGTACTTATATCCTGAAGCCCTTAACTCGTACATGGAAGCGTTATCAAACAACACGTCAGTAGCGATCATCATCTGATTCTTCCTGATATTACCGTCATTTATATTCGTAAACATATCTATATAAGGCATTGTCATATCTTTGGCCCCGCTGGCGTAAGCGAATGGAGCCACCTGCAATGACTTAGCCATCTTCCCATAAGCGTTATCACTTGAATTAGCGAACGATATAGATACAACACCAGAGTCGTAGGTCTCGGATGGAATATTTACATCCTCTTTATAGAAAGCAAGGTCATTGGCAGCCAGATCAGCCTCGCTTACCTCAATAACGGATCTACCATCACCTCCATTATTGCCAATGATCTGATACTTACCATCACCTATAGGGGATATGGTAAACGTTATCTTCGTATTGGCATTATCCTTATCCTTAGGAATAAAACCACCACCACGGGTAAATAGGTCACTAATCTTTATATAATCATACTCGGCTTTGCTTTTAGACGGATAATCACCGGAAAAGATATACTCACGCTCGGCGTACTCATGACGATATTGCCTTAAATAATCCTCGCCAGCACGCTTTGCGTCATCATTTAACCTACCCAAATCTCCACGGCTCCATTTATGCCTTAATAAATCATTTCTTTCCTTATGCGCTTCGTCATATATAGCGGTAGCGACAGCGATCGCTCTATTATTCCCAGCAAACCTGTCTTTTATTTCCTCGATATGCCTATTCTTGTTAGCCCCAGATACGGCAAGAGACATTATAGATTCAATATCATCAAGCGACAAAGACGTTCCCATAAGATCATTCAAACGATCCATAATAATACTTGACTGACCTGAATCTACCGATACGTATGGCGCTTCCCCTTGAATATTACTATTAACAACGTTTATATTATCATTTAGCAAAGAACTATAAGCAGATAGCTTAGCCCAATCGTCTAATGTTATATCGTTTATGCCATCTATATCAAAAACCTTATCACCATTATTGTTAATATCCCCAAGATTGAATGTACCAAATCCGTAACTAATGTCTATACCTGATCCTTCATACGATCTAGCCTCTTTCTCAATTATAGCATCAACACCATCCAAAACAGTATTCTCAGCCTTATTGAAGCCCTCATTAATCTTACTATACTTATTCCTTTGATTATTTAACCTAAGAAGCTTTATATAACTATCCTTTCCATTATAATCAAGAAGTGTATTCGTAGATCCACCATTAGCCTTAAAATAAGTCATGATAACCTGATCCCTATCCATATCCTTGACCACATTACTATTCTCGGGATCAGATGCCCATGCGTCGATCTTCCTCTTGGCATCGTCTGATAGAGACTTTACAAAATTCTCCATGCCTGTATTCACCGCCTTTTCATTGGCTATAAATCCATTCATGAACTCATCGCTTATATTCACATCTTCAAGATTGACACTCTTCGTAACCACTGTGGGACCGGTCATGTCATCGCCTCCACCATTTCCATTCTCCGATTTACCTGATTTACTAGCTCTTATCAAAGCGGATTTCTCCATGGCTAGATTATGCCTTTTTGTCTCATTGAACTTAGCCCTCTCCATCATCTGTTGATTAGCCTTGAAATAATAATCATCAACACCAAGCGTCTCGTATGAGTTATTATAAGACCATCGTAACCCCACGCCACGAAGGAACTGCTGCCTCACCATGAACATGCCGGCCCGCTCCGGACTGTAGTTGCTGCCGATAACGCCCTCAGCCTCCTCCACGAAATCATTTTTCTGCTTGGTGATATCCGCCAGCTCTGACTCCAACCTAGCCTTTTTGACCTTATCATTGCCAACGCCCTTTAGCTTTGCCCGTATAGATTCTTCCTTGGCACTAAAATCATCAATATACCCTTTAAGGAAATCAGAGGTACTCTGGACATTGAATAGGTCAGGATTCGTCCTAGCCATATACCTACCCTCTAGTTGCATCTGAGCTTTGCCGTTCTCTGATATGGAAGCCATGGCTATATCCCTGACTTGAGCATAGCTTATTTCATCTATATACATCTCACGCATCTCCCCCGTCCTGTTACCATTGGCATCAATCACCGGCACATTGACTTTCTTTCCCTTATTAAGGGAGATGAAGTTCTTCATCTTCTCATCAACCTCAGCGTGATAATCCGTATAAGGAGTATAATGTATAGGATTAAGACGTGTTCCTACCTGACCGTCATTCATCCATGCCACGGCATCGGCGAAAGCCTCAGCCTCGTTTATAGGACTATACATCTTAGGATTATTCAATTTCATATCCTCCATCTTCTCACTAAACGACCGGATCTCCCTAGTGCCGGCAATGGCATTCAACACACGGGTATCCAGAGCCTCTCCAAGACGAGCCTGTATACTTCTGGCTATACCATCAGAAGCCAGATTAGATTTACGATACACGTTATTCACGTCCTGTATCAATCCATTTAACCTATTCTGAAGATATTCCCTATCCTGAGGTTTTATAATGTCAGAATTGATAATATAATCAGCATACTCGTTTATAGCCTGCCGATTGGTATCTATCTTCTGCTGCATGTATCCCATACCCTGCATCATGACATCCATGTTGTAGGGTGATACGTACTTGCCGTAATTCCTTAATATACTATATTGTGAAGCCATCCTTTATCCTTTCTTGCCTTTAGTTACTTCCTGAGCGGGATATAATCTCCTATAACTCAATATATCTCCTTGAGGATCAGCGATCAGCTGCCCATTAGGACCGATCTTTACATCCCCGAATATAGATCTTAATGTATTCATGGTCGTAGCCGTATTCCACTTCTGCTGAATCTCATCATTGACGCTATCGAAATACCTAGCCCAGTTCTCGTCATTTATAGCCAATCCTTGTAGTATCCGTTGCTGGTAAGCTTGGCGTTGAGCTATATTCTTATCATAAGTATTAGCCCATGACTGAGCATTGACATTATCAGCCCAAGTCCTTTGAGCCACATTTCCTTGTTCTACCTCATTTATATACTTACCTATATTGGAACTCATGATAGCCTGTAAATTGGAAGATAAAGCCCCTCTCTGGGAATCCGGGACATTACCCATCTGATCCAATTGTGATTGGAAAGCACGATTAGCCTCAACCATATACTGATCAGCCGATCTCAACACCGGGTCCACGGTAGGAGCGTAATGTCTTTCCAGACCTTCCGTTGTCACGGCTCCCGGAGTCATCCTGAACACCTCAGGAAAGTCAAGACCACCACCTACTATATTCCTGCCTCCATTGCCGCCGTTCGACTTACCGGCATTTGTGTTGGTTTTAGGAAGTGTATTAGGATCAATCAGCTCAGGCATATCCAGCTTAACATCAGGATCCTCCACATCACCTATATCCATAGGACCGGGAGACACCTTATGCGGGTCAAGTATAAAATCAAGACCTTCCATTCCCTTCATGGATCTCAATGCCTGCATCTTAAGCATATCCTCGCCAAGTATCTTATTAACGACATCCTTGTTCTTATCAGAGAACAGTTGGCTAAAATGGGTGATACCGGCATCGTTAAGAGCCTTATGCTGTTCCTCTGTAACAACGTCTAGACCGATCATAGGGCGAGATGTGGTAAACAAACCTAATTTATTGTCTCTCATCCTATCATGATATGCGGCTTTCTTGTCTTCCGGGTAATTACCTTGACTATCCTCACCGCCAAAGGAAACGAGCGTCGTGTAATCCCGAAGCGCCTCGGCGTTGGCGATGATCGGGTTCTCAGCCGTAGCCAAGCCCATCCAGCTACTTGTCTGACCGTAGATAGCGTCTTGCAATGCCCTAGCCCTAGCGCCCTCTGAAGCTCCCATATAAGCATCGTAAGCGACCGGATTGAATGTCTTATAATAATTCAACCTCTCATCCGTATTAATACCTCCATAAGAGCCATCAGTTCCTTGGCGTTGATAACCGAAATAGTTAGGATCATTGTTGAACCTATTCTCGATCGGGCGGAAAGTTAATTTACGACCGAACAAAGACGTGCCTCCTATCTCCATCTTCTGACGAATACCAGCCACTTTCTTAAGCAGCTCTTTCTTAGCCTCAGCTATATCCTCCTCCGTAAGACCGTATTCTTTCATAGATCTGGATATGATGTTATCTATCTCACCACCCTTAGCGAAATACGTATCCTCATCCTTCTTCATCTTCCGGTCTTCCTGCTCCTTGTATATGACATTAGCGAAGTCCGTAAATCTTCCTTCTAAGCCATTAACCGTATCGTTACTATCATTTATGGCCTTAGATAATACAGAGGCGTTTAAACGTTTCGTATTCTCGTCATCTATCTTATCGTTTTTCTTCAGCTTCTCCAGCGCCTTTTTCTGATCATCGTAAGCCGATTTAAGACCGATCTTAGCCTTATACCTGTCCATTAACGTAGCATACGTATCCTTAGGCGTGGCTTTGATCCCATACGTATCTCTGATGTATTTAGCGAAATCCGGCTCTATGGTTGTGTCGTCGGTAATAACCTTCGTTCCCTGCTCCAAGGAAACGGGGGTTCCACCATCGGCGTGCTTCTGCCCCATAGCCTCCATCGGCGCCTCTCCGGGCTGCTCCACGTACTCGCCCTTCTCTACCTCTACGTTGGCTTGATCTTCCATCGACTTAGGTAACGGATACAGGTACTCACCGGTAAGGCTTCCGCTATCGAACCTATTATTAGGTCCCAGATAAACGCCCCCGCCATCCTTGTACTGCATTTGGGATTGCCTTCTTTGCCTAGCCTCACGTTCCTGAGCTAACCTAATATTGGTACGAGTACCTTTCTCTGACGCTATCCCAGAAACCACGTTACGAGCCAACCCCATGATACCACTAATTCCCGAGGCTATGGTAGTTATCGTATTAGCTGTTTTAGCCCCGGTGGATAAATCGCCATATCCCTCGCTTCTCATACGACCTATACCACGACCCATCTGAGTGAACCTAGATCCTATATCATCAGCACCATAGTAAGGGATGGAGGTAAAATCAAAAACATCCGTACTACCAGACTTATCAACCTTCTTATTACTGTCAACCAAAGCGCTCAAATCACTTGTATCAATGGTATTAATATCAGGCTGCTGAATATCAAATCCTATCTGAGTAGACGAAACCAAAGGCTCCACTCCAATACCCTGAAGACCAACAACATTACCGGGCATGATAGGGGTGACTTCCCCAGCCTCTTGATATTTAGGTATCTTCCTCTTGATTACATATTTGCCCATATCAAATTAATTTCGTTCTGACACAAAGATAATCTAAAAAAACGGAGACTCACCATTTATATAACGATGAGTCTCTTTAATACTAATATTTTAAAGCCGCAACAGGATTACCCCATTTTTTCTTCCATTCATGCCCAAGATAGTCTATAAGCTTATCATAAGTATCTATAAAGCCTCCATCTATAATGCCGGTAATAACATTCTCTATAGCCACTATATCATTCAACTGATTCTTTGTGGCCATATTTCTTATCCCACTCTCATGTTTATTAAACACTATAAAATTAATAGCTTTAGCAACTCTTGATATCCTATCAGACAACTGACTCTTATCATTAACCAATCTAGCTACAGATGAACTCATTTTAATATAAGCTTCTCCAGCGGCATTCCTGTCCTCTATAAATCCATCATGTAGCCATATTATCACCTTGGCATATATTTCTGGATCCAACTCCAATGCTACCATAACAAAAAAATACGGATTGACATACCATTTCTGCCCTTCTCCCTTCCCTCTTCGGTAAGCCATGCCGTATTTTTTAAGATCAGTTATCTTATTGATTTCCAATACATAATTTTGTACTGTAAGATTTCCTACAGTACATATATTGCTTATACTCAATTCCTTAACAAGAGCCTTCATTTTTTCCTGAAAACCATTTGTAGAGAACAAATGATCAAGTCTCCTCGACTCTAATCCCATGGATTTGCGTTTTTCATTTAAAGCCTCCATAACCTCCGTTATACACACAAACCCATCCTTGGACATAACAGAGATATTTCTACCCAACAATTCTCGACTTTCTGACTGCAAAATCAAATTACTTTTCATACTTTTATCATGCTTTTAAATTAATAAGTGCGCCTACCCGCTCGTGATGAGTAGATAGGCGCACAAATATAAATAATAAATACACAATTACAAACTATAAAACAATGAAATTCAATTTATAACATATTGTAATTATTGAACAGTACTAAATTCTTTTTACGAACAACGAACCTATTGCTTTTACTAGGTCATAGAAGCCAGCGGAACTGAACCCAACAGCCACCCCATAAAGCAGGACTTCCCACCATTCACTACCTACCAACAACGGTGATACCTGAAGAAACCACGCCAAGATACATGTCAACATCCCAATAACCACAGCCGATAGGATCTTAGCCCACTTATGGGTGTCAATATACGGCACTACCTTGGCTAACTGCGTAGCTGACATCGTGACAAAAGCCATGATGCCGGTAAAGGTAGTTAGATCAATGGTGATAGCCCCTTCTGATGGGATTACCTCTTGCGCCATCAAAGCGAATGGCGTCAATAACATAGCAAATAAAAACAACAATCTTTTCATGTCTAAAACGTTTAATAATTTCACAAATATAGCATTAATTCTGGGTTCTGCTCATACCCTTTATATTAAGACTTAATCCATGTATCATATTAAGCACCAACTGCCTTTTCGCCTGCTCCCTACGCATACGCTCGGCTTCCGCTATCTGCGCCTCTGACTGGGGATCGTTCTTGATGTTATTAGCGATATCCTCTATAGCTTTCCTGTTGGCGCCTGATTGAGCTAGCATCTTATATAACAGGTCTTGACCTTCCTTCTCCCACCAGCTATCCATGGGAGGGCGGAAAGCCAAAGAAGGATCGGCAGGGGCTACCGTCTCAGGTACGGGCTGCTGACCTCCGTCCCCCGTGCCCGAATCCCGCTGTCCGAACTCGTATCTCATTGGCTCGTTCTCCGGGACACCGTATCTATTGGAGAACATATCAGCGAACTCAAACCGCTTCTCGTTTCTTAATGTCGATCCAAGGGGTCTTCCGTATCCTTGATTCCATGCCACGGTAGCGTCCTTGTAGTTGACGGCGTTATCGAAATCGGATTTAGAATACATATAATAGTTATACTCATTCCCCTGAGCGTCCTTGTCAAAGAACTTGCCTTGATTGATGTAATTCCAACCTAACCCCGGAACCTTGCCTTGATACTCATCCACGAGATAATCCAGTTGTTGGGTTAATGTCGGTTTCCTACCATACCTGCGCTGTAGCTCCTTCTTCCTCGGTCCAAGCCATTGTTGGATGCCAAAATCACCGGCGGCTCCTAGGGCTTCGGTGTCCCCTCCGGACTCGGCGGCGATGTTCGATAGGATGCCGATAGCTTGCGTTTGTGGTATCCCTTTCTTTTCTGTCAGATAGTCCCATATCTCATCATACACAACCATCTTACTATCCTCTGATCTACTAGGATCAATAACGTATTTACCGGCACCATAATCTCGTTCTGTATTTACCGGGCCTCCATCTTCCTTGTCCTCCAACTTATTCTTGGACGTAATGGCATTACGGATAAGAGCATCCCTTCCACTTTCCGGAAGAGGATTTCGATCCTCAAACGACCCTCTCTCCTCAAACTTATCACCTATAGCGTCTAATGTCTTAGTGACTATATTGACCGGGAACTCTTGATCATTACTATAAAAATCATATACATCGTAAACACCTAACCTCCCATCCGGACGTCTATAAATAGTAAAATTACCAAACCCTGATAACGGGGTAAGATCACCAGCAGCTTCGGGGTAAAAATCATACTCAGAAAAAACCGTAGGCTTTCCGGATCTTACCGAATTACGATTCTTCTCAAATATATCTACCCATTCTCTAGACTTTTTCAAAAGCTTCAGCCTACCATAAGCATCATCTGTAGCCGGCTTATCAGAGCCATATATTTCTTGCTCCGTATCACGAATCTTTTTATCTAGCCTCTTTATCTCATCCTTAGTGTCACGATTGAACATCTTCTCAATATCAGTAATGACATTATCAGGAATCCTTATCTCCTTGCTATTTCCATCAAGACTATTAGGCTGGGATAAGAATCTACCCCATAGCTGTTCGCTATATTCATCAACATTAGCTTTGCAATTTCTTCCGTATATAAATTCCTTAACCTTATCGGGAAGACTGGCATTTGAGGCTACCACATCAGGAGTGACATTCTTATACAACCTCCTTCTTACGGCGTTACCTATGATGTCTTTTAAATACAAAGCTCTATCAGATACATCTTGTCTTACATACATAGGATCATTACCAGTAGGACCTCCATCAGCTTTCCGCTCAATTTTCTCTCCCCATAACCCATATTTCTCCCTAGGCCATATGCCGTCTATGGCGTCCACATAACCAACGGGATGCTCCCCGTCCAGACGCCGGTTTCGTCGCTCGTCCGCAGGGTACAGGGCGTTGGCCAACGGCTGCGTGATATGACCCAACCCCTTATCCTTGGATCTCGACATAACATCCACCACAGTCTGATATATAGGTCTTAATTTCTCAGGCAAATACAATCCCGCCTCATCAACCAGCTCGCCTATCTTCTTATTTATACCCCTAATGCTGAAATTATAATTACCCATGCCATTATTCAACGGAGACAACGCACCTCTTATCCCATTCATACCCTTAACAGCAGCTCCTCCGCTAAGGATATCAAACTCCGGGGATACGTTCTTTAAAGGGCTGTCATCCATCCCCCTGAAATATATAGGGCGCTCGCCTTTGACCACCCTGTCAAGATCCTCCTTATATAAATCCTTTATCCACGAGGGGATCTCCTCCGGTTTATTCTTCTTCGACATATACTACGTTTTTCACAAAAATAGCGATAATATTATAAGCCTAAAAACACGAAACGGGCACATGATAAAATCACCTGCCCGTTTATACACTAATGCATATGGTACGCAGCCAAGGCTCCTTTAGCTTTTTCCTTAGACTTGTACTTAGCCGGCCATAATTTACCGGTCTTGTTACTAACCACTCGCCAATCACTCCCTACTTTCTTAATGCATCCCGATTTAGGGCACTTGCCTGATTTACTAACAGCAGATCTATTTTTCACCATATCATTGCGTATTAACAGTTATGCTATAATCTTGTAAGTTTATATCAATATTGACAATCTTCGAACTACCAAAATCATATACACACAAATTTAAATTTCCATGTAAAACACCAGCGATAACATCGGCATAGGAAGAAGCCTCATCACCACCCACAGCATTATAAAAATACAGATACATATGCTGTTTATTAATAATACAGCTTTTTATCTTATCGAAACCTTCCTTGGTAGTATTTTTCTTAAAATCAATTCCTTCTAAAATATAACTTGAGATATCCACTCCAGAAGAACCTATCTCCTTATAAGTCCCATCATCCATCAAAGCCTTGGTCCCTGCACCGGCCGTAGAGAAGTTGATAATCCTGTTATCTCCGTTTTGATCACTAATCGTTAAGGCTATATCCTTACTCTGATTATCAACCATATGTACTGTATATTGGGAGATAGAGGAGGTAAAAGTAAGGTCTTTGGATATATCAATAATTACATTATAAGATAACATATATCCAAATTCGACCTTTCCTCCTGTACGTAATACGGCTTGTATATTTTCGGACGAATCTTTCGTTATTATTACGTCCCCAACACCGTAGGCCGTAGATAACCCTAAAAGCAGGTATTGCATCGATTTGTCTACCTCGCATTTCGAAGCTATTATATCATATTGCTCCTGAGTGATGGTAGACACTTCATTAAAAGCTATATTAAATAATATATATCTAAAATCATTCTCATCATAGAAATTATCACTCAAGAAGCCTGGCTCATGAACATCTATATCCTGCCATGTACCGTCACCACGAAGAAAGGCTGTACGCTTCTCCGCAGCGGGAGCCGGCACCAATCCCGCAGCGCCAGCCCCGGACGCCGTGGCACCAACCATATCCTTGACCTTATCAAGCCTACTGTCTATTTGATTACCATCATACTTACCAATAAAATCTTCCATATCATTTCAATATATAAGAGGAGGCGGTAAATACCCCCCCCCATATGTTAATAAATCAATAAATTTTCTCATCATTACTAAACCATCTTACTATCATCTTGAACCGACTCTCAATGTCATTCACGAACCTTGCCAAGAACCAATCGCCACGAAGACGATCCCGCCACCTCCGATGATAATCGACAGCCCTAGGGTCGATCTCCCGGTCAATGTCATTCACATCCTTGATCCATACCGGTAGGTTATTAGTATCGTCCTTAACCTCGTTGAAGTAGTCGTTGATATTGATCTTCTGGTCTACTTCCGTCACCAGTATATCACGGCTATCGTCATTGGTTACAGGATACCTTAACCGCTGGCTCATATCGTTCTTGTCGGCGATAACCATCCGAAGCTCACCGCTGTTGTTGGTATCATTATAAAACCATGCCTTATTAAATCCAGTAGTCCTAAGAATTTGGTAATTAACCTCATCCTGATATCTTCTGGCATCCATCCGATATTGGTAGTTGGTGAGGATCTTATTCACGTACTGCTCACGTACCGGAACCTCTATAACAAACGGATATAGCTTACCATAAAATACTTGATACGATTGGTTGGTCAAACCATGAGACCATAAACCTATCTCCTGACTTTCACTTGAGTAGTTCTTTCCGGACTGGAAATAATGCTGGTGCTCGATATAATAATCAGGGGTGTAGGATAAATATGATTTCCACTCACCCTTCAGGCAGTTATATCCAACGGTGAACGAGACGTCCGTGAAATGGCTGGTGTCCTGCAACTCCACCGCCTGTCCGTTCCTGTAGAACCGGCCGCCACGGAATTGGTACTCGCTCGGATTCCCTACCGGTATATAATCTTTCTTGGTTATCAGAACCCTCTTAAACCTATTATCCCAACCCATGGACAACCCTATACCAAAAAACTTGTTATCAATATCATAATAAGACAACTCAGCGTCCGTATCAGCGTTATATATCCGGCTACGGATGATCTTCATCTGAAGATGCTCCTTAAACCAGTTTCTAAGCCCCGGTGTGACCTCCGTAAGATTCCTACCATTAGAATCTACCTTAAACACCTGACCACGCCTTAAATCGACCCAAAAATGCCCAAACTCGCAACTGATCATATCCCGACTCTGGGTCCCGGAATATCCTAACGTCGTATTATTATACTCAATGCCACGAGAGGCGAAAAGCCCACCTGTCCCTAGCTCGCTATTCTCCGGGGATATTCTTTCTGCCAGCACGTCTATAGCGTTATATAGTCCTACCTGATTCTCGAAGCGAGCTAGTATTTGATCCGACTCTATTCCCTTCATGCTTATAAGCTTCCCGAACGAGGTCTTGAACTCATGGTAATCCATAGGCTTGTACGACAGCCAAGGATCGGTCATGCCGTTCTCCGACACGTCGGCGGTGCTCCATATGACGCCGTTGGGTCTTTGGTAAGCGCAGTCCCAAAAATTGCTATCATACGTCTCTGGTAATGACCTGCCACCTAACGTAAATCGATTCTTATACACAGGACTTATCTTAAACACATTATCCCTTGATATAGGGACATTACGCTCCTGAGTCCATGTTATATAATCCCCCACCTCCGGATAGAACCCCTCGTAAGGCTCAGGTCCGGCTATACGGAAATTGCAATTGATCTCAGACTCCACAAGAAACTGAGGTATGCCATAGAAGTATAGGAAGAAACGACCGCTAAGATACATATCTCCGGTCTTGCAAACCATCTCATAAGCGCTCTTCCGGCTAGGGAAAGAGTATAGCGATCCGGTATCCGTATCGGTCTTATTAAGATAATCCTCCCCGGTATCGTAATTAACGAAATAACGGGGATACCCGATGTTCCGATAATCATAATAAGGGAATGGTATCATGTCCCCCTGACCGAACTGAGTCAAATAAAACATAGGCATCTTCCTCTTAAGCGAGAATCTTGATATAAATACATCACCTCCAAAAACAGGTTTACGCTTATCCTTATCCATCAACCCGCAACCACCTAACGATACCCACCTGATATCCTCTATCTGCCCGTATTGAGCCGGAGAATATTTCTTTATCCTCATATAGGGGCAGGATACGAAAGATTCACGTGTCATAAAATGAGGCGTCATACCAGCCACCTCATCGTTACGAATATTACACTCATCCTGAATACGGCTGGTATCGTAACTTGAAACCAACTCCGGATATTCAAGCATATACTTATCCATACCAAATGACATGAACAATGAATGCTCACGATCGAGGTTGTTTATGATAATAGGCTTACCGCCTACGGTCTCCCCTTGCGAAGAGATATCTGTTACCGGATATAACCCGCTCTTGATATATTTAGCCGTTGACAATCCACGTAACTCTGACTCCCCTATTTTTTGGTAAAATAAATTATAATGAGCGACAGAAGTATAGTAATAAGCATAGTTCCGTCTAGGTCCCCTATCTATCAATGCCGTTAACCACTGATACCTATACTTGCCTATATCCACCACGGACTGGGCTGTGGCCTTGGCGATACCTGTAGCCAGACGGATAGCCGTCAGCGCTATGCCGACAGGGTTGGCTAAAAAGAACACACCTCCACCGACATATTGCTGTGAAGCCGACTGATATGTATACTCAGCTATAGCGGATATTAAATTAGCCATAGCCTCCACCGTAGCCAATGATGTTGCCATACTGTAAGCCTTACTCCCTAATATCGTCCATTTAGGGTGATCCTCCACCTCCCTGAATATACCTGAGGATTTACCTAATTGATAACCATCAACAAGGCACTCGGTGGGAGCGTCAGGCTTGTTAAAGGCAATATCAGGACTTAAGAATGAATACCAGATATTACCCTTCCTGTTAAACGGATGCGTTATAAATTTCTCACGATTAATATCCTTATAGATATACATATCATCAGACAAATCGTTGTAAGGGTAATTAGGATAAAGGTTAGCCGATCCGTCGGGATCATCGTACTTAAACATATCATAAGCCAGACCGGTTCCGATAACGCTCTTATCCAACGTCCTATCGCCCCTATACAACTCATATCCTATTATAGAATCCCTTCTAGCCTTATCTATAAGACCGTTCTCTACCGCTATATCCAAAAACTCATTAACGATATCGTCATCAAGCATCACCCCCATAGGATAAATATAGGAGTCAACTCCATATTGACCGGTCAGCTGAGACGGATTACCCATGAAAGGAGCGACAGAGTTATCCGGAAACTTGTAATGACGTATAGGTCTCTGACAAAACGTGGTTGACGTATTGGGGTACTCAGCGTTATCCCCATTACCGGTGAAATAAGACTTACCCCCAACGGATTTAGGAGACCCATAGTATTTCGTCAAAGAATCTATTATATCCTTCCTCTTTGATCCTCCCGATGATATCCCGATCTTACTTGAATCATACAACTCAAAATTAGCCGGATACTTATTGGCAGACTCCCAATATCCGAAATCACCATACTGATATGGTCTGGGAGCGCAGTCAGCGGGTTTATCTCCGCATGAGACACATTTCGCCTCATAGGTAACAAATCTCCTTAATTTCAATTCTTTCGTGAAGAAGAACACGTATTTCACCTCCAGTGGCCGAATGCCAAAACAGAACGGGGCGGGGAAGATGGCGGTGCCGACCGTATAGAATCCGGCAAGCTCCTTCATGTCCTGCCTCATGGCGAAACCGGTGAAGAACACGCATACCGCAGGCTCGATGCAAACATATATCTTATGGAAAGTAGTCTTGTCATCATTCCAGAACAAGTACTTTGGCATCATAAATATCTTATGATCCACGTAATTCACTATAACACCTTTCTTGGCATCATTAGCCAAAGGATTAGGAGCCACGGTACCTTTCTTGTCCGAGAAAAACGTTATACGAACCTTATTGTATGATGATGAGTCGCCGATCGGATAATTATAGTTACCCATCATCTCTATATACATAATACCGTTATCAGGATCGGATAAACCACTTATGTATTTCTCATAATCCAACTCCACCCATCTGGCGTATGAGGATACATGTGGATAGAACTTGAAATAAGTCAAGTTACTTCTACCGAACCAATTGGTCTTGGCGTCAATATCATTCTGCACAGACACACGACCTTCCCAGTCAGTAGTTATACCGGTATTAAACTTAGAATTATCACCATCGCCAAAAAGACACATGGCGTTCTCGATACCAAACTGACTCTCATATTGGGGGAAATAAGCCTCCATCGTATCCATTAACTGATCAAGCATCGTCTCCGTATGCTTCTTTCCTTCCCATCCGGGATATTGATACAAATATGTGCACTTACCCAATGACCTACCCCCTTGGAATGTAGGAAGTTGAACATCGTTAATAGTAGGATTCACGTGAGGATCACCTACCGAACACCCATTAGTACATATACCCTCATCATATAACTGCCGGACATTAGACATATCCTGACACAAGACCAAGGCGGAGGAGTCTATATCAGACGGGAATTTATCCTCATCCTGACCATCCAACCATTCCTGAACCAGATCTATGATATTCTTACCTCCACTGGAGTAATTATCGAAATCACACAATACAGAGAATTTCCTTTGTGACTCGGCGTTACTTTGTATTAAGGTGGTAGGCTCGGTCTCCGTATAATCACTAGCCAGCTTATATGTAAAATCAATCCTAGAATCCACCAAAGAGTTTTTATCCAATATAGTCCTGGTCTCTATCCTCTCGATATCATCACATCCACTAGGGAAATCGGGAGCCTTTATACCGTCTTGATCCTCCGGCAATGATATAGCAGCGCATAACTCGTCAGTAATACCTACATTAGATTCTATGATATCACACAGGTTCTCTATATTATCAGCGATATAATCAATAGCATCATCTACCGTAACATCTTCCCCCATCGTATTGATAACGAATTGGGTCTCTCCTACCGTGGCATATTCCTGCTCTACATATCTGAGTTGCTTAACATCTAGCTGATTCTTGCATTCTCCTCCAAAATCATCAAATCCCCAAGACGGGTCGTTTATGATCTTTGCCGTATTCTTAAACTGCCAAAGATGACGGCGGCTGTTCCCGGCGCACTGCGGGTTGTTCTCCAGCACCGACGCAGCCGACAGGTCGTCAGAGTTACCGTCCTCATCAACGATAACCTCCATCTCCTCCCTTGTGGCCGGACGAGGGATAAGCGGGAATCTAGCCGTCCTGTATCCTGTATTGGTAAAGAACCTTATACCCAACGGATATACCTCGTCACGCATGAAAGAGGCGTATTTAGAGCAAGCCACACCGTCTTTATACAAATTCTCCGTGGCTATAGATGTCTGCCATTTAACGAAATGACCCAAGAAGTTAACGACCGGTTGAAGATTCCATTCATTCTCCACGGTCAATCCGTATTGAAGAAGACGATTTCCGACAGACGTCATGCCTCTGGCTGTCTTATATACCGGTATTTCCTTGGATAACTTCTCCATGGTCGTACGCTCGCTATATTGATCCGTAAGATAATAGATAGTCCTTTCCGTTATCGGATGTATACCTTCTATGAAATACTCAAGAACCGGGCTTTGCTCACCATTAAACCCAACCGTGTTCTGTATAACACCTATCTTATAATGAGATACCTGCTTGTCTATATTGGATACAGTAAGGCGGATACCCATATTGGTTGACTTACCCCATAAACCATCACGGATAACCATATCTTGGCGATCGAATAACATGATTGGGTTGGTCAATGAGCAATATCCGGTCTTCTCTATCCCGAACTCATCGCACAACGCCACGCAGAACTGGTAGGTCCCGGCACGCAAGCTCCCCCCGAACTCCACGACCTCGGGCTCCACGCACGGGACCGTCAGCAACGGGAACACCAGCAGCTTCTCGCAGGCCAGCCTACACCTCTCTATTGGCTTGTCATCCCCACATGTCTTATACCCATGGTAATGATACCAAAAATCACCATCATCATCCGGATTAAGAGCCTTATCGACCATAACATATCGCTGGGGATTATATCCATCGGTCCAGTATATCACCTTCCCGCATTTCTCGTCCTTGATCTCTATATCGAAGATCGGATGATGAATGGAGAAATTAAGACAAGGGTCATCAACCCAGTCCTCTATCAGGATCTCCATCAAATCACATATCTCATCAAAACGACCATCCGACTCCTCAAGCCTCTCGCCAAGGATACGATGGATGTCCTTTCCCGATCCAGCCAATTGATCCTCCACGGTCTTGATATAATCCAATGACCGCATGAACGTGATCTTAGACGTATTATCATCCGGATTGGATAGAAAGAAATAAGTGTTATCACCAGCTATGTCATTCTTATACCCAATAACCTTATAGCCATCAAATCGCTTACATAAAAGGGTACTAGGCTCGTTCTGGATCTTAAGCTGGCTTCCATCGTCACCCTCTATGGTAGCGTTCAAGGCGAAACTATATTCAGACGGGGATAGATCCTGTGGATGCTTATCCCTGTTCATCCCGGAGTCGGGAACCGCTATGTTAGAGTTATTTTGCACGACATTATCTTTTTCGCAAATATAATAAATCCACCAGATAATCACTTATGTGGCGGATTCTAATAAACAGTACGTATTATGCAAAACATTCAAATCGTACAAAAATAAAAAATCCTCCAGACTTTCACAAGTCAGGAGGAGAACTAAATACTTTTAAACGCTCGTGTAAAGTACAAAAACACAACAATTACAAATTTTTACCCATGTAGTTCGATTGCTTATCGGCATCCTCTACAGATATGTAAAAGAAACCGTTAGTCACGTATCTCTCATTGACATCCACAAAATCAGTAGATCCTTTATCCACTCCTTTCTTCGATCCCTCATCACACACAGCTACCAGACTATTAAAGTCATTGGAATAACCTACGACTACACCGTGTATATCCCGATTTCGAGGATCGAATACGTACCTCATCTTACATCTGTCATAAGCTAACTCTAAAGAGCTTTTGCTTAACCTCTCATCTAATCCAGCACCTGCTACCAAGGCCAAAACGCTCTTTGATATGTCACTCATGGTGGTATCCTTGGTCGGAGCCTTAGGCATAGAAACGCCTTCCATGACAAAATCCAACGCCTTATCTACAAGACCATCGAAATCATCATCTCTTATATAATCCTTAAGTACCTCCAGTATATATAACCGGACATGGAGTTCGTTATTTACATCATTCAATGTGACCATAATACTAGTTTTCGGCAAAGCTAGATTATTCCCACGCAATAAAAGATCAAATATGTCATAAGTGAAGGATTAAAAAAAAATAAAAAAACTCTCCTATCCTCACGAACAAGAGAGCCGATGTGTTTATATTATGAAGAAAAATCTATTCACCTATTCTTACAATACAGTCACGAGATTCCTTGTTATAGATCATCGTGCCTACCTTAGAATACAAGGTCTTTATATTTTGCCAATTATCCTCACCATGAGCGGATACGTTAGTGGGAGCGTCACCGGTATAAACCTCCTCGCCTCCGATATTGACAAAATCATATCCACGTTTCTCCATAGAACCGCCCTTATATGCCGTGAACCTGATAGTGACATCACCTTTCTCACGACCACCATACCAGTTACCGTATATACTGCATCTGATCTCAAGAGGTAATTTATCATAATTATCACCATCCAACAACGGTCCCATCTGGATCAAAGCTGCCTCATTACCCGATTCCATGTTATCACCACCATGGATGAGATAATCACCTACCCGTTCCTGCGTGGTCTGGTACTGTTTACTCCAACCAACCAGCTTGCCGTCAACATCCGGGAGGCCGGTGTTATCGAAACCGGTAGCCGTGTCAAAGTCAATGCCGTCCTCGTCAGCCCAGATATACCTAAGCACTAGGTAGTCGAACTCCGGGATAATAACCACCGGGACCGACTCCTGCCTGCACACGAACGTCTTCTCCTCCTTGGTGCCTTCTTTTATAACCTTGTACGTAGCCTGACGTATCTCTCCAGTCTCATTGATATCAGCGGTAACCCTAACCTCAGCAGGACCGGTACCACTTGTCTTATCTAAATGTATCCAATCAGCCATATCATCGTATTTTGTTAAACCAGTTTAATATACTTATCAAAAGCGTTGGGCCACATACGCTCATAAGACAGCATCCTCCTCCTATTATCCTCAGCCAGCTCCCGATAATCATTTAACGTGATCATCGACATCTTAAGCTCTTTCATGGCCCTAGCGAACTTACCCGGCTCCTGCTGGGCGTATAGTTTATAAGCATCACCAGCCCCTTGTATCAAACCGTTAACGGCGGCGTTCTCGAAGATCTTCATCTTGATATACGTCTCGACATAATCCTCAAGATAACCTAACGCCGTTTCAGGTATATACGGGAGACCGTCATCATCCTTGGGTGTAGCACGATATATGATGTAAATAAATCCATCAAACCCAGTATACATAGTATTGCCAGATATAGTTATATCATAATTATCCCAAGCATATTTATCCCGATACTTGTCGGCGGCGCAATCACGCCTCAACCCACGACCTATGGATAACCTTACGGGATGATGATAATGGAAACGAACCTCGTGAGACCCGATATATATCCTCTCCGTGATCGTCTTCTCAAACTCCTCCTTGCAGCACTCGGTGCAGGAGTCCCAACGGAACCCACGCTCGGTGCGCTCGACCCAGCCGATCTCATGTTGGAGGTCAGCCTTAGCCTTGTCGCCGCCCGGAATCTCACAGACAAGAGGCTCACACCTATAGGCATCAAGCATGTCGAAGAAATCGGAAGGTAATACCGCCTGTTTGTTGCTGGTCTTTACAACCGCCTCGGACATGACGGCTACAACACCCCCAAATCTTTTCAAAGCGATCTCAGCCCACCTATAAACAGATGAGGTATCTATAGCCCCGCTATCATCGTATTTATGTAAATCGGCCTTGATCTCGGCCAATAAGCCTTTTATTGTCATATTCAAGTCTTTTGCACAAAGATATGTATTTGAATCCGTGATACAAAAAAAATCCAGTCTACCCTCACGGGCTAACTGGATCACAAAAAAACTTCTACAGCTTGTAAACCCATTTAACTCCAAATACCTTACTCTCCGACTCAACCTCCCGATACAAGAACTTATATCTCCTACCTGATTCCATAGCCAACCTACATTCCTTATTCAAGGCCGGAGAGATATATAGATGAAAATACTTGTTCCGAGGCATAAAATCAATACACGTATGGACATAAGAATATCCACCCGTCCCACGCCTATTAATAGTACCGGTAAGTTTATTCAGATATATCTTGCGGTTAGGATTAATCTTATGACATAGATAACCGATGTTGTTTATATAAACCCCTCCCTCATCCTCCAGATACCTATCACGTATGACTTTCCAGATCAACGACTGGCACTCAAGGATATCATTCTTATCCACGATCGTATGCTTCCTCCTCTTACCGTTCTTAGACATTATTGACCTATAGAACCGGAGAAAATACTGATTTAATATCTTAAACGATTTTATATCCATACCGCAAATATAATCAATCAATCCTAATACAAGAAATAATATACATGATTAGGTATATAATTACCTATGAAACAAGAGTAATCACCATACCATCCGGATCTGGATCATTCAGTGGTTCTACTACGACCAATTACGGGATATCATCTGGGGCTTACGCTTATTATGAGGATGGTCAAGGAAGTGGATCTTGTTGACAATAAAAAAAGGAGAGGTTAGTTGTCCTCTCCTTTTTATTGTATATACATTATGATTATTTAACCAACAAAACCACCATACTTTAGAAGGTGGATGAATTGGTTTGATTAATTTTGAATCAAAATTACAAATAAAAAAATGATTTCCTACAAATACAACATCTATCATTCCAAGAAAACGAAGTATCTTGATAAAATGCTTCGTGAATGTTGTTTTGTATGGAATCACGCTTTAGCTCTACAGCGTAGGTATTACAAATTGTTTGGTAAATATATCTCAATTGGTAAAATGAAGAAGCATTTTGCTAAAAGAATTAAAAGAAATCTTCTTCATTCTCAAACAACACAAGAAATACTTGAACGTCTTGATGAATCTTACAACCGTTTCTTTAAAAGAAAATCAAAGAGACCACCTAAGTTTAAAAGATCAAATTGTTTCAACTCTTTTGTTTTTAAACAAGGAGGATTTACTCTAAATGGTAATATTCTCACAATCAACAAAGGAAAGAAACGTTTTAAGTTTTCATACAGTAGAGCATATGAAGGTAATGTTAAACAAATAAGAATAGTCAGAGAAACCTGCTATCGTTTTAGTTTGATTATAGTTACAGATTACAATCCTGCAAACTCTTACAGAAAGACATATGATGGTGCATCTGTAGGATTGGATTTTGGTCTGAAAACTTATCTAACTAAAAGTGATGGGAGCAAAATCGATTCTCCTTTATTCTTCAAACAATATCAAAATAAGATTAGAAAACTAAACAAACGGCTTTCTAACGCAAAGAAAGGATCTAACAATATAAGAAGGAGACTGTTTGAACTCCAACAAACGTATCGTAAAATAAACGATCTTCGATCGGATTTTCAATGGAAATTAGCTCATGAATTGTGCAAGCGATATGATTATATTTTCATTGAAGATCTAAACATTGAAGCCATGAAACGTTTGTGGGGAAAGAAAGTTTCTGATCTTAGTCATTCTTCTTTTATTAACAAACTTATGTATATCGCTTCAAAGTATGGAGTGATAGTACATAAGATTGACAAATGGTATCCTTCCTCAAAGACTTGTGAATGCGGGTTTGTTAATAAAAACTTGTCGTTGAGAGATCGCACATGGTGTTGTCCAAAATGCGAGTCTATCAACGACCGTGATGTTCTTGCGGCCCGTAATATACTTCGGAAGGGCATTTCCGAATTGGAGAGCAAGAGTAATTCCAGCGATAGTAATATCGGGGTTTCTTGCGTTTGTATCCAAGAATCCCATTTGCTTTAGTGATGGGAGTATGTCAAATAAACCTAAGATCTCTTTTCTTAGTATGATTAAGTATCCTACTAATATGTCTGGTGCTTAATCCAGTCCTTTCCCTTATTTTATCATAGATATAGTTCTTGGATACGTAAGCCGACATATCTCCCAGATCTTTTATAATCTTGTCATACATATCGTGCACCTCATTATATCTTATAATAGAGCTGTCTCTCATCCCTCTTTCGCCTATACCGTCAACTATGGCGTCATTGAAACCAAAGAAATTGATTATTGATCTTATTAGATTCATGTTATTGAATTTTTTGTGTTTTCTTATTAATATCCATATCCGGGTTCTCATCCGTAGGGATCTGCAATTTGGTTACAGTTTCCCTTAATGTTTCGGAAACCACATATTCAAGAAGCTTGTCTGGGCATATGAAATCATAATCCCATTGAGATGTACATGGCTTATCTTTTTCAGCTCCACATCCCCCTAGCTCTAACGCCGCTTTTCTGTCGAGAGTTATAAGATCAACATTTATAGCCTCTATGTTAATATCTGGTATATAGATATATCCATCATTGACATAATAATAGTATTGATCTATATTCCCGTATTTACGTTCCTTGTTGTTAGCGTATTTTCTTAACGATATGGAGGTAAATATAATATCATCCATGATGTTTGATACTTTGATGATAGCCGGACCTATACGGGTATATATCATATCGGGCAATCTTTTCTTGGATCTCATAAGTATCCTGCATAACTTAAACTCATCAAAGCAACAATCTACCTTACGAACCCTCTCCATTTCCATGCAATTGATATGAGTATACAGCGATTCCTCGCCGAACAAGGTTCCATCAGCATACTTCTGGGCTATATAAGACCTTGCTTTTTGCCTGCCTATGGACAATATCCATCTTCTACTGACATGAGCGTCCTTATTGATGGAGTTCATGTCATTCATGATCCTAGATACAAATTCTGAATTTTTCATATGCTAAATACTGAGGAGGGGATATACCCCTCCTGTTATTACTTTTTCTTCTTAACCTTACCTCCGCATTTCATTTGAGGTTTCTTTTTCTCGGAGACTTTGCCTCCTTCTGCCATCTTCTTTTTCTTAGCACATGCCATAATCTTACTTTTTTTAATGTTAGTGATACAATATTAGTCATTTCTATCGAAAATAGAATAAACAAGGTTGATGAAACTACCAACTTACCGCCGCGGCACAGGCTGACGCACAGAGACTAGCGCAGGAAAAAGCCAAT